TGCCTCACTTTCATAAGCCCACACCGCACCTAGATCCTCCATTTCTAATGGTGTAGCTTCGTCTAGACACCCTAGAAGCACAGGAAGAAAGACCTTAGACACCGTATCTGCCCATTCACTGCTCCCAACACCGTCTATGTGAAGTGATGTAAATATCTGACCGTTTACAAAGTCTTGAACAAACTCTTTGAGTTGTTCTTTTTCCATTCGTTTAATTTCCATGACTACACTGACCCGTTGGTTGGCAAAATATCAGGTTTGTTGCGGGGCTGAGTTTAGTTCGGATCGTCATGATAGGTTGGGTAACGAAGTACCGGGAGCGGGACTTGAACCCGCACGTCCGTATGGACAAGGGATTTTAAGTCCCTTGTGTCTACCAATTCCACCATCCCGGCCAATAGGTCTAAACAGACCCAATACCCAACTTCTTTAGTGCTCTCATTACACGCAATACTTTTTTAGCGTAACGACGACTTTTTTCGTAACAGCGATTCCCTGAATTATAGTGACAGATCCAATCCTTCCCAAATCGCTTCTCCCAGTACTTCATAATTTTAATAGAGTATCTAATGTTGGGACGAAGAAGGCGTAACTGCTTCTTGCCAATTTTAGAGAACTTCAGGTTAATCTGCATAATCCCATAATCATTCGTTCTGCTTTTAATGTTAGGATTCCACCTAGTTTCAACCCAACCAATGGCCGCGACTAGATAAGGATCTACCCCAGCCGCCTCGGCCTCAGACCAAATAATAGGAGCGGCATCTAATACCCGAGATAGTCTCTCGCCACCGCTAAACATCGTCATCGCAATCATTAACCCAATCATGCTCTACGCACCTCCAATTAAAGGGGATCAGTGAGGGTCACTCGACGCATCCATCGTTCAATACAAACAGGGGGCAGCAATCAATGACTCACATCACTGACATACTTACTCCGCCTGTACCTAGCTTCCACTGACTTCGCTACCGCTCTGCTAGTCTTTGATCAATGTGGCGTAGCCCCACAAAAAGACGTTTGCGCCCTTACCCCTTGGTAAGTTTTGCAATACTGTTGTACCACGCAGGTAATACTAAAGTCAAGGGTTGTTTTTCACCGCATGTCGTTTTTTAACGAGACCGCTGAAGGTAGAGCACGACCCCCGCCCGCAGCGACCCCAAAGAACAATAGTAAAAAATTACTAGTAATTTTACTAACACGATAAATAGTACCTGTCAAGAGAGGACTTCGTAGACGTTATCCAGGACCAATTCAAAGATGGCCTCGTTTCCTTCACTCCGCACCCACCGATACCCTTCGTTGAGGGCACTCTCCAACGCTTTACTAAACGAATCACTGGACACATAACTATCGGGAGGCGTCTCAGCGTCAAAATACTGCTGAACACGCACTCGATCAAAAGCCAGATATTTATAAGTTTTCATCGCCGCTCCTCAACTTCTAGCCTCCATTTTAGATTCTAGAATGGCTGCCCTTAGCCCGCGCTCCCAATCTTGTTGGCATACGAAGATTGCCTCAATCTCATCTACGGTCCACGGTACGTTTTCCATCCCCATGACAGACCAGTAATTTGGTAAATCAAAGGGAGCTTTATCTTCGCTAACAACGCCTTGATCTAAGGTATCTATAAATCCGCCAGAATCACTGCTTACTACAGCGTGATAAGCGACGTGAGTCACTCCCTGTGGATCGGTGTAGCACTTGTAATCAAAGCAAGCCATCCAATCCCCTCGGTGAGGTGGGTGGAAGCACACCTTGCAAATAGGAGTCACTCCCTCACAAACATCAGGCTTCGCACACTCACACCGTGGGTCTTCAGTCCACTCGTCGTTAAAGCCCACCATGAATATAAGCTTTCCGTAAGCATCCAAGGATTTAATCAATTCTTCTTTTAGTTGGTAACCAACATACCCATCAAACTCTTGATCTATAATGTTCACTTGTTTCCCTCCATCACTCTCTTGACTTTCCAACGTTTCGTAGTTTCACCGGACTCACCCATCTCAACGACTTCTTCTCTGGGTTGGAACACACAGACCTTAGTGCGAGATAACGGACCCTCTCCATTAAGCATTCCAATAATGAGTTTCAACGAGGGTTTCTCAATCTCTAGCACTTCAACAAAAACGCTCTTGCCAGTTTCTTGGGCAATTAGTTTTGCTTCTTTCTCAACTTTAGTTTGAGAAGCACCACTGTGTCTGGAAGTCTTCTCGTTGTTTTTATAACGAGCCTGATAAATTTTAGGCATTCTCTACTCCTATACCGAATATTCTATACTTAGGGATACTACCACAGTATTACAAGAGAGTCAATAGATCATTCTCTCCCTCCACTCACGCGCAACACGTTTTAGTTCTGGGATAGTGGCGTGGATTACAAATTCTAAGTAATCATCACAAAGGGTACCCTTCTCACAGTGCTCAGTTTTAAGCAGACGCTGCAGTTCTTTTCGCGCTAATCGTTTAGCCGCTTTAAACTTATACTTTTTAATTACTTTATGTATCTGCTGCAAAGCCTGAGAACGCTTATCAAGCCCTTCCCGGTAAGAGTAATAAACTTCCTTCTCCAATAACCAACCGCACCAGAAACGATAACACCAGCGATTAGCACTGCGAAGCGTATCAAAAGAATCTATAGCCCTACCCGACAAAGCGCAGTCGTCCCCTGGAACACAAAACCTGTCTTCTGCGAAGTGCCACGTGCAACACGCCCCTTCAACAGACATAGAGCACCCTGTAGGATTGCCGCGAGGAATATTTTCCGCTGGCTCACAAGGGACAAAAAACATAGACGCAAACAGAAATAATAAAGTACCCACTAAACACCTACCTTGCTATAACTATCACCACGGTACCACCAAAGGAATACTGCGTCAAGGTGCTTTTTTAACAGGCACCCACTCACAAGAGGGACACCCCTTTAACGGGATTCCTCTTCTAAGTTTAGTTCTAAATTTTGTACGGCATTCAGGGCAAGTGATCTCAATAATAAGCTTAGGCATCTTAAAATTCTGTAGGTGGTGGTGCGGGCCACTCTGGTGGAAGTGGGCACGGATTATTTAACAAAGGTCTCATCTATTATTCCAACTTTCATATAAATCACACGCTCAAGCACAGAGTTAAGCGCAGAAGATAATTTTTTGACTTCCTTCATTTTGACAGTCTTTCTAGTACTTAAAAAATCAGATATGTACTTTAGTTCATCAAAACCACGCTGGTCAATAATATAGGTGGTCAATTCCTCACTCATTAGGGATAAACACCTTTAAGCTCAATATTTTCGTGTTTAACAAAGTCAACTGTTGATCAAGATTAACTAACTCTTTCTGGAGGTATTCTTTTCGATCCTGTAAGGAGGTTTCTTCAAGCTCTAACTCTTTAACAGCTAATAACTTCGCTACTCTAGTCATTACTGCATCCCAATGTAGCCCTCTATGCTTAATAAGGGCTGTTTTAACATTTGACGAACTAATCGTTTTACCGAAATAGGTAAAGAGTAAGGGTCGGTGAAGGCGATGGAATTCGTATTTCTAGGAAACCACCAACGTTGAGTGGTGGTGGAGTTCTTGTCATAGACATAACCCTCAAATTTCTCCGCTGTTACCATATCCAGGACGACTTCCCACTGACCAGTACGCCATTTAAAGCTATTTATTCTTACCACTTTGCAATCTCCTTGTAACAAGGTTATCCCCACATATCTCACATTGTTTATTCATCACTACCCAGATCTCTTGTAAATAAATCTCGGAGCAATCTTCATAAGTTGTCTCTCGTTGAAAAACCCAACCACAAGAATCGGACTTTACACCAACAGAACCGTTCTGCAAACACTGAGAACACCCTAAATCAAGCGTATGGACTAATTTACCGTGAGTTTTTAAAAAGGACTTTAACAACGCCTCTTTACTTTTAAACTTTGTCTCATAGATGCCCGTCTCTCCAACACCTATATCTTTAGTTACATCAATAAACGTTTCATGTATTTTTATATTTTTCATAATTTTTGTTTAACAATAAATTAAAAAGAGCTAACTCCTCTTCAATAGAGTCCAACAGTACATTGGAAATTCCCAATGTACTAAGCTCAGATCGAGAATGATCTAAAAGCTGTCCTATGGTGCTGATTCCGCTGTTCGCCAAAGCGCAGGACGCCCTCATGCTGAACTCTAGATAATCAACACCCTTATTCTTTAGATGGCGTCTTAAAGTAACCACTTACAGACGACTCAACGCTAACTCGCGTAAACGCACCTCAGTATTAAGTAGTTCCCCGCAAACTGCCAACACGACTCCATCATCAGGATCTTGTTGGCCAAAGGCTGAGCGCACAATGAAATGGGCTGTCGCCAACCTGTCATGGACTTGGATTATGGCATCTTTAGTGTAGGTATCTACATTCTCATGCAGTTCCAAAACTTCACTAAAACTGTCACAGTTTAAATACGGTCTCCCGGCTTTCAAATTACACCTCTCTCAAAATAATTTAACTAAACTAAATAAAAATGAAGCCACTGAAATAACAATGGCTATATACGAAATTACCTTACTTCGTTTCGCTACTACATACGCTTCTCTTAGCTGATCTCTTTGCACTTTATACTCAAAATGTTCTAAGGGTGAAACTTCAGGAATCTTTTCAAAAAAGTCAGGGCACTCCCTCAACTCATACACCTCATGCTCTGGTAGACGTAATTGATACCACACGCACACGCCCGCATATTTTTTCTCTCTAAAGTCGGAAGGGTACTGGTTCCAGAGCCCACATCGGCCACACCGTGCCACCCCCCCGATCTAACATAATCACCCATGCTGAACTAACTTTTTAGCGACAGCACATTCATGGCAGTGGCAGCAATCGCGTGGAGTGTGTGCATCGTGCCAGTAGTCACGCGGCATGCCTGAGCACCTCTCCGGCTCAAATGGTCCGTAGTTGTGCTCAAGTGTTTTCAAAACCTTAAGCATCGTCTTATAGGCAATCGCTGGTTGGCTGTGCCTGTTTGAGACCATACGACCAAGCTTCCACTTTTTAGAAGGTGCCCTCCTAAACTCGCCTTTTGAAACTTTTTTGATAGCAGACTTAACCGATGCCATGTGTTCGCTATATGTTAGCGTCTCCCAATCGTGCTTACAGTTAGGTGTGCATTTGGCCACGACGACCTTTTCTTCATTATTCATACCCCCACAGTAGCACTAAAGGAATACTGAGTCAAGGAAGTAATTATTAAGCGTTGATGTAGGCGTCAAAGAAGGGGGTCATTTGGATTAAATCCCAGTGTTGGGCTTCAGCGTAGGCAACAGCTTTATCTTCTTCGTCGAAAAACTCACTGATCACAACCCAGCCGGGGAAACCTTGTTTTTTATAGTAATCAAAGATTTCCTTTGTGCCATTGACGAGCCGTAAGGCGCTAACGTCCGGTAAGCCAGGGTAGTGTCGATAAGATATCCAGAAGAAAATCAAACTTTAAAGCTCCGGTCCATTACAGCGTCCAGGGCTGAGAATACCGCAAGCACTAATGAGTTTGAAATCTTTTCCACTGTATCTACACTTCCGTCAGGTTTAAGACGGCTCAACAACACCTGAACCTCGTTATTCTTGAACTGATTAACAAGCATTGTCCAACCAAAGGAATTAATAAATTTTAAAGCGTTATCAATAGATTGATTGGGTTCTAATTTAATCTTGTGATTCTTATAAATGGTATGGGTAAGGGTGTGTACCGTCCCATTTACATACACTGGCTCAGGAGCATCGAACAAAGGAGCCACCACAACTTTTTCCTTTTTTCTGCGTAACCGTACCGTTGATTTTTCTTTCTTCAGAGGCTCGTCTTTCTTGTACCGAGCACCATAATTTTTAGCTAATCTCATTTTTTTTAAATCCTCAATAATTACTTATAAATAACTCATCGTGTGCCCCTCGTTTCGCCCCGGCAGACACGGATGTTATTGTGGAAATCTTTTGCACCTTGAAGTCTTTAAAAAGGGTGCGTATCGGGGCGCAGTCTGAATTACTCACAACAAACAAAACCCCTTTGGAATCTAAACTGGTACATATGTCTCTCAAACGCTCGTGATCCTGATATGAAAATTGACTCTTGTTGTATCCTACGTAGGACGCGCCATCGATTTTGTAATAGGGAGGATCAAAATAAACAAAATCCCCTTTAGAGCACTGCGAAATCGCAGTCGAATAATCTGAATGGCTTACTACGGCTGTACTTAATAGCTCGCTGCATGTTCGTAGTATATCGTAATCCTGGTGCGGTTGTCCATTCCGCTTACCAAAAGGGCCGTTAAAACGACCCTGACTATTCACTCTGTACAACCCGTTAAAGCCACACTTATTTAAGTAAATAAATTTAGCAGCCTCTGCGGGAGTAAAACTTTCCCGATTATTAAAAACATCTCGAACTATATAATAATCAGTCTCTGAATTATTTAACTTCTGCAACTCCTCACAAACATCATCGCAAGATTGTTGAACAGACAGAATTGTATCAACTAAAGGTTTTTCTAGATCGGACAAAAATGCAGGAGAGTGCTGCTCGTTTAGATGAACAACGCAACTTCCTATGAAAGGCTCATAGTAGTTAGCATAGGAATCAGGAAAAAGAGGAAGTATCTTTTGGATACTTTTATTTTTCCCACCAACCCACTTCAAAAATGATCTCTGTACGCTTTTACTCAGACTCTTCTTTTTCATGATCTATATCTACTGAGGTAGAAAACTCAGCAAAGTCCTCTAAATCTATATCTTTTATACTTGGAATTTTTACTTCTTTAACTTCCGGTAACGCGATGAAGTCCTCTAGTGAGGCTTCCACCACTGCTTCCGAAATCCGTAACTTCTGCTCGTCTGTCCAATTTTCAATAACTTGAGTCGTAACTTGGACTTCAACCTTCTCTGCTTCTTTATGTAAAAGGCCACTGTTCTGCAATAGTTTAATTTGCTCTTTACGAGTATTTCTTACCGCATCAAGAAACTTCACACGACGGGAGTCCCCTTCGGGAAGGATGGCTACCTGAGACCACGCATCTCTTTCAATCGCGTCATATACGCTAAGAGTGTCACCTACAAAATCTTTCTGGTTAAATCTCTCTACATGTTTAGCGTTAGAGTTTCTAACCGCATCGATGTCTTTAGCAATAGTATCTGTAGATACCTTTAATCGCTCGGCTACCTCACTCACCGTCATGCCTTGGAGACGCAACTGGATCACATTAAGACGCCTGCGTTCAATCAAATCTTCGCTACGAAGCATTAAAGCTTCTTTTTGCTTCACTCTATCATCGTCTTTGGATGTAACGGGTGTCCTAGCCATACTGCCTCCTAGATAAACTCAAAGTTAAACGCACGCTTACGACGTTCTAAAGCCACGCATAGGTAATTCCACGAGTGAAGTAGGTGAGGGTCTAATCCTAAATAGGTCCACCTATAACGATAGTTAGTAGGATCATTCTTGTTCTGCACCAACTCCCTACAAATGGACCGCAGGTGTAGGAATAATTGGTCTCGGCACACAAACTCTGGATCGTAAGCACCCGTTTTAGGATTTCTAATCTCCTGCATTAACCCTTTTGGATTGGGGCACTCCACGCGACGGTTAACCCACTGACGCAGTGCGTAATCTATACTCTTGTAACGGTCTAAAAACACCACCCACTTAAACTTCAAGTCTTCACTGTTCTTCCTGCCCGCACTAGCAGCCGCTCTGGTGTTCATATCGGACCACTTAACCATATCCTGACTCGAACGGTAGTAAGCGAGGAAAACTCGCCCTGGGAACGCTCTGGCGAAGTCCTTAGCTTCATTCGCGTTGGGTAAAGCATCCAACACGCACAGATCTACATCATACTCCGTCATTAAAGCGTATAAACGCTTAAACGGAGTGACAATTTCCCCCTCAACTTTATATTTTGAACTCTTATTATCTACCACCTCTACATGAATGAGGCGCTTCTTATTGTTAATGTTCTTAGCGATAACAACATGTAGGTCTCCTGATCTCTGGTCCACCCCCATACAGGTATTAGTCATATCGGAACCCCAACTAATATCCGTATTTACACACGCCTCTAACTCACTCTCAGTGGCTCCAATATTAGACTCATCCACATAAGGTCTGCCCAGCGTAGCGTTATAAAACTCTTTAGGGTTATCCGTAGTTATATAACGCTCCCAGATCTGCTTAGCATTTCGAGTAGCAGACAACATCTGGTGAATATGAAAACTGGCATGATCAGAAGTAGGGTTATGTTCTATATAACGACCCTCTTGAGCAACAAGATCTTCTTTCTTACACGTCGGACACAGATAGAAATACTCCGGTTTACCAGACTTTAAATTAGTCCGTTGACCAACGCACTCGGGGAAAATGTCTGAGAGAATAACCCCATCACTGCAATTACATGTCGTGTGCCACGTGTTCTGCGTACCAAACATAAACGCCTTATCGATAGCGTCATTGGGGTAACCTGCAGTACTTATCTTATAAAGCTCCGGGTGCGGAGAACCACTTAACCGCTCTTCTAGCTGGTTAATAGTGGGAGGGGCCATGAGTCGAACCTCATCCATACACAAGATATCCATCGGCGTAGAATCCATCGTGGCTACACCACCCGTGTAAGATAAGTAAAGAGAACTACTGCCAAACTGCACCAGATCAATGCTAGGGGTACTGGAGATATTTTCCTTAAACTCAGGAATTTCATAAATCAAAGGTCGAAGTCTATCTTTTGAAAACTTAGCCACTGAATCAAAAACGGGAAAATAAAACCCTCCCTTCATAGGAAGTTTAGATCTAACGTGTTCAGCGTAGCGCAAGCGGTGAAGTACTTTTAAAATCATCCAGATGGTAAGCCCCACCTGAGTACACTTCCTCACCGAAATACGTGGGTTATTGCAAAGATAAATACTTTTAAGAAAAGCTCGGTTATGGAAAGTGAACGGGCGGTGATCGACTTTAAACTTATTTATCGCACACCACGCCCCTAAGTTCTCCATACGGAGTGCGTCTATTTGGGGTTGTGTTAGCCCCGAACTGCCTAGCGAGCCTGTACTCACTACGCACCAGCAAAATCATCATCAAGGTCTACATGCGAAGGATGCTTAGGGCGGTTGCTTCCTCGCGGAGAATAAACAACGTCATCCTCTAAGTAGTAAACTTTGCTGGCGGCATTGGCTAAGCCCTTGTTCAGTGATTTCTCAAAAGAAGCCACTATGACCTCTTTGCCTTGATCTATAATAGGGTCAGCCATGTACACAAAATCCCCATCTCCACTAATAAGAATAAGTGTGTCGTACTGATCTAGATTCAAAAAAGCATCGGCAGTAATCCCTACATCCCAATTGGTGTTAGTGGCACTTTTCTTTTCTGGATCGTAATAAAGATTTCGCTTCTTTACTCTAAACCCAAGATTTCTCAGTGTATTAAGGAAGTTAGTTTGATCGTGATTAGGCGAAGCAATTAAATAAGCCACGCATGTAATCACAGGATCTACGCCGTCCGTAATGTCGTAGATGTACTCCTGAAGCTGCCTATAATCTACCCGGTAACCAGACCCAAATGAATTACGGCACGAGTACCAAAGGTTTTGAATATCTACTGCTACATAATATCGATTCTGTCGATTCTGCATAAAAACGCCTACTTATCTAAACCGTTATCGTCACAAGTGCATCGGAGGAGTATTTTACCACACCCCGAACACCGCTCTACTTCTATTGATTCATTACGTCTAAAAAACTTTTTGATGCTGTTAAACATTTTTCTTTTCCTAAACTAAGAAACCTATCCAAAGTAACCACAACTACATCACCTACGAATAAAGTAGCGGAGTACTCCAATCCTTCCGGCTGAGCACCCTCCGAATGGTTAAGGGAGAGCCAGAAGGAAGCCTTCATTAGGCAAAAAATTGGAAAATAATTCTTGGTAAATATTAAAAGGGGAAGCTTATCCGCAGGACACTCGGTCATCGTTTGATCCCACCACTTCCACACAGGGCACTTTTCTGACGTGAAGATTGTGAAGAACTTGCCCAAGGCTTCTTGGTTTTTACACTCTACGTGAAACGGCCACGTCTCATCGGGAGTACTTAGGTCACCCGCTAAATTATAATCGTGCTTAAGCGCAGACCCTCCAGACATTGGAGTTCTAAAAAATCGTGCGTCCCAAAACTCTTCCAGGGACTTGCCTATCTTCCGCTCAAAGGAACTGCCTTTGTTTCTCGCCTTTCTGCCAGATCGAGACCGGGAATTAACCACGCCAATATCATCAGGAACACTAGGTATAAAATCAGCCACTCTATTTACCACACTTTTTCTAAACTCATTTATACGCTCATTTCCACAAGCTTCACCTTACAGGATAACGGTAAAACACCTCTCTGTGTCAAGGTTTTGCTTATTCCACTACCCGTGGAACAGCCCTGAATAGTAAGAAACCAAATAAATCACAGCAACAACAGCCAAGTCTAAATTCGAGTCAAACTTAATTTGAATCGAAGAAGGGCTTTGTGAAACGCCAACCTCTTCCTTATATTTTCTAATTTCTGCCTTATATTTTCTAACACTTCCTACGGCATCTACCACCGACAAGAGTAAGTAGTAGATACACACAAACGAAATAAAGGTATAAACCCCAGTAACCATAACCACCTCTAGGCAACTAAACTTAGTCCTGCCTCTCTCTTTACTAAAATTTCATCAGAGAAATAGCTTTTTAATTCGTCTCGGTGAGTAATAACAAACACCGACGACTTACGACGGGCTAGATCTTCAAGAACTTTAATAACGTAATACAACCCTTCTGCGTCAACACCTTCAAAAACCTCATCCAATAATAAGATATTGAATCGTTTACCGCTTCGGGAAGCTAAAAAATCGTTAAACGCTAAAGCCACTGCTAAATCAATCCGCCTCTTTTCCCCACCACTGTTTCCTTCGTAGGACTCAGACGCGTGACGATTGGTTACTTCAAGATTAAAGTTCTCTCGGTATTCCCCTGAGGCCAAACGTTTTACTGTAGAGAATTTAGCGGTGATGCCCCCGTCCGTGAGGATTGCAAGATAGTGCGCCACGCGCTCATTTAGGAACGGAACTATTTTATCGAGTAAGAAGGATCGTATGCCTTGTCTGGAAAACGCAGTTCTCCAAAAAGATAAGATCTTAAGCTCCTCCTCATACTCAGAAAAAGCTTCTTTAAATCCCTCTTTCTCCGCTTCCAGTCCCTTCGTCGCAGTTTCTAAATTAGCAACAATGCTCTTCCACGGATTATCCTCTGTTTCTATATCTTTAGCCTGTTGAGCTTTATCGTCAGCAGTAGTCTGTGCGTGCTTGACCTCCAACTCCATCCTATCGATATGACGTTGGGTAGTGTGGAAGGTCGCCTGTTGAGACTTACACGCTTTTATAACGTCATTAATGTCTCCGATAATCGCATCGACAGACTCACGTTTCTTCTCGTATTCGCTCACTAAAGTTTCAAGTTCAGTATTTAACGATTTTACACTGCGCTCTCTATCTTCTATTTCAAACTCCAACCCGTCCCTCTCATGATCAAGGTTAGTTTGTACAATCACGCTGGCGCAATACTCACACCTCCCCCCTGCGTCCGATCCGTCGCTAAGGGAGTCCAACTGTTTCTTATGTCGTTGGATGTCTGCGTTGATAGACTGGGTGGTAGATAGAATCTTTGTTTTTCGTTCCCCTATCCCTTCCTTCAGGCTATCTATTTCCTTCATCTGATCAGCAAGAAGCTCTTCACACGCCTCCATGGTCTGATCTAATTCTTCTATAGAGGTGTGGTTACTTTTAATAGCTACTAAATTTTGATCCAGGTCTTCCAAGGTCCTCAGTAACGCGTCTCGCTCGCCCAACACATCAGCTATTCGGCTATTGCGACGATCTTCAAACTGCCCCAAACCCTGAGAGGCGTCTTTCGTCTGCTGTGCCATCTCTACTAATTTAGTCTCAAGAGACTCTAACGCTTGCCTTTTAAGGGCTATGCCCGTCTCTAATTCAGACAACTTCTCTTTTGTCTTATCAAAAGCTTTTCCGAACACTTCCAAAGAAAGCACTTTTTCAAGAGTGGCTTTCTTCTCAGAGTCAGTCATCTCCGAGAATCGTTTGAGGTTTTTCGAATGACCTTGACCAAAAACAATGGAATTAGAAAAGGAAGTTTTATCCATGCCCACGATGTCTTCAATATACGTTTGAGTTTCACGATTATCTTTTCCCCGAGAATCTACATCATTAATATACAGATATAAGTTGTTCTTCTTCTTGGAATGTTTTCGATATCGCTCAACGCGGTAAGAAGTCTCGCCCTCTTCAAACTCCAGTACCACAGAACAATTCTTCCCCACAGTGCGGTTAACCACATCATCGGAAGATTTAAGATTTCTCAAGCTATCCCCAAAAAGCCCCCAGTAAATCCCCTCAATCAATGTAGATTTACCAGACCCATTACTAATCGAAGTCGTGTCGTCAGTATTTTCACCTGCAATACGAACAAGACCTCGATTTTGGAGTGCTATAGTGGCTTTAGATATTATTAAGAAGTTCTCTAAAGTAACTGATAACAGATTCATATATTTATACCTTTGTATTTATAACTAACTAATATAATTAATCTTTATCTAACAGAACAAATAACGGTGTCTCCTTCCCCATATACGCACCGACCACATTAAATTCCATAAACTCTATGGCATCGCCATAAGTCATAGTGTCCCTGATCATAAGTAGCTCCACGCAAGCGTCGTAATCATAAACAGCTAACGAGGTAGCCCCGCAGGTCATACCTATAAAACAATCTTCAAAGCCATCCGCTAATAAAGCATCTGGGTTAACTTCCCCTAGTTGCTCCTTAACTGACATTGGCAACCCAACCAATTTCATCCCACTGCCACCTTTTTTTCTTATCATCTAACCATTTAGCCCACCGACTGTCCTGGAGTCTGAAGCACTCCACCAGCGTCGGGAATTCTGTAAACAAAGCAGGATCAGTAAGTAACAAGATAATAATCTGATCCTCCAAACCAGCAACATCCCACTTCTTTCGAGTGATGTGCATGTGCGTATGTGCTCCGTGATATTTTTTACTGAAGAGATCCTCATACACCTTTCTAATAGGCTCACCCGTTTCGTCTACAGGAAACACCAAAGGCAATCCAGTCCGTTCAGCCAATGCTTTCAATATGCGTAGAAGGGCTACCACTTGACCCTTGTACATCCCAAGCATCGTTTTCTTAGTGTGGTGAAATCTAGGAGTGATAACCGGACGCAAAATGTTCGTCTTTTTTAAATATCGATTCGCGTATTTTGTATAAACAGCATTACTCAAATCAAAACTAGCCACAGAAGCTCTGTTAGCCTTAGTTCCGCCGTGTGCTCCCCGATATAAACCCGGATCCAACCACTCAAACACCTTTACCACTCCAGTTTCTTTATCAGGATTATCAATTCCAAAAGAAGAGGAATAGCCTCGCTTCTTCAGAATGTTAAAAGCTGAAGAAGCACTCAAAGCAGCGTCCCAATGAATCGTGCTGAGAAGGTAAGCGTAGTCCGACGTACCTCCCAACATTTCATCAATAGGCTTAGGCCACTTGTAATAACCCTTCCGAGTTGAGTCTACGAAAGACAGACTCCCTACCTCATCGAAACTTACAATATCTACCCCAGGGACTTGAATTTTCTCCCCTGCAAAAATCATGTAATCGCCCGTCTGGATGGGTTCCGGCTGCGTCTCTTCTTCAACCAGCGACTCTTCGTAGGTCATCATTCTGCCATAGGTAGCAGGTCCTAACCGGCCATCGATATCAGCCACACTTTCCGCATCGAACAAGACAATTTGGATAGATACAACGGCATTTACAAAATCACCATCGTCCTCAGGGTACACCGTCCCTTGGACAACAGCATGATCGACGGCCCAAGAAAGTAGCCACTCTCGATCTCTCCCGACCTTCTTTAAAAAACTATCGCTGTAACTAGCGGCTTTAGGGTAATTAATGATCATAAGTAGCCTCTTGGATTAAATCTTTCCCTAGTTTAAGCAGTTTCTTAATATCAAACCCAGCAGTATCTACGACATCTGATTTAATATAGTCCTCTAAAACGCCCGACGTTCCACTACCCTCACTAAACTCAATACGATCAGTAGGAATATCATCCACTTCCGCAGGGACAATTCTAAACTCAACAGACAACGCACCAGCCTCGGCAAACGTAGTAGACACCATATCTTTTACGTCATCAGAAGGGGAAGACGGTAAAACAACTCGTACAAAAGAATTACCTACATCCAAGAGATCGAAATTCTCTAAATCTTCTACAACTACAAAACTCGGAGCTACAGTAGGAACACGCTCAATAGACCAATCTTCCGTATCCAGAACCACAAAAGACTTCTCGAAACCTACATCATCCCAACGATGCTGCAAGGCCGATCCAATGTAATTGAACTTATCTCCTATCCGTTGGCCAATATGGTAGTGGCCTCCAAAGATAATGTCCCACTTAGCAGGCTTAAGCATGTCCACACTAAGCTCACAAGGGAGAACGTAGTCCGAGGGTCCAATCTTAGCACCGGCTACGCCGTAGTGCATCAGTAAGATGGTTTTAGAAACACCCTTAGGTTTCTTCCTGAGCCCCTTCACGACATGCTCAGCAATCAGTTCCCCATCATCGTAATAGGGAACTCCAAACAACGCCGTATCAGAATTCAATTTTACCCATTTAGGCTCCTGAAAAATAAAACAGGAATCGGAGTGGAATCTCTGAAGCGCGTGAATGGTGCCGGATTTATTTGCCTGATCATGATTACCAGGAATCATGTAAGTAGGAATACTCAACGATTGAGTCGTTACCACTTCGTGAATACGATTATAGGTATCTACATCAATGCTTTTACGACGATCAAATAGATCACCTCCAAACAAAACATAATCAACCCCACGCTTAGCGCCTTCAGAATACACCTGCCGAATGACACCCACAGCGTCTTCTACACGACTATTACGACCGTGCTCATCGACAGTTCCATTTTTGAAAGGGTGAGCATGTAAATCAGAAAATAATGCAATCTTCATACGCAACTAAAGTAGGCTACGCAAAAACCTTTCTCGCATATCCCAACCCAACACTCCCCCACACCGCACTCACGATTTACATAACACGGGGTGGTTTCGTAATCGTAAGACACGGGCTCGGCCTCATAAGGAGACGCAAACAAAACAAGAGCAGCTAATAACCACATTAGGTCCCCGCTTTAGGGAGGTGCCCTGATATGGAAGGGTCAGCAATTAGTTGATACAGTTTCTCGGTAACAATTAATTTTAAACTTTCAAACTCTGCGTCATACGTAGTGTGATTAACTTCTGATTCAATAGAAACATCCATTCTCACGCTTTCAAAATTGCCAAGATTTATAGTTCTTCCTAGCGATATAGTAATATTCTTTATGTTCATTTTTACATTAAACCTTCTCTAATTTTATTTTCTAATTCCTCAAAGATACCTTTGTTTTCTTCTGCTAAAAGATACTCAACAGCTTTTACTTTTCCGTGACCAATCTGTGTTCCGTTGTATGAAAACCACGCGCCTGCTTTATCAATGAGTCCGTAGTCCACTGCAAAATCAAATAAATCACCTGCGGAATCAAGTCCCTGCCCAAATAAGATAGACGCCGTACACTCTCTGAAGGGAGGAGCAAGCTTGTTCTTCACAACCTTAATCTTAACCACGTTGCCGATGACTTCCTCCCCTCTCTTAATAGAGGTCACGCGACGGATAGACGCTCGAATAGAGCAATAAAACTTTAAAGCGTTCCCACCGGGAGTAGTTTCATTACTGCCATACATCACACCTATTTTCTGACGGGTCTGATTCAAGAACATCAAGCAAGTGGAAGTCTTATGGACAATAGCCGTAAGCTTACGCAACGCCTGACTCATCATCCGAGCCTGAAGACCCATATGGTTCTTCTCCATATTGCCATCAATCTCAGCCTTAGGAGTCAACGCCGCAACAGAATCTACGACCACCAAATCCACAAGATTAGCACGAACAATATCCTCAATGATATCTAACGCTTGCTCTCCATAATCAGGTTGTGAAAACAAAAGCTTATCCGTGTCTATACCTACTGCACTCGCGTACTTCAAATCTAAAGCGTGCTCAGCATCAATAAACGCGGCTGTCCCTCCTGCTTTTTGGCACTCCGCAATAGCATGAAGAGTTAGAGTCGTTTTTCCCGCAGATTCTGGACCAAATATTTCCATCACTCTGCCGCGAGGGTAACCACCTACTCCCAGAATGTGATCGATAGCCAGAGATCCTGAAGAAATAACCGGCACGTTTTTACACGAGGGTGCTTCTCCCATGATCATGAGGCTACCGTCCCCATGTTTCTTAGAGACGGTAGCCATCAACGAGGCCAAACTAGTCACCTTCGTTTCAGAAGTGTCTACTTTTTTTGATTTAGCCAATTTATACCACTCCCCTTATTGCCGATTGTTCGCGACAACTTTCTTTAGGTCTTCCAACTTCTTCTTCACGTCATCGCGCTTAGGGTCATCCGAAGAGGTTTCCTCGGTCTCCCCTTCTTCAAACTCATCTTCCCAATCGCCATCGCCGGAAGTCTCTTCAAATTCTTCTTCGGCCACTTTCTTTGTGGGTTTTGGAGAATCATCCTCCGGGAAGAATTCATCAGCAGTATCAGAACCTTCAGTCAATTGAGGCTTACTCGGAGGAGCAGGCAACTTACCTTTCCGGGGATCAAACTCCCCCGCCGCAATCGATTTCTGATCATCATAGGTGAAAAAACGAGGGGGGAATATCTCTTCTAGATCGATAAGATGATCCAACGCTTCCATGTTTTCTAACTTACTGGGGTTTGCTCCGGGGGTTATCTTGTACTTGATGAAAGAACTCGTTCCCTCAGAAACCTTTTCAGCAGACACCTTAAAATTACGACCTGTCGATGGGTTCGTAACATCTCCATACTCCGAGTCTTTAAAGTAGCGCATCAAGTCTTGAAAAATGGCCCAGGTGTACTGCCAAAGCTGTACCTTTGGACTCCCGTCGTCATTCACCGGATCACGGACATCAATAACATTACTCATGACCGATGAAGACGCCTTCATTCGACTGGCCAGAGCTTTCTTTCGGGGGTCTCCTGAGTTGTAATACTCGCTCACAAGGTCACAAAAGTAACAATCACTCCCGTCGTGAGCAGTCGCACATGCAAGGGGTGGTCCCGAACTACCTTGAGGGATCCCCCAGTGCTGTCGGCGCACAGAATAAAATTTAGTGTCGGTCTTGCCACGCAAAATGCGAAGCACCACAGATGTTCCTGGGAGCACTTTAATCCGGTCAGCCTTCTTCTTCCGGCCAAAGCGGCGCTCATCATCAAACATTCCATCAAGATCTAGTTTTACAAATTCGTCGTTACTCATTTTAAGATTCCAAAGTCCTTACTTCGTTAAAAGTTTTTCTGTTATCTGCGCCAGCATTAATCAATGCCTGAAGCTTATGATTCAATGCTTGGCACGTTGCTTTAAAAAGTTGTTTATTTCTTTTCGCTTCAATTAAATTTAGTTTTATTTCTTGGTACTGTGGGTCAGTGATTACAGAGTTCTCAATTTTCTTTTCTGTAATACGCTCACCAGAAGCCTGAAATTCTCCCCTCCTTTGTTGATCCAACACGGCATACAATCGATCTAACTGGTACTCAATGAGGCGTTCCTCAGATTCAGCATCAGCAGATAAAAACCCATAAGAGGCAACCAACTCAGACTGTCTGAGAAACTCACCCTGCAGGTCCGAATGATCAATTTTGACATCTTCAAGGGGATTAAGGTTCCCGTAAAGATCGGTTAAGTCAAATGGTTTATCCAATATTTTTAAAGTACGTTCTTCCATTCTACCACTCCTGTTTTGCTCCCCAAGATTCCTCGCTATAAGACACCTCCGCAATGATCGGAATTCGAAAATTCCAATCTTCAAACGCCTGAATAATTTCCGGCATCAAATCGAGTTCCTCTAGGTGCCAATAGAACACGATCTCATCATGGATATTCATGACCATCTTGGTACGCTTTTCTTTTAGAATTTCATGGCAGCGAACCAGAATAATCTTGAACATATCCGCAGCAGTAGACTGGATTACAAAGTTAACAGCTTGCCTATACCCACGCTCTCTCGCCCAGTCTTCTAGGTCAGCCGTCTTCAATGAATCCAATCGTCTCGTTCTTCCAAAGTAATTCTTTACAAAGCCATGCTTCTTCGCCAGCCGCTTATACTTAGTGATGAACCTAGCCACCCCTGCATAGCGTTCCATGTACGCCTCAATATATTGAGTGGCTGTATTCTGAGGGATTTCTAAGGTCTCAGCCAATTTTGATGGTCCCATCCCATACACAATCCCGAAGTTAATTGGCTTTGCTGTGTTACGTTGCTCCTTCGTAACCTCAGAAATCTCTACATCAAAAACCTCTGCCGCTGTCCTGCTATGGATGTCTTCCTCTGTTTGGTAGGCGTGGAGCAGAATAGGATCCTTGGAGTAGTGAGCCAAAACGCGTAACTCAATTTGAGAAAGGTCGATGGGCACAATCAAATACTCATCACTAGGAGGAGTGAACGCGTCTCGGATACCGGCAGTGCGGGGTATCACTTGGAGACTTGGAGACTTACACGTCAACCGACCTGTTACCGCAACTGCTTGCATATAACTGCAGTGAATAAAGCTGTTCTCGTCACAAAAACCACAGAGAGGATCTGTATACGTATGTTTGAGCTTGTACTGCTCTCGGTACGCCAAGAGCTTTTTAACAAATGGGTAGCGTACAGCGACTCCCTTTAGAGCCTTAGCATTCGTAGCCATGCGACCCGTAGGTGTGTATTGACGCGTATGAATCCCTTTACTTTGTAGAACCTTCCCTAGTTGAGACGGACTATTTAAATCAAACTCTTGACCGGCAAGCTCTACAACCTCATTAAAAAGTGCATTAATATCTTCGCCTAACTTAGCTGATCTATCTAATAGCAACGGTTGATCAACATGAGCGCCGTACTGCTCCATAGCACACAAGGCAGGAAGGAGTTCTAGCTCACGCTTGTAGACCTTCTCAACCCCTTCATCAATCTGGGGTTGGAAATACGCATACAACTTCAACGTGTACAAGGTGTCTCGACAGGCATACTGAACCATCAGATTAATAGGTATATGCTCGAACCCAAATTCTTTAATTTTGATCTTTAAACTGCGAGCCAACTTCTTACGAATCTGACTAATCATAGTTTCATAGTGATGAGCATTTGCATCGACAAACTTCGCTGCCAAATCTTTTAGTTTGTGACTTCCGTTTTCATCCAAAACGTAATGCATGAGCATCGTGTCATGGACCTCTCCTAGTACTTCGATGCCTTCTTTAAAGAGCTTGTGGTAATCAAATTTATAATTGTGAAAAACGTATTTTTTATCTGAACAGGAAAACATCTTATTTAAAATATCTCTGCAATCCACCACCCTCAACTGGGTCTCCTCGCTGAGGTGGCGCATTGGAATGTAATAATTATGTTCGTCGGACCAAGAGAAGGAGACCCCTATAATATGATGGTGCCATCTCAGTCCGGTAGTTTCGGTATCGACAGAAAGGATGGAAGGATCGTCTTTCAAAAATTGATCGTACACCGCCTCTAAATCAACGAGGTTGTCTATCTTGGTAAAGACATACCCGGACTCATCTGACAACTCAGAAAAATCAATTGACTCCAAGACAGACTGAACGATGTCTTCTTTAGAGTCCTGCTTTTTCGAGGGCTGCTTTTTCGCGCTCTCTGAAGTGCTTTTTATCATCGTCTAATGCTCTTTTTCTAAGTGTTTGTGTAAGTTCTGCTGAATTCTGTGCCATAGCGAACGAGGTAGCTGATAGCCTAACTTCGAGGTCACCTTTGCTACACCCGTCACACACGAGAGAATCGCGTTCAGAGTACTGATACCAATACTCTTTAACCGCCTCGCAGTGGGGGCACCAAAAGTTATTACAGATCATTGCCAACCTCCTCTGTCTTCTTAAAGGCGCGAACCAATTTATCTAATTCAGTTAAGTTAGTTATCTTTACGGCCCACATAATAAACTCAGGCATACTCAGTCTTTCATTCTCATACAGATATCGGCACACCATATCACTCTCGCTCAGCACTGTCGCAAGGTCGTCTGAAATATAAACAACCACACTCTTTTGCTGACGAGTGCTTACCTTCGCTAGATAATGCCCATCTTCATTGTAGAAGGTGTGGAGACATTTAGTTGCTTTAGTCGAGTAGCCTAACTCCAAAGCAACCTCTCGCAAAGCACTAACAAAACGATCTCTGGGATAACCTTTATCAACATATTCAAGCTTTGCCGGTTTTCTATAACCACGTTTCTGTACCTTTTTTTCTTTCTTCTCTTCTTCAAAAAATTCTTTTTTTAAGCTCAGTACTTCTCTGGAGTATTTATCTTTGTTTCGTTTTTTAGTTTTTTGACGTTGTTTCTTTAGCGTCCGCAAGCCCTTACTTACCTCGTAAGTATCTTTGCAGTCGTGTCGCAACACGCAATCCATGTGTGGACAGACTGTCTTGTCGTCGCCGTAGAACTCTAGTCCAAAACACTCGGGATTCATTTAGCCCCGACCAAGTTTTTGATTGTAGTACTTGCGAACGATATCTCTAATAAGCTCAGAAGGGTTCATGCCCAACGAGCCGCAATCCTCTTCTAAATGTTTAAAGTCTACCGACGAAACATACACTTGCAACTTCACTTTTTTACTTGCTGCATAATTTTTCTCAACCATCACTGAAATACTATCCTCCATGAATAATTATAGTACGATTACTATACTCATGTAATCACAGAGGACTACCTACTGTCAACCTAAAAATTACCAAGTGAGTTGATCAACTTTGTATAAGCTGTACTTCACACTGTTAGTGGGGACCGCTTGGTTAATCAATAAACTATTATCCGCTGGGGTCCGGTCGCCTGCATCACAACTATCGGGATGCAACACCGTATAACAGGAAGCGCTTACCTTTCTAGCGTATTGATCAACCGCTGGATAAGCGTCTTTATCCCAATAAAAAACAACCTTCTTAAATTTACTAAGTAAGGAAATCTGTGTTTTGGATAATTTCTTTCCAAACGACGCAACAACAGGGGCAATGGAACTGACGTTAATCGCATCAAACACTCCCTCCGTTACAACCACCCAATCTGAATCAACTTTGTCATAATTAAATAAGAAATCCGACTGCTTAGTCCCTTTTGGATTAAGGTATTTTCGTTTATCAAACCCGGATAGATCCCGAGCTACAAAAGTCACAACCTCCCCTCTAAAATAACAGGGAATTACAATTCGTCCAGAAAAGGACCCCTCGTAGCAGTAACGTATATCAAACGACTCTACCTGTGCCCGACTCAAAGAACGACCTTGTAGGTAGGTGTAAGCCTGGTGAAGCTGCTTATCCACGATAGAGATACCTGTGGATTCCAGCACGGGAACAAACTCCATCCCCAGTGTCATAGCTTCAAAGGGGGTCGGGTCCTGTGGAAAAGATTCCTCAGAAAGAACCGCTTCTAAAATATCCTGAACAGGGTTTCCTAAAAGAGTCGCATTCTCATCAGCCCACTTAACAACCTCCCCCTCCGGGATGCGTTCTAAATCAGATATAAATTTAATGGGGTTTCGTGGACTGTAGTTACACCTGTGGCAGTAGGGAAGTCCCTCCGAAATTAAAATATAAAGGTGGTAACTTCGATCATTACAAAAGGGGCACTGAACCCGTACCCGTTCATCGTCTGAAGTATTTAATACCGTATCAAAGCGAGAACGGACGTACTCATTAAAATCAAAGCCGTCTAAAAATTCCTCTCGTCTCATTACAGACTAACCAACAACATGCTTTGGTCACACGAATCACAAGTGGGGTAGTAATGCTGGAGATTGTTCTTCCGCATAAAGAAAGACCTGCAAGAACTACAAACATATTTGTATTTGTACTCCCTCACTTCTTTTGAATATAAGAATTCCTCAAAAGTAGAGGGGATTACTTTTTCTAAAACATCCTCTTGTTTGGCCCGCAAAGATAAATAGTAATCATAAAATATCTTTCCGTGAGAAGGGCCTAAAATAATGTGCCCAACCTCATGCAAAATCGTGCTTTTGTAGTCGTCCGGGTACCTGTGGTGATAAGGGTCGTACATCACAATCAAGTCTTTATCGAGATAGGCGTGGGCTGCAACGGAGTACTTATGCTTGCCACGACGAATAGCGATGTGACTTACATCCCACTCAGGTACAAAAATAGAACAGAGGCGTAACAACTCTTCTTGTAAGCAATCTTCTTCAAAGGGAAAAATCATTTTCATGTTTAGCTCCCCAGTACAAATTTGCCATGGGCAAAGTCGGTATTTATCAACGCTTCCACGCCTGCCGTACTGTCTCTGTTTTTAGTCAACAACAAGCGCATCTGCTCATTCTGCTTTTCCTGTTTAGTTTGGCACAGTGCAACGATCACATCAGCAATCATCGCCTTTCCAAAGTCTTCAGAGATGTCTGCAATGGTTACTTGGCTCTTACTCAGAGAACCTCTATTAGCCTGGGTAGCTGTCCAAATAGGGAGGTTGTCTTCAGCAGCCCACCCTCTCAATCGTTTGTAGATATGGGATTGGACATGACGTTCCTCACTGTACTTCACACTAGAATTCAACAGGTCTGCATAATCCACCACGATAAAATCGGGAAAGAATCCACCACGACGTAAGCGTTCACAGTAAGCACGTAAAGTATCTACCGACGCTCCTTTGGTTGGGTATTCTTTAATATGAACCTGTCCCATCTTAGGATCGTTCTTCAATGATTCTATCGTATTACGAACCTTATCCTTGTTTTCATTAACTCCATCAGAAGTCATGTTCGCAACGCTCATATCAAAGCGATCAAAGTAACGATCCTCGCTCATCTCCAAAGTAAAAATGAGTCCTTTCCTTCCCTTGAACATGTTGTATTCAGCAATCGATTTAAGAAACATGGATTTACCACGATTAGTAGGGGCCAAAATCACCCCAAGCTCTTTCTCACCCAAACCTCTGCCGCGCAGATAATTATCTAACTCACCAACCCCCGTAGGAATCGTGTTGACGGTTAAACTTTTCCGGTGCATCCGTTCGTCAAAAGACTCCATGTCCAGATAAGACTGCCCTGTGTTTACCAAGAGGTCTGACTTCTGGTACGCCTTGTCAAAGAGCGAAGAGATGCCCTCGTACTCGCCCTTCTCATACGCCAGATACGCTTCTGAAAACGCCTTCTTCATCAGGCTACGCTTTACAAACTCCACCACCCGATCCTGTAGATGCCCCGCATCGGACAACTCATCGGAGTTAATAGATTTGAACAATTGCTGAAAAATATTTACCCGAGATCTATCTACCTCATGCTCTTTTACCGAAACCTTAAGACGGTCTCGTAACGCACGCTCCGTGATAACCTGTCGGGAATTCGCATAATGCGAACGCATGGCATTGAAGAACCAAGCAAGGTCTTTATTAGCAAAGAAGTTAGGTTTTAAATTTTCACTGGCATAACCCAGGAACTGAGAATCTTTATACATCAGGGATAAAATACCTACCTGAAAACCCTCATCGAACTCATCATCTAAATTGTATTCTGTATTATTAAACATGATCTATCTTCGCCATCACCTTTTTACAAAACTCATTACTGTCAGCTAACTCCCCCCACGCCCGGTCTTTCAACAACTGGTGATATGTGGGTCTATCCTCTACAAACCACCCAGGGAGGTGCATCTCCCCCGGTACACAAAGGAACTTCAAAGTCTCATACTCGCTCATACCTTGATTGGCGTAATGCTCTAGACAAGCTTCATTCTGAGACACAGCGATATGTCGAACTCTCATCTCTTGTTCGGGATCGGGAGTGCGGTCAATGAACACGGTACGTTCAATGTTATCCTCCCCCTCACTAAAGTAATCCAAATCATCTTTAAAGCGGGTGCAGTAATTCTTATACCGGGATTCTGAACCCCATGAACCGCCGACAGAAGTAATGTACTTTATGCTGGGAGCAGTCCCCTTCCAATCATTGTGAAGAAAGAACTGAGCCTCAATGAATCGACGAACGTTAAACTTGTTCCATTTACAGATAGCAGCGCCGTTCACATGATTCTTATAACTACGCTTTGACTTACAGAGATAGCCCCCAGAGATAATCTTCAGGAATGGTTGATTCAGATACTCCTTGAGCTTTCCTTCGTAAGCTAAAGCAAACTCTAATGCCTCTTGCCCTGTCACCATCACTTGAAAACCATAAAGCTCAATAGTGAATTCTTCTTTCGGACGAACAGCACTCTTAGGTACTTCAAACTCTTCATCAGAATGAGGCTCTTTCCAATCCGCATCTGGAATCTCTAACTCACACATCTCAATGTCAGATTTAGAGTTTTTCACTTCGGTAGTACCCTCGTAATACTCTTTAATAATCTTATATTCTTCTTTCTGAGATCGATTACTAGTAAGAGTATTATTATTATATGTATTATTATAATGGGATTTTAAGAAGGACTCATTCGGAGTGTCTTCATTGGAAATACTTTCTTGTAAGTTATCGTTATCACTAGACTTTTCACAATTCAATTCTAGATTTGACTCATCGGCTGGTGTATCAGTGTGTGATTCAATGATCTGAGTGGAAATACTTTCTTGTAAGTCATCGTTGTTATTAGGCTTTTCACAATTCAATTCTGAAAATCGTTGAATTGTCTTTGGTACTCTTTCTCGGTGTTCTTTGATGAACTGGCTAATCTCAGGATGAGGCTCATTCCAAATTTCCAGTTTGGAAATAAAATGCTGAAAGTCCCCGTCCTCGTTAGACTTTTCACAATTCAATTCTGCTAAAACTTCTTCTTTTTGAGGGGGGTTAAAAACTACCCAGGGATCCTTGGGATCTTCTCGTCTACCATCTGAAAAAGGTGACTTTTCTTGGTTTAGTTTAGTTTGAATCTCTTTAAAAAATGATTCAACCGGAACTATCTCTGCCACCCTCACCCCCAAACTCTCTATTACAGGTTCGGGTATAGTAGCCTGAGGAGTAAATAATTGGCTATACCTTCTTTTAGGCAGCGTCACTAAGTACTTACCACGACTATATTTTTTTATTATCCTGCACTGCACTAGCTTTGAAAGAAGCTTACAAACATGTGATTTTTTCAGATTATAAGTGGTTTCAACAACCGGAAGCGTAATAACGTTCGGCAGGATCCCTTCCCAACTATCTAAAATTATCTGTACTTGGAGTGGAGATAGGTCAAAACCTATTGCAATCTCTGACAAGCTTTTTATAATGTTCCTACGAACATTCATTTGTACCTCCCTTTAGGTATAAATTGTTTTGGGTCCGTGTAGTGTGTAGCTGCACGGGCCTTTTTTTATGATCGCTCTCGATCAAAGTAACGATGAGTTATCCCCGTGTCAAGATGATCTTCCTATTTATAAACTATCTTAATAATTTCAAGGTCTTAGTAAAGTTTACCAAAAAATTATCTTGACTTTGATTGGGGAGTACCTCCTAGTTAAACGGTGGCTGTCGCCATGCGAGTTTTTAGGGAGACTCCCCCCCTTCACTTTCCTCCCCTGAAAACATTTCCCCACTATGGCCCGTCTCCCTAGACGGGCTATTTTTTCAATCTCTCGTAAGCATCTCGTACCGTTTGGAATTTATCTTCGTCAGGTAAATCCCCTTCGGGGTGATACTGCTTTACCAATCGCTTATACGTCGGCGCTATTAAAAACTCAGGAGCATCTTCAGTAAGGTGCAACCTCCCCAAGTCAGAAACACTTCTAGACTTCTTAGGCTTATCGAAATCCTTGGGTAAATTTTTAATATCGACATCATCAAACTCTTGTTCTATAATCGGCAGAAGCTCATTAAGAGCTTCTGAAACAACTACCCAACACATTGATTGAGGCACCCAAACTCGTAAATCGTTCTTTAGGTTGTTTCGTAGATACGCCGTGAATTCAGGGTGCCCTGCGTAATGAAGCTCAACGGTATCGTTTCCTTTATTGTATAAAAGTTTAATCATCTAAAAATTACTTTGAGTTTCTTTGTCCTGGCTCGCTCTGTAGGAGGGGATCCAATACTGACTACAAAGTCTTTAAGCACCCAAGACTCTTTGATGTAGTTCCAGGGGATCTCTGCCGGAACAGCGGGAAGGTGAGGACCTCCCCAATGACCATCCATCAATGGGGTACCTGACCAGCCGTATATTGACATAGGGGACCCAACGACGTGGATGGCCTTATTTGTAAGATCGTTTTGGGAGACCGACCCCGTTAATTTTGTGGTGTATCCCGCCTTGGCACTATTGGGCGGTTGGTCCATGATAGCCCAACGGAAGCGACCCTTTTTATATTGCTCATACTCCAACGGATGTGAGGAGTAGAGAGTAATCTCGATAATATCTGTAGCACCTACATCCTTAATATTGATGTAGGTGTCTGAGGTAGGGGGTAAAGGCATCTGAATACTCCTCTAAAAAGCTAGTGCGCCCACGATAATAGAAGAATAAAAAGTAGGCTTGTGACCTACTGAAAAACACTGCTGAATTACTTCAGGAGTCGGACCTTTGCCTAAAGCATCGAAGGTGAAAGAAATCTCTTTTTTTATACGCCTTAATAAAGCTTCTTCAGTAGAGCCTTCAGAGCAACTCCACTTAAAATCACAGAGATGCTCTGAGACAATTGCCGCAGTCGCCCCAAAGATAGGGGTGGTGTTGGATGTAAGAGCCACTCCTACGAAATGTGTATCTCTGGTACCTGAGCAAAGTAACTTAAACTTCTCTAAATCTACCAGTTCAAAACTAGCTTTTGGGTTTAGTACGGCTCCGCTGTTGTAGTAGAGCTTCTCTACCCCTGCGTTCCTACGCGCTAAATACTGAGATATTTCTTTGTTTGAATGCTGAGCTACGCCACCCACAACAGTTAGGTAGGAAGGGTTGATTAAGCTCATACTATCAGTCCCTTTGCCCCCTCCTTTTTTCAAATCAGCCATGTGTATTTTATGTATGAAATCTATGGACTTCGGATCTTTGATACTCGCTACCATACTATTTTTACCTTTGTTCTATAGACCTTCAAAGGGACACGTCCGGTGCCTGGATCTTGGGTGTCGGCAAACGGCTGTGTAGTCTCCCCCTCGAAAAGATACACTGACTTAATAGAGATATAGTCTATCTCTGCAGTTCCGAACTTGTTCATATTTACAGTATCTACAAAGTTCATTTTTATTACTTTGTTAGAATTAGAAATTACGCTTCCTTCTGCTCTCACAAAAGATCCCTTTTCATACCTAACTGAATTTTTATCTGTCTTGTATAGGTTCTTTTGTGATTTTTGGTAAACGTGTACCGCAGGAGAATCTTGCCTGAGTTCAATAAGGATCTCGTCGCCCTGTGCTAGGTCGTAAAGGGTCATATATCCATCTCATCTACAAAACTTAGTGTGAAACAATCCTCTTTATTATACGCAGAGATACGCTCAATACTATGCTTTGCTAAATAGCGGTGAGTTTTGTCGCAAAAATCAATTACCGTAAGTTTATCCTTACCCTCGTTTATTCTTAAACCACGTCCTACTCGCTGAATAGCGCGGATATAACTTTTTCCAGCGGCTGCAAAAACCAAGACATCAATATTAGGAATGTCTACTCCCTGATCTAAGATGCTGCTGGTGATGAGTACCTTGAAGACTCCGTTCTTAAAATCTTGAATAGCATCAGTGCGCTCTTCAATAGGTGTGTCCCCATGGATAAACTTATGAGGCATGAACGCTGTAGGTTTGAAATCATCTAACATTCTATCGAGTAAGTTACCGTGGCTGATATTTTTGACGATGATCAATACATTCTTACCGACATCATAAAATTGTTCTGTGGCTCTACAAATCACATGGTTACGGTAAGTGTTATTACAGACTCCTGCATTGTAAGCGTCTGCATACTCTAGGTAAGCATCCAGCTTCGGGCGTTCTATCTCTACAAATTTAATCTCAGTAGGAGCACTGATCCCATGCTCAATCATTTCTTTATTAGTCACCTTGCAGCACACCTCTCCCGTGAGGGCGATGAGTTTTAAGTCTTGTTTATCCCCACGCTTAAACGGGGTACCGCTGAGACCAAACCGGTAGGAAGCTTTGCAGTACCTACCAATATTCCAAAGCCCAGTGGCCGCACTGTTATGGCACTCGTCTATAATCATTACCTGAGTGTCATCTAATAGCTCACGTACCTTTCTCTGATTCTCACCAGATTTAGATGTGATTCGTGTGGGGCTAAAGCGACGGGCTAAAGTATCGGCTGAGGCTATCGTAAACTTACGCAGATCCCATTTGTCAGCCATGATGATACCCACGTCTACGTCACTCCCTAAACGGGCTTTAAAACGTTCGTAGGTTTGTAAAACAAGATCCTTTCCTTTAACCAAAAATAAGGTAGGAAGGTTTAAGGTTTTAATGACCGCAATGGCACATTCAGTTTTTCCTGAATTAGTGCTCGCCCACAAAACCCCATGCTTCTTCTTAAGCATTGAATTACACGCACGCAGTTGATGGGGCCTTAGAGTTATCCCAACTAATGAAGGTGTCTTGGTAGTGATCTTTTTGGTTTTCTTAAAATTTCTATGATCTTGTAAATCGAAAACTGCCTTAGGGTACTTCTTTTTATAAATTCGAATAACCCGATCTTTAAGACCCGTGGGAAACGCACTCTTAGGTTTACTGAACAACCGAGTATAACCGTCCCAACCTCTATTTTTAAAAGCGGTCGAATGCCGATAACCACTCTTTCTAAAACGAGTGGCTTGATCAACAACGTCTGGATCAAAGGTACCTGAGATAAAGGTGTAATTCGGGTAGATGTTTAATTGGATACTCACACCCCCACTATACTACTATAATAATACTTGTCAAGTATTAAAAACTGATACGGTACTTTTCACCCAGTCGGGCTTCTATAGAGCTTACAGCCCACTTGTTAAGGGTTGAGATCTTCATCTCTTTATTCTCATCACGCTCTATTATAAGACCCCACCGTCTCAACTTGTCGGGTGCCTTCTTATGCGAACCTTCCCAGTGGAGTATAATAAGGTGGAGTTCAGGCATCCCCGCAAAAATCTTATAAGCCCGATCTACCACAGAGGTCATACAAGTTGTGAAAGACCCTCGGTGACAACTGCCTGGAAGAGTCCAGCAACTTAATCTAGAGAGTTCTGTGTCTTTGGTTAAAGTCTTACACTCAGGAAACAACTCATCTAAAGCGATAAGCATACTCTGTTCCCCGTCTTTACCCGACAAAAGGTAAGCGGTAATCATTCAGTTAGGTAAGAGGTGCCAATCGCAATCCCTGCACCAAGAACCAAGCCTGTAGTAATATAAAGGGTCGTCTTCCACCACTGAGAGCTTTTCTCTGAAGCCGCTACTAACGCTTCCGTATTAAGCTTGTCTATAGTGATGTCCTTAGCCGCCACTATCTTGAGGAAGGATTCTTTTTGAAGACCCAACTTCTTAGACAGCGCCTCTAATTCTATTTTATGAACAGCACTTAGCCCTTTGAGCTTAATCTCACACTGCTCTGGGCACAGCTTTAGCTTCCCGACGATACTTAAAGCGGTATCGTTGTCCATACAATGGGTATCTTCTTTAAATGTTATACGGGTGCCCTTTTTATAAAGCTTGATCTCATCCGCATAAACAGCATTTGAGAACATGAGCACCAAGATAACAGAAATTACTTTCTGCATAATATCTCTCTATATGTTATTCAGAACCGTCTGTAGCCTCTTCTTTAGGGGCTTCTCCCGAGTCTACCTCATCTTCTTCAGATTTAGCATCGTCTTCTTCGGTCTTTTCTTCCCCAGTATCCTCTTCGACCTTTTCTTCCCCGGCATCTTCTTCTGTTGCCGTGGCGTCCTCGTCTTCTTTGGGAGCCTCAGTGGCCTCTTCTTCAACTACATCGTCGCCGTCAGTAGTTCCTTCTTCAACTACGTCGTCCTTATTCTCACTCTTAGCGTCGTCGTCTGTTTTGCATCCGCAGACGCACAGACCGATGATGAGAACTAGGACGTTAATGATTTTTACTAAACTCATGTTTAGTTCCTCCAAAATTTTAAAAAATCAGATATTGTGATTACTTAAAAATAAGAAAATTGTCCAACTATAACTATTTAATTACGTCGTTAAGTGCTTTGTTAATGGCTTCACTGTTATCTTTTACGATGTCTTTAAACTTTTCATTTTGATCTTCAGAATCGTCCATCATCTTTTTAGTTTCTGCGACGGCATTCTTAATCTTTTCACGAGCTTCATCATCGATTTTGGCATTTAGTTGAGCCGTCTCTATTTTAACCCGATCAATCTCTTCGCGTTCCTTTTTACGAATCTTATTAATCCGCTCAGATACTTTCCTAACCGGGCTATTTCTACCTTTAGTGAGTAACCACACTACAACACCAAAAAGAAATACAAACGGTACCCACCAATGCTCTTTCCACCAGCGAGTGGAAAAAACTGTATGTTTAGCCCACTCGCTGATTGTGCCAATGACGGAGATCATTCTCCTTCCTTAGAGATTTTCATACGAATCGTGTTATGCAATTGGGTTGCAAAGGTGCCTGCAAACAAACCCATAACAAAAGATGCTTGCATAGATACGTCCGCCATCATCTCTGCAGAGCTTCCTGTAAGCCCATTAACAGCGTGGACTAACCCAGGCATAGCAAGCATACCTAAGACGCCACCCAAAACGATTGGGATAGCTAGAGTAGATGACTTCCCTAGACGTGTTTTAGTTCTCCACTCGGTGGGAAGTAATGATTTAAGTACAGCGGTAACGCCGTAAATAACACAACCTAAAATAGCTAAAGATAGCGATAATGAGAAAAGTACCTCAGACATTGAAATCTCCTTTTTTGTTAAAAACTATAGATTGATAGATGAACCCCAGAATGCGCTCTTGGCTCCAAGTGCGCCAAAAGAGCCTGAGTTGTTTTGTACAATGAGAGACGCTTCGGCCATGTGCGGCTCTTTGATGGTGAGCGCCGCGTTATTAAACACAACTACACCAGAAGTGTACGGGTAATAATTATAAGACTCATTAGTATAAGGACCTCCCCCGAGAGGTGTCTCCGCAGCCGTCATCTGATTAAGACCTTGTAAGGTGCCGCCTCCCCGTAAACTCCCTAAAAATAGTCTAGCCATCCCCTGCCTGTTGGTAAGTCCGAATATATTTAGGGCGTTAAGAACGGTCGATTTGTTTGTTTTATTGTTGTTCTCTACAACAATAACTCCGTAATTGGGGTGTGTGCTAGTGCTGCTGTTGTTATTAAAATCTCTCCAAACTAGAAGGTAAGCGGGGGCCGCAGGAGGGACAGTAGTCAAGATATAAGCAGAAAACCGAACCATTAGGTTTAAACAAAAACCACCAATTTGCTCATCAAGGTAGAAGAAACTGTTAAGTAGTTTATTATTTTGGATCTGCCAATCGTACATTAAACCAGCCGATGCCACTCCCCTGTTATCGCCCGTAACTACGGCTGGAACATACTCATCATAGTATTCTTCTGTAGGCAAAGCGGGGTTAGCAAGGGTTGCAGCGTCTACTATTGTCTCGCTGTTTAGATGCCAGAACCTAACAACACTAGATTGCTCACTTAGAGTAGCCCCGTCTAAACTAGCTATATCACCAAGGATCTGATTATCGTTAAACGTAAGTTTGGCGTAGGCACTAATAAGCTCAGGTGATGTACCGGCCCTAGAAGCTTTCCCCTCAAATCCTGATGCAGGCACTACATCAACGAGCGTTTTTAAATTGTACTGAGACAAGGATTCAAAAGTATTACCGGTGATGTCGATCACACGTTTACAACTTCCGTTGATGTACTGTACTCCATCTCTTGGGCTTTTGTACACGTACCGGAGAATGAGGGGGGCTCCTACAAACGTGTTATTACTCACTAAGATAGTAGATGGCCACTTGCTAATGCGACAACCAATAATTGATTGCATGTCAAAATCAGTAGGTACATGACCCCAGCTTGGTTCATCTATATGAAATAGATTATTTGAAATGTTTACTGTGTGTGGATAATCGGAGTGGGAACTGCACCGCCTAAGATCTAACAGGGCCACAAACGAATTTGTAAAAGCCATACTATTGGCCGAAGCACCTAAGAAGTTTTGAACAACATTTATGGTGCCTACAACAGGAGCCCCCTGAAGTTCTACAGGGTACTGTGCATTGTTTGAATAATCATCAAAGTTAGTATTGTCAGTTACTCTGGCGCGGAAGTAATTATTCTGGGCGTCTATGCTCGACCACTCCCACTGCTCATCTAACTTGTTCGGATCTCCAATAATTGGAGCGCCAGAATCCTGTGACGCTAACACTACAAAATTAGGATTCCGAGGCACAAATTTATTATCTGTTAATACAAGAGTTGTGGTGTTGTAACTAGTGTTGTCCAAATCGACGTAAGTGTTAAACAAAATACCGTTTTGGACAGCAGTAGTGCCTCCAAAGAGTGCTGCATTATCAGTGGAGATAACATTATTACTGATGATCATCTTTTGGTAGTCTGCGCCTACACTAATCTCAATCGTATTAAGGGTTCCATTAACGTTATAAGAATCTACAAATTTATTATTGGTAAGGGTAAGTGCGCCCACGCCCCCCTCCATATAAATAATGCGATTGGGGTTCGCAGCAGTACCTCCTGAAAGCCCATTGCTGGGGGAGGAAGTGTGGAAGGTGTTAGAATCTATGGTCACAGTTTTAGCTGTTACATTAATTAATCCTTCCCCGGCTGCATTAAGATCACTCCCACAATCTGTGTGGCTATTGTTACTGTATTGAAAGTTAGCAATTCCATAACGCCGACTTAATTCAGTAGCGGGGTTAGTCAGTGCATCCCCCGAATAGATAATCTCATTAAAAATTAAATTAAACGTATTATTTTTAATTTCTATGTTGTCGTATTGAACGAGTGGGGCTGCAAGACTTTGTGTGTAAACACTTATACCGGTAAAAGCAAATGCTTGTCGAATACGTTTAAAGGTACACCCGACTACCCTAAGATTTTTCTCATCAGAGGTAGAGTCAAACTTCCACACTTGAAAACCGGTTGACGAGGGCGTTGGGCTAAGAAGGGTCCCACTTCCAAAAAAATTACACCCAAGAACAGAGACATCCGCTATATCCGATAGCGTCCAAGCAGCGCCTAACCCACTATAATTCCATAAACTTGAAGTTGAATCGTTGCCTAAAACTACTCCCCAAGTATTTTCAAAGAAATCTGTAGATTCAATAGTGGCAACCGTTGCAGGGGCAACGACACCGTATAGGTGGGTATGTATTAAGCAACCCTTTACTAATAATTCCGATATAGAGGCAAAGTGGATAGCGGCCCCAGCACGACTATCCGCGTGGGTTATGGGTCTTTCTCCCACAACCCCCGGATTATTTAAACCAACCCTATCCCCAATAAATTGACAATTATTAACGGATACAGGACTTCCCTCGTATTCAGGAGTAGCAAATATCCACCCTCTCGTCGGCACAGAAAAGGGGGCCATAGCCGTCTGTGTACCGAGAAATTTACAATCAGAGATCGATACTTCGCCCAAAGCTAAAGCAGTAGTGGTAGAGCCGTAAAAAGCCCCGCCTGGACCCCAAGGATCATTTCCATCTAAAACGATACCTTCTGACATTCCTACAAACGCAAAATCATCATTTTCCGATTGGAAGGTGCAATTCTGTATTTTTACATTTCTACAACTAACTAAATTAAAACCTCCCCCTTCAACACTAAATATGGAATCTTTAAAAACTATATTTTTATTAGCTTTGAAATTACCGTTGGATAGGATGTCCCCTATATACCTATAAGTTAACCCTGGAGAAGCTCCTGTAGCTAAATATACGGATCCACCCTTAAAGTGAACGTTGTCTAATTGGAAATTTTCAAGCGGAATCGCCCAACCAACATGCTGAAATATCTTTCCTTTACCGGCAATAGTAACGTCAGCCACATCAGCCGCTGTAATTGAGATATCTTTAAAAATTATGTTTTCAATTTTTGTACTAAGTAATCCCAATTCTGGATCAAAACTAAAATAAGTGGATTCATCCCCAAATACAATATTCGTTATGCCTGGACCCTCCCCCATCACCACGGTATTTGATTTGATTACGACAGGACCTGCGGCAGCTAATGAATAATTACCCCGCTTAACATAAATAATACCGCCGTCACCTAAGACCGCTACATCGCTAAACGCCTGCTCCAGCCCCTGGTTACCGTTGTAGTCACCAAAGCTTTTGTAGCCGTCACCCACTGTAACAATCGGAATTTTGTTAATTCGCAATCGTTCTTGGAGATCGTTACTCCAGGTATTAGAGATCCGATCAATACGGGCTCGATAAACTTCATTTAGCGTGCCTGTTCTGTAGTTATCTACGTATTTAGTGGTTTTATCGATTCTCTTTTCTATAGAGAATTCAAACGCTCCTGGAGTAATCGGCACACTAAACGGTGTAGTCTCCACAATATATTGCTGATGGGTGGCGGTTGCGTTGGTTGGGGCGCTTACACTTTTTATTTCTTTGCGCTCACCAACTGCGGCTCCAGCAGTACATACTATTATAGATCCAATGAGGGAGGTGGTGATCTCCCCTTCGGGAATCGATCCGTTGGCAATGAGTAACCCGAACTTACTCTCTGTGTTGGTTTCGGTTGTAGTGCCGTAAGCTATCCCTGCGCTAACGGCGTGGTTGTTAGCAATATCAGTTTCTTCGCCGTATTTCATCTCTCGAACAATGGCAGCGAGCGCACGGAAGAAATCTTGTTTTTGTTTTAATCTATCTTCTGCACGTTCAGGAAACTCTTCCACCACACGTTGGTAAGTTGCTGTTGAGGATGGGTAGCCGGTTTCCGTATTCCAGGGAGCAGTTCCAATATTGGTGTGCCGAAGCAAAGACTCACCAGATAAAAAACGCATATTACGTGTTTCTTGTTCGGGATCACTTAAAGGCTCTGCTGTAGCTGAAGTTGGATCAGTAAATGAGAAGAACATAGGCCGACAGTCATATCGGCAACCTTCTTTTAAGAAGTTTAATGTCGGGTCACTTGCGTTAACAATGATATCGCCAATTTCAACATCAAGCATACCGCCGCCAACACTTAGTGCGCTAAGTTCATTATTGTCTCGATCATTAAATGCATAGGGGATGTCTTCTATACCTGGAACTCCCCCCACTGTAAAAGTGCGTGGGGTTCCAGTTCTATAATTTAAAATTTTAATTGAGTCGTTATCTTGAATGACCCGACTATTAGCCACTACTAAGTCGCTTTGGTTGTCAGTCCCCGGCTTCTCCATTACCGTAGTTCGAGGTTTTTCCGTATCAGCTACGGGAATATCAATGCCTCCAAGCGCATCTGTTGTCACTGGGATAATTGCAATTGGAATGCGCAGCGTATTAGGATCAGTGGAGTCTGTAAATCCAGTACCAGCCCCAGAAGTAGTTACGATCTTCCAAAGCTTTGCGCGTCTTACAGGAATATCAATGGAGAACTCTTTGCCTTTAGGGGCAGGCACAAAGTCATTGTCACTATCCACAATATCAGGATTTGGGAAAGTAGGATCCCAAACAACGCGTTGCTTTAAATCAGAGTCCGCAAACTCAAACTCGATCATTACAAAGTGGTTAACGGGAGCGCCTACTGTCTCAGAAAAGGTATACGCCTGTTGAAGATCGGTATTTTTAGTAAAAGGATCATCCTCAGCCGTCACTAAACGACCAAACCGATCTATAGCAACACCATTGTGGACTACAATTTCACGAAGAGTATTGGTTGTCTCAATTCGAAACCCCTCAAGAACAAAACCACCCCGATAGTCGCCACTCATCAGTCGGTTAACATGGTCTCGTAAAGAATCTACGGTAAACGTTGATGTTCCATATTTAAAATCATCAAGGTCAATACGTTCGTTAGGGACAATATTTAATTCTTTGGGCATCTTAACTTCCTAATGATTTGGTATCAGTCTTTGCTTCAATACCGGCTGCTTTAAATAATCTATAGAAACTAGAAATATAGGGATTAAACAACACTTCTAAAAAGTTCTGCGCAAGATAGGGTCTGAAATCCGAACCATCTCCTACTGTGTCAAATTCACCACTCCCCACCCTAACTTCACTACCCGTTGGGTGGGCGTAATTAAATACTGTAGGGGACGACAGCACAAGAACATTACCATCTACTTCTTTATAATCTACGTACTCTTCAACAACACTTGATGAGCGGGCGTCGTGGGTGGTTCCTGGGGTTTTTGAGACGATATTGGTAAAGATACCGCCTACACGGTTAAAAGGTTCTACAGCGTGTCCTGTGCCGTCTACCGTAAAAGTTCCCGGCTCAATATCATCTACGTCCGTGCTGGAGTTATAGATGTGATAGGTGTCGTTAATACTTAAATTAGCAAACGTAAGACCGGATATGCGAAGAGTGCCGTTGTTAGCGACATTAAAAATAACTCCGGTTTCAATTCCCGCAGGGGCAAACGTCGTTACGCGAATCGTATAACCCACAAGAGACTGAGGGTGCCCGTATTGAGTAAACAAAGCATTGTCGTCCGTAAGAGCGACATCGCCTGCTCCTAAATCTACAACCCCCGAAACAACCCCATCTACTTCAAGAGGAAACCTTGTTACAGTGTTGCCTCTAAATCCGTAATCCAAATAGAAACCACCGCCTGATGTAGGGAAATCAAATACGCTGTTGACTGCAATAGCGGTGACTAACAAGGACACCACAGTCCCTTCGCTGTAGTTATGTAATATATTTTCTACCGGCGCGAGGGTGATTTTTCCTGTGATGTTATCTATGCCGACAACCTCAACAACATCCTTAATGGTGGGTTTGTTCGGATCATCAATGACAATCGAGAAAGGATTCTGCGCAGAAATAGGGAACAAGCTTGCATCATCAATATAAAATTCCGTAGCCCCAAACGCGAGGGCTGGATTAGAATTACTATGCAAACGGTAGGTTTGGGTTGCGTCTACTGACACCGGTAAAGGAGGGGAAAGCAACACAACGTTTCCTGCCGCAAAAGTAACAGTAACCTTCTTTTTATAATTTAAACTACTGGAAGGTCCCATTATCTCTAAAGTCTGTCCCACCGCTGAAACTGCATCAGCAGGTATGGGGCTATTAAAAATATTTGTAAAGTCAGGTATCGCTAAGTCTACTAACATGCTTGTCGTACCACCTGAGACAGGCGAGTAAGGGATAAGCGGAAACTTAATCATCTTTTGTGGTGCTGGAATCCGATACACCGCTGTGGGATACGCAGGGTCGATACTAGAGGCTAAAGTAGTTTTGGTAGTTTTTGGTTGATCCACTGAAGTGAGAAAGTCATCTACTTTTTGATAAATATAAGAACCAGTAAATAAGTCTTTAGCCGGAATAGCGGGTCCAGGGATGGTTGCTTTAGGATTGCCTATTACCTCAGAAGGATCACCAATTTGTAATCTTGAATTTACTTTATAACCGGTGATTGGATTAGCAAATGCAGGCGTTACATCTGCTTTGTGGTGACCTGCGGTGAGTCCTGAGGTAAGTCCTTTAATATTAATGATTGGTCGTTGTTTATTGGGGTGAACGACGCCAACGTTAGTGTCTTCAATTTCCTGACCTACAAGAGAAGGGTAGAGGTTATGTCCGTCTTGAAACACTGTATCTACAGTTGTACCTACTGTAGCTGAGTAAGCAGTCTCAGGAAGCATTGCACTTGAGTGCCTGTAATCAGAATCTAGATAGGTTAATAAAACGGTTGTGGTGGCTGCGGCAAACGCAGGAGTGCCTGTCGATAAAATAGGGTGCGCGAGTTTTAAAATAGGAGTTCCTAACTGAACCGTCGCCCCGACATTATGCTCGTTCAACAGCGCCAAAGCTAAGGTAACTGTGTAGGTCCTATTCGCGTTTTGAACAATACCCCCCACTGCTATTGTTCTTGTTTCTGCTGCGCCCGTTAAATGCTCTATAGAAAGTACATCACCCGGAGAAAACTCAGAGGCGTCGTAAACTATTATATCTTGGGTGGGAGGGACCAGGGGATCGACCTGAACTTGCTCTGCTAAGGTTGTGTACCCAAACAACTCTGTGGCAAATACTGTTTCCGTGTTTCCACCAACCGCACTGTCCGTAATAGTGATAGGGCTGAATACTGTCCCTGGGTACGAGGGGTTTCCAAGTGGGTTATGGAAATCGGTTAATATATTACTTAGCGTAATAGTGTCGTTACCCGTCAATATGTTTACGGCTACGCTCGCAGCAGCGTATTGAGACTTTTCAATAGGAAAGTCTTGGTGGAGTTTCCACGCAGTGTTTACAGGAGGTACGCACTCTTCTTTGCTGGCTATCGTAAACTCGCCCGTCGCTTGAGTTTCAATAATGTGCCACTCACAACCAGGCAATAGAACTTGAGCAGCCTCTACAGTCATGCCAAAATCATGGGTGGTTGCAACCTGTGGGACTGGGACCAGGACGGTGCCAGTCTCATTATTTGAAATAGTAAGCGTATTCAGGTTTACATTGTTAGCACTGATATAGACTACTTCTTCGCTCTCTTCACCCCTGTCTAAGATAACCGGGAAGTTAGCCAACGGAAATCCTGACGTGTCTTCAAGATAAAGAATGTTGTCGGGAGTAGCAGTGGCTCGATACCGTTTAATTATTCGATAGGTACAACCTGCCATAGGAGATGGAAACGGAGGATCTACTGTAATTTGAGTTGCACCACCAAAAGCTACAATAGAGCGTTTAAGTCCTGTATTTAATCCTAAGGGATCTGTAACAATTTCTACATCATCAGCCAAACCATCGGCAGGGTTAAGACCGTCTAACACAGGAGTGAGGGTGTTTAAAAACGTTGCACCCACATCGTCTAAAACAGTTGTAGTTGACCCAACATCTGCAGTCCCAACCGTATTTCCACCTGCATCTAAAATGAAGTAAGAGCCTGTAGACGAATAGTTTAAATTCGCCAGTTCGATACTTTCATGCCTTAGGTGATCAAATTGAAGCAGGGATCTTAAATTAGAAGGATCGGAATTAGGATCTGTTACTAGAGTGAGTACGTTGGCGGCTCTAGACTCCACCTCCAACACCTCTTCATTAAGCTCACCACGATTAATTAAAACACTGAACCTTTGTGCGTCCGACACTGCATCAAAATTCTGAGCCGGATCAAAGAAAGTAGTCGTGTTCGTAATGCGCCCTGAAAAACTTACGAATGAGCCTGAGGCACCTGTATTGATAAAGTAATGGAGTCCATCTAAAGGACCACCAAGCGGAAGAGGCGTACCGGGGTCAATAGTTAGCGTGTTGGAGGATGTTGCATTTATTAAATAGGTGCCTGCAGCAGCACCCGTTGTAATAATTAAATTAGTAACACCGGCATTAATCACAGGAGCCGGAACAGCCGCTGCCGGAAACACACTCCCATCCTTTACAGTCAGTGTCAGTGCTCCGCTAAGACTAGTCTCTGACAAATTTGTACTGCTCACAGGCATGTATTTATGCCTAGTTGCCGTAGGGCGCTTAGAAAGCTTCATGATGCCGGTGTCTAGGCGATCATAAAAATTCATATCAAAGGACTTTTCAATAGGAAATGTATTGAGCACCCCGATAAGCTGAGGGTCCAACATTTGAAATGTATTAGGTGAAGCTTTGTCAATTTGGATTTTCCCAAATTGAACGAATCGCTCATTAACCTTTGTTAGGTAATCTCTATCGTGGGTATTAATAAACATTACACTGCCATCAATTAATACTTCTCGACCAAATTCATCAATAATGATCGTTGCTGACAGAACACCCTGGGTACCGGCAATATTATAAGAAAACGGAGTAGGATCAGGTGCTGTACCAAAAGTACCAGCGGGGAAAAGCAATTGGTTGGTGAGAACCTCCATGCTAAAACTTGCATAACTACCCGCATTCACACCAGAAGTTATAACTAATTGATCACCCGGATTAATATCGGCGTAAGTTGTTCTATCTAACACCGCCACCTGAGTTTTCATCGGGCCTAAGATGGGCTCAAAAGCTTCTTTGAGCGCCAATCGGGTATGGCGCGTGTTAAATCCTAAGGCCCTAAGAATAGCTCTCCACTGGTCATCGTTACCGAAGAATACAGGAGGGCGATCTAACCCCTCGTCAGCACTAATGAAACCGAGGTATAAATCCTGTGCGTAATTTACAAGAGTGTTTTCATAAATAAAGCGTAACGAACTCTCTTCATCTTGCGTCAAAGAACTCAAGTGAAGAGGGGAGATTCCTGGGGGGTATATGTCTACCATTAGAAGTCTCCCCCAATCTTTTCGTCTTCAACCGCAGTGGCTGCAATAATGTGGTACGGCGATACAAAGTGTAAGCTCTCGTCAAACACAGACGTAAATGAATTACTATACATTTCCGGTAAATTTGAAATCACTTTATCCACTTTAGTACGACGCACCAAACCTACATTATTACCGATATTCCGTAAATTTTGTTTGTGCATATCTATAATTGTGGAAGCCGCTGTAAACTCATACATGGCTCCTGGAGTAACTGCATTCTTCAATTCTAAAATAACGTAATTAGCTGTAATAGACTTTCCTACGAAAATACTATTAACAATAACATCCGTTCCGGCTACCAAACCGCCATCCGCAGCAGTGATTCGATAGCTATTGATGTCATAGAGTGCCGGATTTAATCTCTCTCCCACTGTAACAGGGTTCGAGAAATTTAATTGAAAGTGCTTGTTGTCTAAGATTTCAACGTTTTCAATAAAGAAACAGTCTACAGTTCGCCACCCGCAGTTTTTAAGTTCAGTGACATGTCCGTTGAGGTCGCAAAAAGATGCTTCTAGTAAAAGCGCACTGCCGCACTCAAAACACCCGCAGCTAAAAGTAAACACCCACACCGTTCCGTAAACAGGATCTAGTTCTGTTGTAAACGCACTGGTTCCAGCGCATGGCGCTCGAAACCCTACATCAAACCCTGCGCCAGGAGGTGTGCCGGGAGGGACTAAGGAACCGTCAAATATTAAAAGCCCGCTGATGCTAATGGTCGCGCAGCTTATATCTAATCCTGCACACCCAATATCAGCCACTTTAATTGTAAACACCCGGCAAGGATCGACATTTATAGATCCGCAAGAAGGATTTATACTAATAATCTGTGGTGCAGTTAAGTCAGCGGAACCCCACGGTCCCCCTCCCCAAAACTCTAACCCCCAACCGGCGCAATTAGATGGCATCTGTTACTCAGCCGTTGGGAGGAGGGCTACCTCCACCATCACGTTGCCTAGTGGCCAATAAGTATTTCCGGCGTGGTCATTATGAAATTCAACCGTCAATAACCAACGCACAAAAGCACCAACCCCTCCACTGTAGTCAGAAGGTAGGTAAACCAAAGGTAAATTATGGGTATCTGTAGCCTCAAGGTTTAATTCGTTACCGGTCCATCTAAAAGAATTATCCGAATCATCGATAGTAACAGTAAGCGGGAAGTGGTAGACCCCTTCCTCATTGTCTCTAGAAACCACACCGGCATTTTTATTGGGAACATCATAAAGACTTAGTTTAATAGTAGCGTCAGTAAGCGCGTCCCCCGCCGCAATCTCGTTTTCTAGCCACCCAAAAACACCCACAATAGCCACATTATAAGGTATTAAGTACCCCGGTTTGTCATTTGAAGTGGTGGCAGAACCACTGGGTATCCCGGCAGGTTGTAGTGCGGTACTCGCGGCAGGAAGTACTTCCACGGAACCATCTAATCCATAAGTCCATGTATACCGTTGTGTCGAAAGAAGAATATCTTTTGTAAGATCGTGACGCGATCCTCCAGGTATTAATAAACGACTGCGGTCGGGAGTAGTTCGATCTTCCGAAATATTAATAAACCCATCAAACGGTTTAAACCGTTTTGACGAATCAGATCGGGCGGAGATAGCTAAAACTGTGTACAGGTTACCGGAAGCATCAGCGCGGCTAACCTTTAACATTAAAGTGTTGTGGTCTATAGGAGCCCCTGAAGGGATCCCGTTGTCCCCCCAAACCTCATGCGCACTTAAATAAAAGGTATGGCACGTTATATGTACATCAGCGGCATACGCTGCTGTATCGACTTCCCCTCTTTTGCGAGGCTGATAACTAGCTAAAGCCGGAACGCTACCGGAGCAATAAAGACTTTCCCACGAAAAATCGAGAGTTACATCAGCGCCTGCGCTAGAGATACCGCCGATAACTGTTACTTCTATAGAATCGCGTTCATTATAACGAGCATCAAAATTTACAGCCGCAAGAAGAGTTTCAGTACCTCCAGAAGGCATTCTAAAGCCGCCATAATCATCTAATGCATCCCCAGCAGTTGTGTAATTATAATTGCCAGATACCCCGTTTATTGAAAAAACAGAGGGTAAGTGATTTTCATAAGTTTCATCGTTATCCTCACCAGAATTGCTCTGCGTAAACTGAATATTGGTAATGTGAAAAAATAACTCTACGGGATCTGGGTTAACACCGCGACGAATCAGCGTGTAGTGTAAAACGGGCATCCCAGCAGGGCCATAAATCCCAGAGAATGCAAAAACCGCCTGCGGAATAGTAAAGTCAAAACATAGCTCATCATACGTTGTTGCAGGGAATAATGTATTATGTGCCGGGGTAAGACTAACTGAGCTTTGGAAATCACCTGCGCCCAACAATACCGGATAATTGTTGCCGCAGTATTCCAACCGCACGGATAATTCAAGATCGATGGTGGCTGCGGGGATATTACCTTTGTATTGCCCAGTTACACGAACATTCATATCAAAAACGGAAGCCCGATCATCTAGAGGCACAAAGCCTGTCGCGAATCCCGTACCAGAAGCAACGGCATCGCTCATGGAAAAACCAACAGCGTTGTCGGTACCTATAGCTTGATTAGAGACCCGAGGGGCATTTGTAAAACTGTCGTATAGAGCGGGACCAGGAACCTGATGCTCGTATTCTCCATACGGCTCACTCTCAAACCGACTAATACTGGAGTAGGTAGAGACAAGAACAACTTTTGTAACAATAAACCCGGTGTCTATTACGTCCTGTCGCTCCATACTAAAATCAACAGAAGAAATATCCGCGCCAGATATTTGATTTAAAACCCCTATAAAATTAGCCGGATTACCACCGCTCTCCTCATAGAGAGGGTATTCTAAACAGACAGCAGTTTGTGTTCCGGCGGCTGTGGAGAAGTGCGTTGGTGCGTATAAGGTGGTAGTTGCGGCGTCTATTGCTTGTCCGCAAGCATTAAATCGAACCATTAAATCTACTTCAATGTTACCCACGGCAGAATTATTTGTGTATCCGTAAACTACTATTTTTACAGGGTTAGTACCGTTTCTATATCTATTATCTACGGCAAAAGATCCAAACAACTCAACAGTATTAGCTAACGCACTGGGATCCCAACCCGTACCTACAGCTTTCTCTAAGGGAGCGCCGGGTGTGTCCATGCCGCCTGGAAAAGAGTTACCGCCGAGTTGATCGTTAGCGATGTCATACAAAGAGTCCGCCATTATAGGCGCTTCGTATAATGAGCTTGGATCAGCAGAAACATCAGTAATGGTATCGGGAAGATTTACATTGGCTAACCCGTTACTTACAGTAACATCTGCGGGGTGGTAAACATTGGCATTGTCTACAGATAAGATATTCGCGTTCCAAGTTACATTTTCCCCATCTTGATAATATTGTGTAGATTGAACTTTGTTAATGAGCCCGTCGTCTTTAATGGTACCCATTTGGATGTCCCCATTTTCATAGACCCCCACAGGAACCATTGTGTTCGGCGCGGAATGCACGGAGATAGGATATTGTGCGTTTAGTGAGTTAGTAGGATCTTCTAAAATCCCCTTTTTAACTAAAGTTCCAGCGGATGCACTACTGGCCGTGCTGCTACCTACATAATAAACATCCCCTTGAACTAAGGTGCCTGTTATAAGCGCGTTCGGTACCGGACCAAAGATTGTAAAATGGCCCAGTTGCCCACTTAATACCGCTTCGACAGCAATACCAAAAATACCATCCTGCCTGTAAAGTTGAAAAGGTGCGGTTCGCATACTACGACTAGAGTCAGCTATATAAGCGCCCAGTGAACTGATACAAACAACATTACCTTGTGCGATATTCTCTTGCGCTGTAGCAATAGTTTCAATTGTACCGTCTTCTTCACCCGCAATAGTGAGTCCGTCAGATCGTCCTACACGCAAAGAGGAGAAGTCACCGATACCTTTGTATCTAAAGGTAGCGTTTACAGCGGCTGCACCTGTGTATTTTAAACCTGGAGCAACAAGGATCTTACCGGGATTAGCGTTGTCTACGACAATACCTGCGGGAATCATTACATCCGGGAAGGCAGCAACTGCAGAAGCAAAGGAATCAGTGTCTCGGAAGGGATCACCTGCATTAGCTGCCGTATCTAAGTAAACAATGTCACCTACGGTAAATGTACTCAGGTCTAAGGTTCCGACAGCCCCACCGGTTACAATGCCTGAACGAGATACCCAAACATAACTCTCGGCAGCAATTCCTGCGGTTGAGCCATCAATATCGCCTTTAAGAACACCGGCATAATTGGGATTCGTATTAGTGCTGGCTAAATCTACCCGAGGTATTGATTCGCCCGTAATAGGATTAACGTCATCAATACCGGTATACGAAAGAAGCGCACCGGCATCTACTGCAGCCATGGCTGGTGCTAACTTACAAACCTGAATACCACCTGCTGTAATCAATTCATCGAAAGTATAGAGTCCCTCATCTCGATCTACAGCCCAACCTCTATTAGCATCTGCTTCGTTGGTCTCTCCAGCAGCAGGAATACGAATATCTGAGCGATTACTACGAACACCTACGACGACTTGATCAGCGGTTCCGTCTGCATTGGCGCATCGAAATAACCAAGTACCTTCTTTATCAGGGATAAAAGAAGGAACAGCAGCCGGAATAGTATTAACGTTGGGCCATCCTGGTATGTTAGCAGGACCCCACCAAGCTGAATCAAAACCACTCCCTGCGGGTGCATCTAAAAGACTCCAAGTACAATCTGCCGCTGCAATAAGAGGTCCAGGACCAGCAGCGGAATGGGCTGTAAGCGTGATTGTAGTACTTCCGTCAAAATCAAACGTGACGTTACTACCGTCAACTCCATTTATGGCAATAAAAGTGGCCATCGAATACCTCTACGTAATTATGATGTCATCCGCGAACGGAGCATGATCGTCTAAGATTACTATGTCCCCAGCAGGGGACGCTACATTGGCGTTTATAACACCTGAAACACTCATAGCGCGGTCTATGATCTCAGCTAAAATTACTGATTCACCGATATCTAACCCGTTTATATAAGCAATAATCAATTGCTTCACCAAGAAGGAAGCACTTGCCTGATCTGTAAGATCAGAATTAATACTAATCTCAAGCACAATATCGATAGGTGTCTTATGAGCAGGACGGGCTAAAACTTTAACACCTGCTGACCGGATACCTGGGAACGCCAAGGTGTTATTAAGGTCTCCGTCGATAGCATCCTGAACAGTCTTTATTAAATTGACAAAGACTTCATACACAGCCAGCAAAATCATCCCAGGGGCAGGAATAAAACCGAACAAAAACTCAATCTGCCCATTGGACTTATTTAAAACAAAATCTACGTTTTCAGTTAACCGCACGGCGTCTCCTAAAGTGGGAGATGCTAGATATAACAAAAGATTATCCTCAGTGAGCGGATACTTCTGCAAAAAATAATACTTCTTATCAAGCTCAGTACTTTCAGCAACTGCCTCAGCCACGGCGAGTGCGCGCCCCGCTGATACGTTATGGGGTACGGACGGCGATATTTTTAAACTATTGCTCACGTTTTCAAAATACTGGAGAGCGATAGGGTCTCCGTCTAACCCAGAGGGATCCACAATAATATACTGACGAGAAGCATAGGTAGCTTCTGGAAAATCAGTACTTGCAATTACTTGAATTGAATTATCACCCAACGCAGCCGCGTGGGATAAAGTATCCGTTGGGAAATTCTCTACATCACCTACAAAATCCACTGTCCCGTCATCGACGTAAACATAGACAGTCTTTTCCCCAAACGACTCTCGAACAGACACCCGTTGAACTTTTTGAAACGTAACTGGATCGGAGAGTTGTAATAACTTAGAGACGATAGCGGATACCGTACCCGCTGATAAGCCCCCGATATGAAGTCCTATCCTATCTCTAAAAGAAGCATCGCCCTCAGCATCTTGACCACCGGAAATAGCTTCTAGGTTTATAGGAAGAGCGCCATTGTAAACAGCCGAACCAACCACTTGATTTAAACGACGATCCCCGATAACCGTTGCCGCACCTAAATCTGTAGTAATCACAGAGACAGGATTACTGAGAAAGTTACCATTTACCTGAGTCATAGGTTCTGTGGTGATAGCGTTAACGGGAAGAATGGTATTGGTGGGTTTAGAACGAAGTGTAACACCGGCAGGAATAATACGATCTGGATCTCCTGTTACAAGACACACCAAATTAGTTCGATTATCTACTTCTTCTACCTCAGCAGCCGCTGCTACATGATCAAAGTCTAAAGTGTTAAATGGAGGGACTGCGGCAGCGTTCACCCTAAGCGTGTTATTAGTTAAATCCACCAAATCGATAGACACATCTTCTTGAGAACTAGAACCTTCCCCCAAACGAACAACAAACGGAGTTGCAAAATCCATGGCACCCGCATCATTAATAGGGATGGAGGTGTCTCCCGCCTGTACATAAGAAACAATAAACGATCTGGGGAGTTCTGTGTCTAAAAATACCACGTCACCCGCTGACGCAAAAGGAGGCAGGCGTACTAAATTATAAGCAGCCGCTCGCTCATCGAGATCTCCACCGGAAGCGTTTTTTATAAAAAACGAGTTTAATACGGCAAGCATTTGAGAATACTGCTCAGCATCCTCATAAGCCAATGCCTCAAGAATAGTGCGAATAACACTACCCACATTAAAATCAGTTAGATTCGTATTGAAATGTACGTAGTTAACTGCGTCATTTAGAATCTCTTCTGTTGTTCTCGGCTTAAATAACGGCATCTACTTACACCCTCATATTAAATTCAACAGGCACGTTAGGCAGCGACCCAATGATATTTACGTGGCAAGCGATATTAGCTCGATCACCGTCTAAAGTTATAGTTAAATCGCTCAAATCCTCTACCCGACCATCACTCAACATCGTATCGTTAATGGATAGGTATAGATTATATTTTAGTGAGCGTGTAGCTTTTTCCCCTACTACTGAAACGATCCCAAAATTAGGATGTAGGAACAACGATCCCCGAGGTACGTTAAGTTTAATATCTAACGCCTGGAGCATATTGTCTTTTCCGTCTACAACCTCTAAATCACCCGTAGGAGAAATTGAAAAATTGAATTTAGGAGTTCCGTTGAATCCTCCCTTATTATTTAATTTAAGATCTCTCCCTAAAAGCTCTTCGTAGACATTTAAATTAGGCTTGTAAGGAAGCTTTGTATAAATATCTTTTGGGATTGGCTTAGGATCCATCGGTAAAATAAGAGAATCACCAGGACCTTTGATAAATTTGGACTTCTTTGAGGGAACAGCGGTTATATAGGGCGGCTTTAAGTTGTTATAAGCAATAACCCAATCCTTCCACGCCAAAGGAACCCCATTCAAGGTTAGAACATCCTCTAGAGTAGGAACATTTGTTGTCTTATTTCCAGGGATGATAGCATTTTGAGTGGCTGCAGGCGCATCCCCGTAAGTCCCCCCAGCGTTAAAATCACTAGACGAAGAGTAGTACGTTTTATTGGATGCAAGTTTATTTGTGGTGGGCGCTGCCATCTTCTCTGAGATTACCCTCAGCGCCTCCTGGCTATCTCTAATGGCATTTCTAAGAATGCTTTCTGCACTAAACAAATTATCTGAGAAGAATTTGGTAAGGTCAGAATTCGCATCCTCACCAAACATTGCTGGAAACTCGTCTTCAACTTGTTTTCCAGCACGTATTAATTTTTGTGCTGTTGTAATCACCCCCACCAAGGGAAGAAAGAGCATACCCGCAGCACCCGTAGCGGCTGAAGACATCTTCATAAAGCCCTGCGTCGTGTCTGTCATAAACTCACTTAGCTCAGCCACGTTTTTTGTATAAGCATTGAGTACGCCATTTTTAAGACCTAAATTCGTACTAATCGTTTTGATAAAAGGGAGTCTTTCAAAAAGAATTTGGGCTGTGCGCAGTGCGGAAATGAAGAAGTTTGGGCTGTCAAAGCGAGGATTAATCGTATTGGTAATAGAGGAGAAGTGAACCTTCTGAGTAAGGGTGAGGCTAATACTGTAATTAAAAGTAAACGGAGAACCCGCATCCCGAGACAAGGAAAAATCAGTAGGTTCACAAAACCATGTCTCCTGCTCTTTGCCGTTATACCAAACCAAATAAGTATTATACGCCTGTCCCGCGTCTTTCTTTAGATCACTATAATTCCTAAATAAATTACGTAATTTAATGAAATTTAGAAATCCAGTGGGCTCTCCAATTTCATGAGGGATCGTATGGTCCCCTCCGCTGGTTGATGAAGGGAGTCCGGGTCGATACCCTGTTGTTCCTGATATTGAAAGGGTGCGGAGCACAACACCTTGAGATTCAGCATAAATTCCTGAAGCTTGAGTGGGGACAATATGCGTAGCAAAAGGCTCTGACAGAGAAATAGATCGTGGGTTTATATTGAAGAAGTAACTAGAGACGTTAGCGATCTCGTCACCCCCGGTTAAAGAATTAGTTAAATCAAAACCGAGTAAACTTCCTATGTTTACATCCACCCAACCGCCAAATAACAAACTGTTTCTAAACTTCAAAAGTGAAAACCCGTACAGGTTTTCGTTCTCTCCAAAATTAGTAGTGTTGCCGCCGCCAATATTAGTAACAGCAATAGATTGATGATCTCTAGAGATGCGCGTAGCGGTTCGAGTGTCAAAAATATCAATGGCTTTAGGTTTAAAAAACTCTAAAAACCCACCAAAAGCTGACCCTGCTAACCCCTTCTCCACAACAGAAGAAATACTAGTAAGAATACCGTCTTTTGTAGGTATCATTCGTAATCCGTGCCTCCACAAAATTTATTTAACGCATCATTGATAGACGCATAAATCTTTGGCTCTAAACACTCTCGTATAAGGCTAATCACATACTCACCAGACAAACCCGTTTCTTCGCGCAGTGTTTCGAGAGCCTCTTTAGGCTCTTTGTTTAAAATATCAGGTAAAATCTTAGCCAAAATCTTCACGTTGGGGTCTTCTAAAATAGCTCCTACTTTATCGCCGTACTCTTTTACACTGTCCCCCACCTTCTCCATTAAGGTTTTCTTCTTAGCTTCCGCTTTATCTATTTTCCCTTCTGCAAGAGCAACTTTAACCAAATTATCTGCAGTCGGATCCGCAGCATACTCAGCTAAAGCCTCTTCATATAGCTTATAATATCCGGGAGACTCCTCGTCCCCCTCCACACCGTCTAATTGCTCATTAACAGCCTCTAGGTCTTCTATGGCGGCTTTAACCCCTGCCTCTGACCACTCGTCGCTATTAATAATTTTTTCAATATCTCCCGTGAGAAGTAAATGGATCACTGCGTTGTTCACTTTACTTAACGCTTTAGTAGTACCGGGCGGGAACAACGCCGTCCCTCTGGGAGCCTCATTAGCCGCAATATAACCTTCTGACTCTTTTAACGCTCCTATAATTGGGGTGGCAAGAGCACTTTTTAGCATATCTGCAGACAACAGCCCCATGTAAGTCCCTACAGCTTCCGCAATACAAAGTGCAACTTCAATAGGTCCAGGAAACACCCCTAGCTCATCTAATAAAAACGTATCTGCGTCAGGCGATAAGACACTATCGGCAGTGGTTGGGCCACCCAAATACACATAATCTGTCCCGCTTGTAATAACCCCCTTAGCAAAAGTAGGGAGAGGCAAAGCGTCTACTAAACTAAATGCAAGCGCAGCGGTTTGGACTGCCCCCTCAGGGGCCTGACCAGCCATTACACTTGCAGCGGTTCCCAAATACATTTTTATCGTGCTTAAGTACTCAAAAATATCCCCGCCGGTATTGGACGGGTATATCTTTACCGAGTCCCCCTCTCTAGCGGCTCGCATTTTGCCGCCATGTGCCGCTTGAATATTAACAGGGTGTACCACATCACACGTAATCGGATCCCGATCAGTGAATATCTCTACCGTCTCCGATTTAGAGGTTAGTACAACTTGTTTATGCGCTGCCAGAGTAAGACTTCCCCCCGCCAACTCATCTTGGTTAAAGGTATTCGGCCCACGACCCCCATCTCCAGCAACCAACTGAATATCAGACTTAGTACTTACAGTAATTTTACCGGCTAAAGAACTACCCCGAATTTGTCCCACATGACCCGTATGACTATTAACTACAGGGGTCGCACCTGCTGATTTGCAATCAACAACTAAGTCCCCATTGTCGTGTATGTCTACATGGCAGCCGTTGTAATGATGTTTCGTAACCTTCCCCTCTCGTCGGGTCGGGGTTTTTCCACCTATCGGACTATTAAAGAATTTCACAACGTAAGGAGCAGTAGGATCTCCATTAATAAAACTAATAAGACACCAACTTCCGTCACTTGTTTGGCTGTCGGTCGAAGAATTATTCTCAGGAGTTGGGACGGTGATCCCATAATCCAAAGGACCACTTATTGATGGGAGGATTAAACAATTTCTATAAATAGCCTGAGCAGATTTATTGCCTCTAGGGACAGTTATAGAGCGAACGTCACAATATAAATGGTCACCTTTCTCTTTAAAAGCTTTTAGAGTAGCTCTCCAAAGATCCGTTAACGCAGGACCGCCAGCTGCTGGCTCTTTGTCAGTGCTTAAACCTGAATCCGCACTAGTCTTGTTTAGACGAGATATATTATCTTCGTCATCTGCATAATAAACGCGCTGAACTATGCCCAATATGGCATAGGGCATATAATCTTCTGCATCCACTTCAGACCCTACCTGATCTGAAGGAATAATTAGCCCCGCTGAGTCTACAAAGCCTCCTGGCGCAGAATCTTGCCCCCTACGTATACGAGTAGGCATTTTTAAAAAACCTTCTTTAGAAAATCGTTCATAAGAACTCTTACTGATTTACTTCTAGATTTAGGTTTTATCACTTCACCTGTAAATGTTCCTGCGTAAGGGTAAGCCTTACCGTCCTCATCCTTTCCTGTCTCAAATACTTGCCCTAAATGTTGGCGCGGAGAATCATTAGCCTTCACATTAGGGGTGGGCGGGATATAATCTAAAGCGGTCTCCGCAGACATAGGCTGTCCACGACTTACACTAACCTGTGTTGCCAAGTGACCTGGATAAGTCCACGTGTGTCCTACTTGTTCCACGTAAAACGATAGATTTAATTCCGGCCTGTCCAAACGATACCCTGGACGTATCCCCGGCAAACCTCGCACGCTTATAGATCCTGTCAAATACTCATGGTTATGCTGGTTCCACATATCTAACATAACGTTCCATTTCATAATCATGGATTTTTGATTCCAAAAATCATTTGAAATGCCTAGAAAAGCAGGGTTAACAAAATCAGTAGTTATCTTAGATGCTCTAACCCCAAAACGATGAATACTAATAGGAGTTACGATGGGTAGCTGATCAACAAAGTAAAGTTTTTGGGCGTCTGAACCCGCTAATTTAGGAAAAAGTTCTGCTATATTAACGAGCCCGTGGTCACCTCGTGAAAATGACTCGTTCATCACATCCTGAGATTTAACTTTTACGAAGTCTAGAATATGCGCCCTTGTTTTTTTACCGCCCAGTATATTGTTACTCATCGACGTTAAATTTGAATCAGCGCCTAAAACTAAATGAGCAGCCGTACTCATATTCGTGCCGCTGCCCGTACTTTCATATATCGATTCCCCTGCTACGTTCCTCACTCCACTGGCACTCGCGTCGTCTGTAGAAAATGCCTTGAACGATGCTTTATACGGTTCTCCGGCTTTAGGATTGTTGGTGGGTTGTATTACGCCTAATATTCGCTGCACTCCGCCCTGTTTATTCTCCACCGTGACACGTCCCCCGTCCGGTGATCTAAAAACAGGTTTTGGTAACGCAAATATGGTTGAAAAAGCACGTTCCCCAATCTCTAAAGGTACCTCCTTGCCAGTTTTATCTTTGGTAGGTGATAATCCCAAAATGTTTATCTGTTTCTCACTTCCGCCGCTCATTACAACTTGCGACTTATCCAGGTTTAAACCTGGAGAATTCTCAAGTTTTTCAATAAATACAGCCTGATCAGCGGCTTGTTTCTTAACCGTTTCAACCTTCGACTTAGTACTGGGCGTCGTTTTTATATTAAGAAGTGGTCCTACCAGAGCAGGCGCGACTCCTGGAAGACCAGATAGTAAACCTTGTATAGGCGCACCCACAAGGGTGTAGCCTTCTACAGCAATATCAAAAAACCCACCTGTTATTAGATTTAGCTCCGAAAGAGTCGTTGATTGTTTTAAGGGTTGAAAAGATCCACTACCTACCTTGCTTAACGCGCCCTTAACTTTATTTAAATTTTCTGCTGTTGCTCTTAATCCTCTAAACCCTTGAGTTGCGCCTGTAGGGGAGAGTATGGCCATATAAAGTTGGTCGCCTGCAGGGATCTTCGCACCCTGTGAATTAAAAGGTAACTTGCTCGACACAAATTCCTTTGCAAGAGCGCCTATTTTTATAGTGGATATGTTATCTGGTGACGAAATTAAGTTCTTAGGTTGTCGGTAATTAGTAAACGGTTTCTCTCTCAGCACGACTGCCGGGACCATCGGTATGGCTCCATCGAGCGGAATACCCAGTCCATCCGTCCCACTCGCGGAAGTATCTTCAAAATTAGCAGCGGGTCGTAGATCAAAAAACAACTCGTTAATGTCTGTGTTTGCATTCTGATAGCAGGCTCCCCACAAAGAGCCACTAAAGTAGATGTAATTAAAGTTTCCGTAATACCCGTCTACGTCTTCTAAATAATCTAAACTTAAAATATTAAAGATAGTCTTCGCAGGAGCCACCTCGCCACCCGCATCCGCCCACATATTTACAGACGGGAAGAGATCTGGATCGTTGAAATCATCCTTCACCCCCCGTATTTCAGCTATGGACTCTTGTAACTGAGTCATTAAAACGCCTTTAACACCCGTCTCAACCGGAAGACTTGAAGAAACTCCCATGTAGGATAGTCCTTTGAGCCCAGTACTTATTTTAAAATAAGTATTAGAAACAAACGTCTCAGCCCACTTTACGTCCCCACTTTTAAATTTTGGGAGGGATATTGACATACGCGCCTTGGCTTTCGGAGACACTGTACTAATGGCGGCTAGGAATGCCGTCTGAAATTCTTGAAATTTTGTCTGGTTAATTGCGGCAATCCAAGAGTCTCGACTGATGTTCCCCTCCAGAAAAAGTTGTGTAGTGTCTAATTCGAGACCCGTAGGCTTTATTTTACCTTTAAAACCTTTTACGGCTGCGAGGATTGTCGCCTGCTCACCTATTGTGATCGCGGACATAGCACTCGCACTAAAAATAAGCTTACTGTCTAAATCTGTAGTATTTTTTTCCAGTGTTACAGAGTGAGTTGCGTCGGGTAAGACCTCCTGGTAATGGGCCGGTAGGATAAATTGTCCCCCAAAGCCCAATAAGCGCATTAAATTCCTTAGAACCAGATCTCGCGGTGTCCCTCGTGTGGCAATACCTTTTGAGAATAAAGACATCCCCCCGAGATTATTTTGAAAATCTTTCCTAACAACATCTTTTTTGGTTCCCGCTTGGGTAGCTACGAGGTGCGGATTGTTATAAATCTGAGTCTGCTTAATCGCCTTATCAAAGGCTGAACAAGTAAGCGTGTAAGACGTTAATTTACCGCCTGATCCGTCTACAGTTACCGATTTATTAACTGTGTCGATATAACCGAAGAAAACACGAACATTCCCCTTGTTATATCTATCGACATCGTTTCGATGAAGATTGAAATATACGTTTACCAAGTCCCCAGCAGCAACAATATCTTCAATGTGCTGTACAGCCGGAAGGCTGATACTCGCTTGACCCCCTCCGGTTAGATGGGTGTCTACGCTGACCTGTGTAATATAAGGGGAAAGATCAATACGCTGACCCTTCAATCGCTGCCCTCGATCATGGGTATCAACGATAACCATGCAGGTGGTCCTGCTTGACCCTTTGGTGTTTACGTCTGGACCGTTAGCAGTCATTTATACTTCTCACCGTCATCTAGCTTATCATTCTTCGAGGAGGCCGTTGGTGGTCTCCCAAAGAAGCCTGCGGCTTACCTAATAACTTTCTAATAAGTTCTTTCACAATTCCAGAAACGCCCTGTATCTCTCTTTGTATAATAGTTTCCAGAGGAACCCCATCCATCGCCTTCTTTAACTCCTTCATTAGATCACCGAAGAGTTCTTTAAAACCAGTCGCAACCGCAGTACCTCCTAACACTTGGAAAGTCCTGATAAGCTCAGCAAGATTTTTAATACCTTCCGTTCCGCCAGGGATGTTAGCCAAGGTAGCTAAACTTCTGTGGTACTCGTTGAGGACGGTAATCATCTTAGGGTCGATACCCATCATTGCTTTAGTGCTCGCAGCCCCTACCTGAGCAGCAGTTTGTTGAGTACCTCCCGGCTGAGCTATACTGCCTCCGCTGAATAAAGATTGCATAACGGTGCCAGCCTTCGTTATTCCCATATTACTTAAAGCTTTTCCTAGTATTATGGACTGCATGTCGCTGCCTGGGAACTCAACGGCTGTTTGGACACCCAGTAATTGTGCAGCCTCCGTGCGGTTATTCTCTTTAAACTTCAAATAATCTGCATAACTACGACGACGTACAAGATTAGGATTAACGCCCATCTTCTCCGCCATCGCTCTAGTAGCTGCTAAATTTGGATTTCCTAAACCCAACGCCCTTTGTACAAAGATTTCCCCTGACTCTCCTCCCCCCGGATTCGCAGCTATACCAACAAGTTGCTGTGCTGTTTGCGCTGCTGCTGTGGGAGAAAAAGCTTTATTTGAAAGGGTTTGAACTAAATTTTGAAAGGAAGTTGTCTGACCCGTATTGGCACTACCAGTAATGGCTACCTGCTGCTGCGTAAACCCAGAGATAGCTTGGAGTAGAGATTCTATCCTATGTATGAATGCTGGCGTTTCTCTCCCAAAACCTGCATTTCCTACACCACTTTCGATACGTTGGAGCACCCCAGCGATTGCATCGGCACCCATGCCGCCGCTTCGCAAAGCTCCTGCAGCGCCTATGACATTTCCCATCGGCTGACGTAAGCGGTTACTCATCGCTTGAATCATGCCCTCTTGTGGACCACCACCCCCGATAGCTCGCGCTACAGATTCTCTGTGGGACATGGTTTGCATCACGTCGTAGCCGTGCTTTAAACCAGTGTTAGCCATTCCCCTGACTTGACCCCTGTTGCGCCCTATAAAACGACCCCCTCGTTCTAACTGCTCTTGCATGGCCATGGATTGTTGGATGTACTGGGTACCGAAGCCCAACCCCATATGCACCGCGCCCTCAACCATAGGACGAACAACATTAGAACCAAGACCGCTTACCGCACCACCCAATCCTTTCATAAGTCGTGAAGCAATGGGTAGCTTCTTAAGTACGGAACCCGCGCCCCCGGTTAAACCGCCTGCTGCGGAAAAAGGAAGTTGGGCGAGAGAGCCTGCCAACATAGGAAGACCATAACGTAGAGGGGACATTGCAGTTCGAGCAAACTGGGAGCCAAAGGGTTGAGCACCACCACCTCCGCCACCACCGCCAGCTTGTCCTGTTGATGCTCCTAACGCTTGACTAATGCGAGCGCCGCTAACTACCCCTGGGACAGAGCTTGCGCGTTGGATAGTACTTGAAAGCTTGTCGAAGCCTCTTTTAGTCTCGTTTATCTGGGTAAGCGCAGTGCGTAAATTTCCGGTGAAGCTTGTAGCCCAACCCGTGGAGGATTTCTGTAGATTGTTTAAAGATTGCTGTAACTCTTCTAAACCACTCTTAACCCCTTCAATGGTACGGCTAAGTTCCGCTACGACGGTCGGTTTTCCACTAGCCATTAGTAGTTATCCGAAAACGTTTCTATGTCTACGTTCTTTGCCAATTCCAGTTCTTCAGGGCTCATAATCTCTCCGCGTTCAACTTTCTGTTTATAGACTCGCTGACTCCACTCTAAAATCTCCTTCGCGGCATCTTCCGATAAGTCCTCTAACAAGTTCGGCATAAGCCCTTGAGAGATTTCACGCTCCCACTTATCGACCATCGGATCACCAGTTCCTGCACTAAACGGCAGATCTAAATCACGTAGAGCACTTTTATTGTCGCTATAAAAGTCCTCAAAAAACTCAGTCAGCAAGTCAAAGAGCGTATACGCTTTAAACTCATCCGAATTTCTCGATCTTTGGTACTTTTTTGTCCACCAGATCCTCAAGAGTGCTAACGGATCTCCCTCCCCCTGTAGATTCATCGCTGCTTGAATCTTTGCTGCTTCCAGCAGGTCCTTCTTCTTGAGATGCTTGCTGTGGGAGGTGAAAGTCGGCCTCAAAAGAAGCCACCTCCTCATAAACCACTCGCAACAGTTCTAAATCTGAAACGTCGCTTGGGTTAAACCAGTCAGGAGATTGAATAAGGGATACTTGACAATGGGCTACCATCTCATTGAGTAGGTTGGTGGTGGCATCTACCCCACGACCTTGAACCTCATCATAGACGTATCCCCCTGACAATTGAGCTTTAACAAGTCCAATCTTAGAGAGATCTCCCACCGTTAATTTCTTAGTAGTAAAAGTCCCTGCAAAGGTCTCTTTAAGAATTTTAGAATAAAAGTTGATACTAAAACTTTTAGTTAGCTGCATTATAAACCTCTTAATTTAATACGTTTTATTTAAAAATAACTATCTACAACGTAGATTCGTCAGCTTGCCGTATCGCAACAAACGAACAGTTCTCCGTCACTACACCACGCGCAGAAACATCAAACGTCTTACTTGCGGCGCGTACCTTGTAAAACTTAGCCATGATCGTCCCTTGTGGGAACTGATCTACACCTTTGCCGGGGGCTAACTGAATAGATGCTGACATCGACCCATCCGTAAGAATATTTTCAAACTTAGGAAAGATGGAGATGCTCTCTGCGTCCGTATCACCCTTACCCGTATAATCTTTAAGGGGAGACCCAATTAAACGGAAGAATGCCGCACTTAAGGAAGTACGATAGGCAACAGGCACATGCTCTCGAACTTCAAGAAAGTCCAAGGTGTCTACAGGTGAGTAATCAACTGCCTCTTCACCGCTGACACCAGCACAAAAACCAATTGCTCGGTTGTTGAGAAAAAATTTGGCTCTTGCACCACTAAAAATTTCGATAGCCATAACAGACTCCTACGACAAGGTTAAGAATAGTTTCGTGTTAATTTTAGATAAGGTCAAGGTTACATACCAGGGAATAGACTCGTAGGAACTGAGCTATTCCCTGACACGATAGGAGGAGGATAACCCCCGACCCTAGTTCTTCCTGCTCTACGGAGCAGGATTAGTGTGTGCGGTCACTGCAATCTCAGTCAATGTAAGCAACTGAGCCATATCTTTAGAATCAATGGCAGAGGCATACGGTAAGAAGATTGGACCACTTTGCCCTGGGGAAAGCTGTACAATCATACCAGTGGTTGCACCACCAGCCGGAAGAGCAACCGCTAAGGTTAAAGTACGGCTACCACGTGCCCGAGTGAAAGTACTCGTGTGGACCAGTAACGGTTGGGCAAAGGCAGTACTGTCAACACCTGTCTCGGCATCTAGAATTTCAATTATGCCTGCTAAAGGAAACGGAACGTCTCCAGCAGCCTCATCCCACTCTAAGGTGATTGTAGTAGCAGCAATTGCTTCATCCTGAGCTAAAAGAAGTCGTTTACCGATAGAGCCAAAGCTACCCATTAACTTCTCTTCTTGGGTTAAAGATAAGCGAGCGGTTCCGCCCAACTGGTCAATAACCCCGAGACAAGCAGCAACCATAACAGGACCTTGGTCACCCAAACCTTCCTGAGACGCACCTGTTAGAGGATTAGAGGTAGAATTACCTGCAGCATCTACGTTGTTAGGTACCGCTACAGCATTAATCTTCTCTTGGACGAAGGTGCAAGCGATATTTAGAGTGTCACCAGCACCAGCGGCTGACGGCGTTAAAGAAACTCCATCAACAACAATAGGAAACAGTGGACTAGTCACTGTCTCGCCAGCAGCATTAACTGCGATAATCTGCTCTAAACCGATCACTACATTAGCGCCCGCTGTGTTTGAACTAATACGTGCAGTAACTCCAGCAAGACCTGCTGTGACATCGCCTACAAAAGTAACCGTGTCGCCAACCAAAGTATTTACATTAGCAGTTGACCCAATATCCAATGTAAAAAGTGGAGCAGCAGCAGTTGTAATTGCAAACGCAGCCGGGTTGGTACAAACACGTTGGTAGAGATCTACTAACGTAGCTACATCACCTGCGCCAGTAGGAGTCCAACCGCCTGCAGTAACGTCCATACTCGTGGAAATACCATCGGGACCTACGCCAAACGGAACAGCCACGATAGAGCCTTGGTCATAAGCGTTAGCGAGACCCGCAGCAAGTATTAACTTTTGGTTTTTAGACGACAGAACGACAATTGACTCAGTTACCGTATTGTCAGTAGCGTCAAACAAAGTAATCGTAGTACCTGGGCGAAATGGCGCTGCTTCAGAAGCACTTCCTAGCGTAATCTCTTGTTCGCCTGCTAGAGCCGAAGCCCCCAAATTACCTGTAACGGACCACCCAGGGGAGTTAGTCATGAGGGGCCATGCTCCTCCAGTAGTCAAAAGACCACTCTCACCCTGTAGCGTATGGCCGCTACCATTCATGTACTTCTGACGCATGGTCAGGAAAAATTCTCTATTCGCACCGTTAATTGCTGGCATGTCTAATCTCTCCTATGCACTGATAACCGGTAGTTGCGCAAAGATCTCGAACGTCATAAAGTTTATACCCATAGTTGGGAAAATCTCAAAACGAATTGTTGCAATATCACCAGAGATTGTAACTTTTAAATCTCTGAAAGCATCGATTTCTTGCCCGGTAACCGGATCATTACTTTTAGTGATAATCTCTAAATCATCACGGTAAATTGTTAATTTCGAAATTACAGCGTCTTTCATATTAACGGCTGTTGCGGGAATTGCTTTTGTACCAACAAACGTATTTTCAATAAAAGTACGAAGGTCATAAGCAATGTAATTCAACTCATAGTTAACATTTCGATCTGTGAATGCAAGATTGTCATTCTGGATAAAGGTGCTCAGGTTCCGAACAATACGGAATCCGTTGCTTACCTTCTCAGAGAACAACACTCCATTCTTCAACATCATCGTAGCGTCATCTACGTCGAGGGGATCGGCACTTGCAGGACTCGTAATATCTATAGCCCGTACAAACTTAAACGTCAGTGGAGTACCTACCGGAGATCCAGCCTGCATACCTGCAATAGCCGCTGCCAGCATGTGAGAACCAAATTCTGTTCTTACACCCTGAGCATTAATACGAGTGGGCTTTTGGTACACCAAAGCCATATTTCGGTTAGCGATAGCGTTGGCTTGCGTGACTACATCAGCTAATGCCGTCGCTGCAACAGGTGGGTCAAACGCTGCAATTCCATCAACTTCGTTTTTAAACGCTCCAGCACCATTAATAGTGTGTTGCTCTAATAGAGCGTGGATACTATCAATAGTAACGCCACCAACGCCTGTACTAAACAACGCCACAGCAGTATCGTGACGATGCTTAATTAGCTGATCAAAGGCATTAGAAATAGTTTGGAAGGTGGAAGCGCCTACGGTCGCACCAGCTAAATTGTTTATGACACCAAATACGGGAACACCATCTCCGTTGGACACTGGCGCTACACCACTTGCGTCTCGCTCAGCACTCATCAACAAACTTTGAGCATTAATCGTGTCGATTAAAATTGCTAAATTATCTAGTAAACGATGCCGTTTAAGACTGTTGCCTGCTGAATCCCAGGTGTTATTAAACACTTGGTTAAAGTCAACAAGAGCGTCTACAGAAGGAGAAGTTGCTGTAGGAGCCGCAACAGTATTAGTGCCGTTAGTAACATCCGTCGTTAATCGAGTACCTGTCGCCAACATAAAATCGAATCGGTCAGTAGTAAGATCACCACTACGACCTAATCCAACTCTAGCGTTCCATGCAGTTTTTGTAGGATCAATATTACCTGAGGCAACCTCAGTATTGGTGGAAGAAGCATTAATACCAAGTTTGATTCGGTTTACTAAGGTAGAGACTGAAATGCTCCCGCCTAAAGGAAACTCATAATACTCAACATAACCTACACCGGCAATTCCAGCACCGCCTGCGCCACCTCCAGGAACAATTACCGTACCACCGCCATCATCCTCACCAGTACCGGGCATAACCTCTAAAAAGAGTTTATCAGCAGCGCCGCGAGTAGCTGTAGTTGCACCACCTTGAATACGCGCTTGAGCACCACAATCATTATCGCTGTCTGTCGCGCTGTGCGCTGCTTGCGCAGCAGCGTTAATAAGCATGATTTGAGACGTACCATCGGGCTGCGTGTCCCAATCATCATGTACTTCTAACTCAATTTCTAAGTTATCGGCCCCAACACCTGGAGCGACTGCGCCTGATGACCCGGCGTTGTTAATACGACGAATTTGACCCGCTCCGGTACCTGCTACAATCTTTAAATAGCACCAGCCTTCAGTAACCAAAGCGTAGTTAGCAGCCCAATTACCAGCAGCTAAATTTAATAAAGGATCACCCGCAACTGAACCACTGGTATCTCGGGCACCATTCATCACTACCGTGTTAGCAGTGCCTGAAACTGCTCGGAAAGGGCCTACAACTTCACGAACAACCTCAAATGTAGCTGTGGCTAAGTTTGCAGCAGTAATTTGAGAGCCGTCATTCTCGCTGAAGTCCGCATCAAGCTCAATTACTGTATTTACGCCACCAAACGCAATCGTTCTAATTCGAGACATCTGACCGGTAACAAACTCAGCGGTAGCAGTTCCACCCGCCTTCATACGAACAAAGTTACCGACCGCAGCACCGGTCGTAATATTTCCTGTTATAACAAGTTCATCAGGGGCTGCAGAGGACACCACGGTGTGTACACTTGCGCCAGCATCCGTCTCACGCACTGTAGGGGCGCTAGGACCACGGTATTGGACATTCATCAGGGGAGTGCCACCAATACTCGTAAACGTCTCTGTAGTGCCGCTCCCTGCGTCTATAAGCGTTACATCCATTTTATTCTGAAATGGGTCGGCTGCTGCAGCCGTTTGATTCACTTCAATACTTAACTGCTCAGCCGCTTTACCGAAGGTGCGCGACGTGACGGTCATTGCATCATTAGCAGTGGGCTGATCAGATAAAGTAACAGACGAAGCAGTACTTTGATTTGTTTTTACAGCCAGTATTTTCTGTGCGCCGCCAGGGATCCGTGGATCAGTAGATGGTCGGAATACAAAGTCGATTGCATCCGCCAAAGGACCGCTCTTAAACATCTGAACTGCAGAGTTCGGATTAATGAACTCATGCACTTTAGGGCTCAGAGCAGAATTTGGTTCTCCTGAATCAGCTTCGCCAATCAGCCCCACAATACCACTGGTACCGCCAGAGACTTGGGCAAGATCACTTGCGTCAATTTTTGTTAAACCACCGGGGTGGAAAATGGTTACGCCGTTAAATGTAATAAACCGTGCCACGAGTCATCTCCTAGAGATTAGCAAAAATTTCTTTCCACCGATCTGCTGTTTCTTGTGTGTAGCCCTGACTAGTAGCCAAAACTACTAAAGGCTTTAAGTGCCTTGGTTTCGTACCCACACTTTTCAAATATTTTTCCACTCCAATAACTGGCTTAGACTTGAATACTACAGCAGGCTTAGGTGATTCAACCTTTTCAACTTTTTCTACTTTTTCGACCTTTTTAGAAACCTCAGGTTTTTTCTCGCTGAAAGATTTCTTTTTAGTCGTTTTTTTAGTTTTCTTAACCATCACAGCCATCCTTATACTATGAAATCAAAATTGCGTTATCTAAAACAGTTATTTGAGAGTCTGGGTTTGTTATTTTTACGCTTTTTAAGCCTGCAGTAGCGTCACTATCTACGCGTAAAGTAAACTGGACTTGGCTCGATCTTTTAAACACAGATACTGATGCCCCACTCAAAGATGACGAAAACGGGTTTGCCACGGTTATTGTACCCGCATTACCCGGTGTGGAACTAATTATTCTTCGTCGTTCTGCATAAGAATCATGAGTTTTGGGACCTGCGACTTGCATAAACATACCCTCGGACAAATTTGTGGGTACCACCTGAGGGCTATCCGCATGATATTTTAAAGAGGTAGAGTCCGCTTGTCCAAGGAAAGTTGAGGTAAAAACGGTATCTACGCTCTCGTCTAAAAATTGAATATCAGAAACGTCGTAGTTGTCCGAAGATCCTGGAAGATCGGGATCATAAACCGACACAGACAAACCGTACTGGAAATTAAAGCCCTTAATTAAAAACTTACTAATCTTCAAGGTCCCTATTACATCAGTAAGTGACATCAAGGACCTCCCCCGAACCCAGCAGGAAGCTCTTCTATACTCTCAATGTGAGGCTTTTGCCCTAAAGCCAGAATCCCCACCTCTTTTTTATCTGCTCGTTCAATATCAAGTACAAACGACGTTGCTAAAGCCTCTAAATCAGGCTCTTTTCCGTCGTAAACCAAGAAATAGTCAGCAAAGTACATAAAGCTTAAAGACAACCCTCGCATAAAGATAAACGTAGGTTGTTGTCCTGGTTGGGGCAAAAAGTCCGTCCCACTTAATTTCATTTGGAACATGCCATTCATATCGAACTTAGCAATATTCCGTAAAATGATAAATCGGATGGCGTGGTAGAGCAGAATAGTGAAGTCCTGATTATCTGTCATTATCTGCAGCATGTAACTGCAAGAAAACCCCGATCCTTTATGTTCTTTGTAAACCGGTTTAGATTTATCAAACAGCCGTCGAGGTTCCCCTGATAAATTACCAGTGTAATCTACGTCTGTAGCCTCCACCCCTGGCTCATAAAAGAATTCACGGGAGCCCACTAAACCGTTGTCGTAATCTGTGCCTGCTCCTAAGAGATCTCCCAGCACTGTAAGGGACTCATCCTCTGCCCGAAGTAAAATAGCAACACAAGGGAACTGACTATCTTCTCGGGGATAGTTTAAGGTGATATCCACGGGAGTGTCGGCAAGTAACTCACTAAACTGCTGCGCATATGATTGCGGAACACTCTTAAATAACTGATCTGCTTTCCAAGGATTCTGACGTAAATCACGGATCCCTTGTACAAGAGCTTGCTGAATAAGTATTTCAGGAATCAAGCTCATTTTAAATCCACCTGGGTTTGTCCGTTATCACTGAATAAATCCTCAATAAATGAATCTCTATTCAGTTTAATAAACTCAGTTACAGCGTTACCCAATAAGCGGGCTCGAATACCAGGATGTCTCCAGGTAGATGCGGGGGTAAGGGTGGCTGCTGAAGCCCCAGTCCCTTTGTAATAAACCTTATCTACATTCTTAGGTCGCATTGTTGTATTAGCTGATGTTCGAGAAAACATGCCCAAAACCCCTGATTGGATCTCGGTATAGGCTTCGTCAGGGGGCATATCGTCAATAACGCCTTTTAAGGATGCTATGGACGCATTAAAGGCTGTTCTGTGGGAAGTGGTGGTAACGTCGGCGGGGCGCTCACCGTCGTGAGTAGTTCCTCTTTCCCCACGCTTTTGACCTTTAAAGACATCTAGGGGAATAACCGCCTTAGCTTTTCCGCGCAAGAGGGTACGAGTCATGTCCCAACTGTCTTGACCAAATTCTAAAAGATCGGCCAACGTGTCAGGCATTACACCTAATTCAACCCTGTCACCGTGCTCAGACCAATACGCACTTTCTAAATAACGCTCTTGTGTAGAATTACTAAACTCACTCTTTACTAAGGTAACCCAGTAGTCCATAGCGGCAGCAATGAGCGCCATGCTTCGGGCCTTAACCTGCATCTCAAAATAGGGCTTATCAAATACAGTGTATTCTTTCAGCTTATCAGGAGGTATGAGTTGTATGAGTTCTGACATTATTTATTAAACACAAACACGGGTGATTGATCTTCTGGAGGCATAAGAAATGTTCTGTGCCACTGTAATTTACATTCCTTACTGCAAAACGACACACGCCAACGCTTAACGCTCTTCTCCCCGCATACCTTGCACGTCAATTCAAATGGTTTAACGACTTGTACCATTACGCGCTAACCCTCGAATTAAACTCTAATTTCTCTTCGATACTTTCATCAATGGGATTTCTTAAATTAACAGCATGTTTCTTACGCAAGCCAATCCGATACCCTAAAGAGCCATCTTTGTCCCTGCGTGATGTCGGAGAGGTAAAAACAATCCACTCCAAATAAGCCATGTACTTAATACTATATCGCTTCTCTGTCTCAGGAGGATTCGTCCAAATGATTTTACGGGCGTCAAAATAAAAGTCCGCGCCTTCGTCGTAGACCACCCCATCCTCATCCTCTACATGAAGGGCTTTTGCCGCGACATAGTGAAGGCGATCCTCATTGGGTCCTAGTGAGTCGTTGTTAACGGACTCCACACCGCGCACAATTACTTGCCCGTCGTTAATGTTCTCGGGCCATGTAAAGGTAATCTTATCAAAATCAGCAGGAGGTTCTGCTAAGTTAGGAGAAACTGAAAGCAAGCAATCACCAGGACTTAAAAACCCAACCTCAGACAACTGCCGTCCGTAGCCAATACCTACAATAAGTCCCATGATCTGTCTGGGTTGGCGGAACAAAATGCCATTTTCACAACGTCTACAATTAAGCTTTCCACTTGCGCCTACAACAGGATCAGAGCGATCACCGCCCCTACAAGTACACGCTACACCAATCTCATGGATAACGACCTGACCACGGTTATTGATTAACCCATCTTGGAACTTGTGATTATCTGAGTAATCAACGCCCAAGCCTGTCTGTATATTGAGCCTGCGAGAGACTAAGCCGAGACTTTTATCACTCATAGCGCAAGCATCTGAGGGCCGCGATACCTATTACGAATCGCAGGTAAGTTTTCTCGTATCCAATTACGGTAATCTTCAATACTCGCACTGTAGACACCGTAAATAGCCGAAGACGTGTAGCTCACACTTTCAGACACACCATCTCTGGAAATAGATTGAGAACTATAACCACCCCTAAAGGCAGCACCAGCAGACGTTAAAATAGGAATGGCAGCATGACGACCTGTAAGCTCTAAAATATCGCCAGGGCAATCCCTAAGACCGGCTAACAAGTTATAATGCCAGAAGTTAGGAATGGGGGTTGCGCTTCGTAATGCCTCAACCCAAATCAACCCCATGAAGTCAAAAGCCACCTGTGTATTAAAAGGTACAAGCTGGGCATAACCACTTTGGGACGCAATCTCAATCCACTCGTTGTTGATCTGGACCACTCTAGTGTTGGCAACCGCACCGTAGAGTTGATCTACCCGCAATAAACTAGGATACGGGAAGTGGATATCTATCCACTGACCTGCATTTCTAGGATAGAACGATATTGGATTTTTAATAAAATCATAGTCTGAGTTAATAACTAGAGCGCCGCCGTTCCCAGAGAAGGTAAGTTGGGAAGGGTCAATATCTGTAACGATTTGAGTGGGCTCTACGTACACTTGAAGAAGTGTATTTTCTACATGATCTATAGAATCATTAATGTAGCGACGAAGAGTAACATCCGTAATTCGATCTTCTTCGATAAAGAGTTCTTCAGCAACGGAGCTTGCAGGAAGTGCATTGTAGTCAATTTTAACAACAACGTACTCAGCCCCCGGACCACTAGCAGGAAGCATGTACTCAGAATACATCGGACTCAAAGGGATTAAACGACCGTTATCCCAGGATAAAAATCTTAATCCCGAAGACTCCACCCCGTATTTCATAGGAAACCACGCCAACCTATGGTTCCTACTCACCTCTTTAATAGAGACGCCGGTTATTTGACGAGGGTTCTGCTTTGTAGCGCGTATATCTGAAGCTTGTAAATCAATACCGAACACCCAGTCAGTGCGCATTCTATTGACCGTAATAACACTTATATAAAAATCATCTGTGTCAGCAACTAAAGCTGGCGTAACTTTGTCATCAGCAGTTTGGTAAACTTTGACGTAGTATTCCCCACGACGAATTAAATTAATTAGATCAGCCGACAAAGCATCCCTGGTATCTATATACATATAAATACTGGGAGTAGGGGGTATAGGATCGTTTATCGATAAATTAAAATAAGCGTTTAAATCTACTGTAGTCGTTGCAACAACGACATCTCTATTGCGACGCCCCTTAACCAACTCAGCCGTCAAAGACATCGTACCGGCAGTATCCCCGCCTAAACGAACACCTGTAGCAGATACTTCAACGCGGATTATTGCGTTATTAACTTCAAACTTGCTGTACTCATCTTTATCAGCGACAGCAGTGTTTACAGCAGTAATCGCCATAATTACACCTCAAACAAGTTTGCAGACGTAGTACCGGGCACCACTAAGGTTCGTCTATAACCAACCTTAGGTATAACAATATCAACGGTAGCCCCTTGCAACACTGTTAGTTGAAAAAATCCATTTGCATCAGTGGTTGACGTAACCACTAAGTCTTCTACTCCAGCCCCTTGAGCAATCCTGGGTACCGATAACATGCGTGCTGAAACAGAAATATTTTGAACCGGATTCCCAGCCAGATCCACTATGTTATCTTTCAGTATGCAGGTACTTAACGTTGGAGGACTCTCTGTCTCCGCTGAGGTAGCCTTAATTACATCTACCGTCCGATCAAACTCACCAAATACAGCAGGGACGGCTGCGAGGGAATATACATCAATCGTATAAAGAAAACTGTCTAAAGCACTAAGCTCTGTAGGCGACAAAAGTAATGAATAGTAACCACCGGGACTATTAGTATCTACTTCGTACCACTCCACTAATGCCACTTTATCCCCTGCAGAAAATCCTGCCACTGCCGTAAGGGGTGTTGCCAATGTAATTTCTTTAGTAGCTGTAAGAACTGAAGAGATCTCTATCACTTCTGACGAACTTACATTAAAGATTTTAATCATCCCAAAATCGGGCGGGAATAAAGACGTATCCTCGACATAAAGTTTAGTAGCGCCGGTAAGTGCATCTGAGGTGAGTTCTGTTGTGTAAGAAAAGTCAACGGTAACATCGGCTACATGAGTCGCCGTTATTCCCGAAGGTACAGTAAGGGTTCCTGGTGTAGCTGAATTGTTTGATGTGAAATCAATCATCTCAGGTGCGCCCCCGGCATCTATAACAAGAGTGCCTGTGGTGCGCGGGAAAATGGATGAGTCCTCTACGGTAATCGTCGTCGCGCCGATGGCTGCACCACCGCCTTTTAAAAGGGTTTGTGCGTCATTAATGGGCTTCACAAGGAAGGAATAGGCACCATACTTTTTATAGGCAACTTTAATTTGGCGGTCTAGTACGTTGTTGACCGGAGAGCCCGCATTTAAAAGTCTAGCGTCTAAAAAACTCCAACGACCTTGCTCAACCTGTACAGTGGTTCCCACTATCTACCCCGCATCACCTTCACATCCTGTTGAATTATTTTAAGCTGATCTTTGATCTCGCTAAAATTCACAGTTTGAGTTGTATTAATGTGCTTCACTTCTGTTTCGACCTTAATAAGGCGCTCAGCTACTTTAGTATGCCCCGTTTCAGAGGTCATATGCTCTTTTGCTGTTATTTTAACCTCTTGGAGACGTTGTTTGTTGTCTTCAATAGCTATGTTCGTAACGGCGACAGCATTAGCTACAATAATAATCTGACTAATGATCCCAGCAAAGAGGGCTGATAAACTAACTATAACACCCCAATTATCCTTCACCTTGGCCCAAAATGTTACTGGCTCAGACACGATATATTACCCTCTTCTGCAACTCTAAATTACCACCGATGCCCAAAAAAGACACCATCGTTAAAAACTCAACACCTAAGCACTGGGCTTCCAGCGAAGCATAATAGCTTGTGAAACCATGTACTCTAAATTTGCATCTGTAGCACCGTCTGCACGATCTGAATGGCCATGAAACATGGAAAACTTACCAAAGGCCCCTACAGTTCGATTCGCAGTATTGTCACTTAATATCATTGGTGCGTTTGCCCACGAACCATCGGGACTCGATGAGAAGTAGATAGCGCCCGTTGTATCACCTGTACCAGCAAACCCCGCATTTACTCCAGCCGCCCCACTATGTTCGTAATCACCAGGAAGTAAGCAGTAATCTTCGGTAGTTGTTCTATCTCCCCAACTTGCTCCAGCATCCAATACTTGAGCATAACGACACATCAAAACTGCAGGTTTAGTGTTGGAATCACTATCAACCGGAATATAGCCACCGGCATAACTACCCATAAGCTTTGAATTTTCAGCAGCATCTTGATCCCAAATTAAAGCTCGAAAATAGCTATAACTTTGTGACCCAGCACCATTTGTGAACGTGTCACTATTTGAACATGAGAGATAGAAACTGTCTGCTGCCGTAATCGACCAAGACGCAATTAACTCTGCATCGGTTACTGCTGTTGAGACATTAAAAGTCTCCATAGCATTATCCCAACCCCCACTAAAACTCATTTGGACTTTACCGTAATTTACATTACCACTTGCTGCATTCGTCTCAGCCAAAAACTTGACTTGCCAACGAGTCCCACCTTGTGAAGCGGTTACAGGCTCAATGACAATATAAGAGCCAGCCCCGAAATCGGTTGCAGCAGTTGGTGTAATGAAACCACTTCCGCTGTTGATCGCATCTGTACCACCATTATTTACAAAGCGGACAATTCCTGTTTGCTGATTGGCTACGAAGTCATAAACGGACCAGAGAAAATCTCGCCAGTAACCAGATCCTGCACTATAAATCTTGTGCTTTTCAGCCATTTCAAATTCTCCTATTAAGGTACATCGGGACCGATGTCATCGTATTCAGTGTTTACTGGGGTAAGATTGTTACTATTAGTACTCATGTCATACACTCTGGCTGAAGCGTCACTACTGTCAGAGCTATCCATTACTCCTGCGCCATCATCACCATCACCCATACGCCACCAGCCAACGAGGTTAGCGGCAGATCCATGTACATTTAGCGGTATTGGATTACCAATGCCATAAATCTCGTCTATGTCATCTGTATCAAGCTCTTTGTTCCAAATCGAAACCTCGTCGAGTCCGCCAGTCCAATAAGCATCTCCAACACCATTGATGGCCCACACCCCAATCTGTAGAGGTTCAGTGTTCTGTATTGAATTAGTACCTAGCGTATCGTAAGACCATGTAGCTATCGCAGTATCCACGCCGTCGATGTACATAGTAGTACCAGCGAAAGTGCCTGTGCCGTCGAACGTCACTGCTACCTGGTGCCACGTATTGTCATGTATAGTGACTCCAGAAGTGTATGCAGCCATGGCTATGCCACCGCCCCAGTTACTGTTTAGCTGGCAAAATAGCTGACCATTGTAGATGCCAAGGGTATACCCCTTAAAAGTTCCGCCCACACCACTCGTAGGCGCTTTTTTCAGAATACCTTTCCAACCTGCACTGCCCGTCTTCACCCAAGCAGAAATGCTGAAGGTCGAGTTATAATTGAAGTCGTATGCAGCATTAGTGGGAGTGGTCAGAGATTCATTTACCCCATCAACATTTATAGCAAAGGCATTTGCTGCCTCAATACCTAGAAATGACTTGAAGTCTGTCTGAGTTCCAATATCTCCTAATTTAGGAGGAGATAATAAGGTTAGGAATGGATCTGCTACTGTAGTAGTGGTGGTGCCGCTGCCTCTAGCAACCCATCCTGTAGCTCCAAATACGCCGTTAGGTAATCCCATGAGCTATACCAATATCGCCAGAATTTCGACAAGCATGGGATCGGCGGTCGAAGTAGATCTTCTCACTTGAAAAAACTGTAAAGAAACCTCATCTGAAAAAGATTCACCGAACGCTAAAGTAAAAAAGTTGACCCCTCTATCAAAACTAACTTGAAGATCATCAGCGGTGTGCATATTTCGAATAGAAATGCTTCTAGTGCGTCCCCCTGAGCGTGGACTGTCGTAAGTACGACCCGTAAGCATCGGATTACCATTCCAATTAGGACCGGCTAAATTCTGAGCTTGCGCGGCTGGAAGGGCATTGGTCACCAATTTATGTTTAGGAATGTTAACCACCCCGTTATGTAAATCAGCCAAAACGGTGTTGTTAGCATCAACAAGCGATACTACACGATCTGCAGCAGCAGCATTATGAGCGATGCTTAGAGTTAATTGTATAGGTCTACCCGGACGCATAAATCCCACCTTTTTAAAAACCAGTAATTTCACCGGGCCATTGCAGCCCTGAATCAAGAGAAAACTAAAAGAGAAGTCTGTACTGAGGCTTCAAGAGGATACAAGAGGATTTCAAAGAGGATTTCATCAATTTCTATCGTGCAGTCGATTTAAAGTTCGACATCGCTTGTGTAAAAGAGGGCTCCAAAGAAAGAGAATCTTTTACAGGACGGTAATCTACACTGCCAATTGCTTCAGTCGTCGCAAGAGTACTTAGGGCATCCACACCTATACGAACCGTAAATGCCGTACCGGCCACAATAGTTCTATTAACAGCCAAGGTTACTGCCTCATCTGCCGCAGTCGTAAGACCAGTAACAGTAGCTACCACTACACCGCCTGTACCATCTGCATCAGTATCATTTACAGCACTTAAAGTGTCCGCAGCAATCCAAGCACCACCCGCCATCACAGTGACACTGGTAACAAACATATCTTCAGCAGCAATAAAACCATCTAGATTATTAGGCCCTGCGGCCAATGTTTCTCGGGCTAAAGAAGCGATGCCCGAAGCGCGGTTTAATTGGGAAACAGTTTCAGCAACTACGGCTGATCCTAGATCATTGAGTAGAGTTTTAGACTGTAAAGCCATGGTATTCTCCTATTTCTTCGACTTTTTAAAGGAAGACTTCTTTGTAGAAGCCTTTTTAGGAGCAGCTTTTGGCTTCTCCTTGAGTTCGGGCTCAGCAACCGGAGTTGCTACTTCTTCAGGTTTCTCTACTTCAGGTTTCTTTACTTTAGGGGCTTCTTTTTTAACGGGAGCCTCTGCTTTAATGATCTTATTTCCAGCATTAACGCGCTTTACCCACTCTGCATATTGGGCTTTGGTCATAACCGGCATAAGATTCTCCTTTGATATACCGTTTCAGATAAAGGATACACGTAAGTCTCTACGTCTTCAAAGAATTGTAGAGACTTACGTAATCCCAAGTACACTTAGCTCTAACCAAGTCGTCCGATATTAGTTAATCGAATCCACTTAGCAGGCGCAAACAGGATTGGCGTGCCATAGAGCATCACCATCCATCGATACGCAGGAGCTAACACCGCAAGATCCATCTTCATCAGAGGAGCAAGCTGACGGAAAGTCAACACGGAAGGTGTCAACTGGCCCAGGTATGCAGTCTCTGTGAAAGGCATTATAGCGTTGTTATCAGTAAAGACTGCGTTGACACCACCACCAGCTTGGGTAGTACACCGGACACGAGCAATCTCACTGTACTGAGACATGTCAGTAACCATCGCATTAGTCGCTTGAGGGCGAGTACGATAGATAATGAAATACTCAGGGGGATTAGCACCAACAATAGCAGGGTTAGTGGTAGTAACCGTAATCGGGTTACCAGCAATAGCCTGTGCTGGAGAAAGCTGGATACCGTTAGACAAAGGACCAGCAATCACACTCAAACGAGGTGCTGACTCACCAAATCGGTTACAAGCAGTTACTCCGTAACAAAAGAAATTGTTAGCAGCAGGAGCCGCGCCAATAGACTTAGCCCACTCAGCAGCGGTTGTAGCACCAACGGCAGTCAAAGCCTGTGCTGGAGCAGCGGGTGCGTTTGCACTCGTGCCTGCAGCAGGCGGTTGCTTACCTTGGCGAAGGAATACATCCGGGTTGAACTCAATGTCGCCAGCTTGGGTGGACATCGAAGTAATGGACATACCTACCTTACCATCCGAAGGAGCGGGTAAGTGTACACGCTCACGAGGATAGAAAGTCTTCACGAGGTCGCTCATTGCGCGGGTACCCAGGAACATATCCGTGGGATAACCGAAGCTCTCAACTACCAAGTTAGAAGCCTCTTCAATGTCTGCCTCTTGTAAGGGCTGACCTTCGAGGTCAACAACGTTACCAGCAGCGATTAAGCCGTCTAGACCATCCCACTGCTCTGCTTCACCATCAAAGGCAAGGCCAGAGTTACCGTGGAAAAGGCTGTCCTCAACACGCTCAAGCAGCCAAGAGATACCATTTTGGTTCTCCAGGGCAATCACATCGCCGTGCGCGGGGTTAACCAACGTAGCGGGGTGAGTTACTGAACGAGTTGTACCCATGAACTTGACCAGTGCCGTCTGACGGGTGTAGGTCGAGTCTTGAGTCTGCGGAAGCTCACCCTCACGGGTAAAGCCAAACGCCCCAGTATTGCCATAGGCACTGAGTACGTTGAACTCTTCAACGGTTGAGTAGGCAGGGCTCTTCGGAATTTTCTTCCAAAGTTTAATATGCCTGTTTGTAAAAGTGACGACTTTCAGGCTGGCTTCAAGGCTCTCAACACGAAGTGCTGAACCGCCTGTTTGACCAGCAGTCTGATAACCGGCAGAAAGGGCTTTAGTAAGCTCGTTTACGTCACCAATAGTAGACGATCCGAAGCCATTCAGCCCATCATAATCTTTCAAGCTAATCTGGGGTAACATTTATTTTCTCCTAAGAAGCTAAAAGGCTCTTAACCACGTCTTGATTTAGTGCTTGAGGACCAAGTTGCTCGAACTTGATGACCTCAAGAGGTGACACGATGCCGTCCTCGACGCCCTTAACCAATCTATTTAAAATATCATCGCTTGACATCTGAGGAACTTCATCCCCACCTTCAATCGATTTTTCCAAACTCATCATACTCTTAGGAGCCCGCGTAGGCTCTTCAGCGAAGTCAGAGATGTTTCCTTCGGATTTCTGAATCATGTCACTCAAAGTAACAAGATTCTCGGCAATTGCTTTTGCCATTCCGCCATGCTCTTCATGAAGTTGAAGAATGGATTTTTCCATATACCCCTCAAGGTAGTTGGAGTACAGAGCGATAGACTTGGTAAGCTCAGAAAGGAACTCACTGACTTCAACGCCTTTCTTAACGTCTTCGCCCGCTTTCTTCCCAGCTTCCCACTCATCTTCTTCGTCCGCACCAATTCGCTTATCTTCGGCGCTTTCATCATCGTCGTCGTAAGCTTTCTTCACCTTCTTGGGCTCATAATCGCCACCCTCGGTGATGTAATCTTTATCGACCCACTTTGCGTCTTTGTCAGTGTCATAGTGGGTAACGTCGCCGCCTTCCCACTCCTCAGGCTCGTCACCGGTATGACCTGTGATGCCTATTTGTGATTTAGTTAAAATCTCGTCAAGTTTCTCAAGAGACTTTACTAAATCCGATTCAAATCTAGTTTCAGACATTTTTAGTACTCCCTACAGCCCAATGCTTTTTTGGATATCAGGACCCAGGAAGCCAGTGTGCTCATACTTCATTACGGCTAGAGGAGGAATCTTACCCTCTTCTACACCCTTAACGAGGCGAGAAAGCACATCTTCGCGGGACATAGTTTGCTCTGGCTCAAAGCCACTCTTTTCAAGGTACTGAACTTCGTCAGTGTCAGCGCCGTCAATAGACTTATGCATGTCCATTTGACCTGCAGTTCCATTGATTGTGCTGATGCTCTTACCAAGATCATCAAATACAAAATCTAAGCTTTTAGCAAACTCAGTAAAGTCTGAGTCTACCTGGTGCAAGGATGCGCCAACTCGATCTTCTAAACTTAAGAAGGTTAAACCAAGTGACTTAACCATTTCGTATAAGAATGGGGAGTTATTAATTCCCTCAACGATAACCGGGTTATCTTCGACAAAGCTAAAGAAGGATTTAGTTACCTTCTCTTCCAGGTCTGCTTCAACCTCTTCTTCTTCGCCTTGGTCGTCTTCGTCTTCGTTCTCATCACTCATTGCTTTGAGAAGATCGTCATTGTGAATAAGGCCACTATAAAGACGAACGCTTTTCTTCACCGACTTGGGTACATAATTACCGTCTTCATCAACATGGAGTTCGCCTTCGGCCATGTCATCGTAGGTATCCATGTCACCATCGGCCCAAAAGACTCCATCTTCATGTTTCCCAGGAAGTGGTTTAATAATCTGACTCATCTAAATATCTCCTAATAAGAAAGTGCAAATAGCACATCGGCCAAAAGTTCTGAACTTTGACTTGAGTAACCTAATTTATTTGAAATTGAGGTTGCAAGACTTTTCTTAGTAATTTTCTTTTTCTCTCGCTTCTTTTCTTCTTCTTTCTCTTCTTCATCCTTATCACTAAGATTGTAAGTTACGACTGTGGTGTCGTCATGAAGAGACTCGGGGGTGGTAACTTTGCCACCCTGCGCCATATTAAATGATTTACAACAAACGCAGTCATTTGCGTCAGGTGTCTCGCACCAATTAACCTCGCCTAATGACTTAACGATGTCTAAATATGTATTGTAATTAATAGGGGCGGTCGTAATTGCGATGTCCTGCACCCAGCACCGAAGGATGTTTTTTCCGTTTCGACGAGTGGTTTTTCCCTGTAAAGAAAATCCCATTTTCCGTTGAGAGTCGGGGTTGTTACCTAACGCTTTGATGTGCTCCCACACAGCGTCAGCCACTTGCTTACCCTTGTAAACGATACCCTTAACGTAGAGTCCCTTAGGAGTAATTTTACACTCTAAAGGCTCACCCACTTTATTCTGGGCTCCGGGTTTGTGGTCCCAATTAAAGTAGCCGTGCTTTAAAAAATAATCAAAGTCGATTCCGTTAGGCTCTACACGTTCGTTTTGAAGATCCATATCAGCCGTAGAGGCGATTCCCTCTATAACACGAGACTTCCCGTCGTCAGCAGCCTTGGACTTGCTGATAGGAACCCAGAAATCAAATGTATTTTCTTCGACCATCTAGCCTACTATCTTAGCAACTTACTTTTAAATTGCGACATAACAATTTTCAAAAATTATCCTATATCGCGATTGTTAGCAAACAAATTAAAAACTGCAAAGTAACAACCACCCGGCAACCACTTATACATTTATAGTAACTGAAGTCAAACACAACACGTGCTCCCCTTTAAGACTTTAAAAAATCTCTAAGATCAAAATTATTAAAAGGATCAGATCCGTGCTGACTTGTAGAATCCGAAATTGCCATTTTTAACGCTGGGACAATACTTTTGTAGATATCGTCTTCTAAAATTAAAGTTGGACGGTACCCTTCCAAGTTCTCTACATACGGACAATCTCTAGGGACTAAGCCTTTCTCTAACATCTCAGGGAGGTCTGCACACCATTTCGCTTTATGGTGTCGTTCCCCATACACAGCGCATGTACTTTTCATTCCCTTCCACACTAAATGCTTACAAGGAAGTTCATTAACTAAGACTCTAAACTGTTGGAGCCCTTTATTAATATCGACTCCAGCGTGGCAACATGCACCACAGTTAGTGCAGTAATCTTCTATTGGCTGCGATTTTTTGAGTTCCTCAATATGCTGAGGAATTCTCTCTTTGAGATGGCTATTCACTGCTTAATTTTTTCAATCGCTTACTTACTCCTTCTTTGGGGAGTAAGTTTTTTAGAAGAAGGATCTTAACTGCTGTTTGGACAGGGGTTAGGTTCGGTTCTCTTCGAGCAGACTTTCTAAGCTCCGAGAGATCTCCTAATTTAGATTCGTGCTTCATTACTCAGTCTTCTTCGGTTGCTTAGGTTTATAAACAGTACTCATTACTTGCTTACTTGTTTTACCGTCGTACTGGCCCCCTGAATAAGTTAATTTTCCAGAGCTAATATTATAAGTCATGGGCATCATAACTCTCTGCTTTCCGCCACCCTTACCACGAACATGCGAGGACCTTGGATCCGTAACTTCCGCTGCTTTGCTCCCAGTTTTCCATGTAGGTTTAATCGTACTCCACGTACTAGTTTTTGTATCAAACCTCTTAGTGGTTCCTTTTCCGCGTGTCACATACTTGCCCTGCGCTTCATCAAAATGACCGGGTACCATTTTTGGAAGCGTTGCGTGTTGAGAACCAGCCTGCTGTTTCCAAAGGTGGTGAGGTACCTTAATAGAAACTAGATTAGAATCTGAAACAGCAGGGGCTTTATGCCCCGGAGAGATCGTGGTTTCTTTGGGCTCTCCGTGCTTCGCCCATTTTTTCAAACCTTTCTGACTTTTTGGATCTAAACCGTACTGCTCTTTATACTCCTTAAGAGAAGACCAACCAATTGCTCCCCCTTTCGGTTGTGAACTCCACACCTTCCCTGTTTTTTCATTTAAATAAACAGGCTCTTTGGTTCCTGGTAAATAACCTATGCGTTTTAAATGCTTACGGGGGCCGAGTTCAGACTCTGGAATTACTCCAGGCGTACCTGCAGTGGGTCCTCCAAGCAAGCGCCTCGCAAAGGATGGTTCGTACTTGACATACTTCCCACTTTTTTTATCCCACACAAAACCTTTTTCAGGGGTAAGACTCGTCGCTGACCGCATAGCTTCCGCCAGAGTTCCTGTTGTAGCCCCTCTTAGCGCAGACCCAGGTTTTAAAGGTGCTGTTTTGCCCTTCGCACGCCATTTTGCAACACCTTCTTTACCCCTAGCATACATTCTCTCCGCCCATCCGGGTCCTTTTTGGGATACTGTAGATGCGTCTACACTCTCCCCCGGAACTCGTCGCCCACGCTTACCTGCTTCCACTGACTGGCGCTGCTTGGCGGCTGATCTTCTTTGCCAAAACTCACGCAGACCCTCCCCCGGATTTTGCTTAGATGGGATCTTAATATCTGCTTTTTGCCTACCCCCTGGTTTTGTTTTAGTCGCACGCCCTTTAGGTGCCTCAAGCTGTCTTTGGGGATTTACTTTTACTGTTTCTTTACCCGTTGCTTTCATACGTAACGAGGTGCCCGATGACTTATCGTGATACCTGACTTTCTGCGATGGTGTTTGGCGACCCCGTGCCCCTCCCGACAGCAACGCCGGTATAAGCATCATCCACTCAGGCATACCGGCGGCACCAACATTAGCTTCTTTAATATTTTTCCAATCTTTGGGACGCATACCGCGAGTTGTAGATTGACCGGCAGATGTCTTGTGGAAACGTCGATAACCCCTTGATACATCCCCCCATTTCATCCGATCAGCGCCGCTGATGCTGTTCCAGTGGGAACGGGTTAACTGCTCTCCTGTTATAGCTTTAAACGGGCCGCTTGCGCTATAAAATCCCTTTCTAGCAGCCCCAGCAGTTTGCTCCTTGCTGGCTCTTGACAAGGCCCTCTTACGGAATTCCTCAGTCTTTTTATCAGCTTTATATAAGTCAAAGTTATCCAAAACATCTAATGACTTAAACCACTCCGAGTCGTTTGAGGGGGGCAACTCTAACCCTTGTAACTCATCTAAGACATCTAGTGTGCTGTACCAGTTACTCATCAGATTTTCCTTTGCTGCTCTTCTTTTTAGTTCCGTGACCAAACAAGCCGCTCTCTTTCTTCCGCGCACTTAAATCTTCTTCAGATAAACCTTTCTGTTTTCCGTGCAGAAGATCTTTAAGCGCCTGTTCCTTGTGGTGTCTAGCGAATTTAGAGTGGGCGTCTATTAAATTAAACAAACCCTTTATGCTATGACCGTGTTTGCGTCGTTCATTTATTAAATTCATTAGATAGTGCATCAATGAAAAGTGAGCGTGGCTTGCGTCCCGATGATCGTCCCATTGATACTTGCGAGTATTGTTCGTCCCCGACATAGCGTGGATAGGTTTACCACTCGATGTCCGGCCAATTACATGATCCGATGAAGGGCTGTAAACAGAATAACCCTCAGAAGAACCACCTTCATGGGGTTGTGTAACTACAGGCTTATGAGCCCCGCCTTCCCACTGCTTATAATAAATAGGCTTACCAGTGGACGCGCTAATCTCTTTAATGTGACCTCCACGAGGCCCCCATTCTTTACCTGTGGATCCTGTAAACTGACCACCAAACTGCCCTTTGGCTTGTCCTTTTTTACCTTGGAAGAAAGGCGCACCTGCCCCTTCTCCGGTACTTCGGATACCTTTAAAAATATCCTCTAGAACAAAATGATGCATCTAAGATAAAGTCACCGACCGCATAGGTACGGAGCCTCCACCTAATCCAGCATTCCAGTTCAACATCTCTTTAGTCTTTGCGCCGACCAACAATTGAAGCTTTAAAACCTCTTCAGGGGCAAGACGCACAAGAGTGCCTGCCATTTCCTTAGGCATTAAATTACTCATGCCAGGAATAATCGCTGCTAAAGTAGCTGTCTCCACCTGATTTAGGTGAACGCCATTCTTAAGACGCATGAGATTCTCAATTACTTTGCTACGCGCATAATCAAAATCTAACTGACCGTTTGCGTAACGACGGAAAATGGCATTCGGAGGCATCCATGGTTCAGGATGGACCTTATAATTAGACTCTCGTTGCTTCTGCGACCTAAACGAAGGATTACGGTACTTCGACATAGGAGAGTTTAACGGAATTTTAGTATTAGCCCGTGCAAACGGGACGCCCATTGATTTCTTCAAGTCACTTTCTCCTATTGATTTCTTTGCGGGAGCAGCTTCCAACTCCGTTTTTCCGTCCGTACTACGAATCGATCCATCAGGCATTTTCATAGCCTGCCTGCCATTATGGGTGATTAGTTTAGGGCGTACTACGGGAGGCGGTGTACGATCAATTTTTGGCGCGGATGGGCGACCACTACTACTAAAAGGTGTGTCGCCTTCAGGTTTAGGTGTGGCCTGCTTTAAAGGAAAGTACTTTGTCTCCTTGCCTTTAGTGTACAATCTGTACTTTTTGCCATTAATCGTCGTCACTTTATTTCCGATCTTCCAACCCGTAGAAGACGCCCCAGCTTTGGCTACTTTAGGCGGTACAGTACTACTAAAAGGTGTGCCGCTTTTAGGTTTAGCCTTAGCTGGGGTCTTTTTAACGGGACGGCCCTTTCTACTAACCTTTGTAAGTACTCTTTTACCCTCAGCCTTAAAACCGGGCCTCTTTTTCCACATCTCCAAAGCTCTCGCAGCAACCTTGCCGTAATCCGCTGGAGGAACAGTGCCCCACGCTTGGCCTGGTTTACGGGTTCCCGGTTTAATACCCAGATCTTTTTTTGCTGCTGCCCAAGCCTGTTTAAAAATTCTAGAGGTCCTAAATAGCTTCTGCGAATCCTTAGAAAGAGCATTCCAAACGTCGCTAACTTTGCGTGTGGCCGCAGGAGGATTGCTTGCCCATAGGCCGGAAACTGGAGCTTGTGTAACAGGAGGAGTTTGTTTAACAACAGGTGTAGGGGGTTGAGAGGTAGCTTCTTTAACAGGGGCAACGGGTTTAACACGAGCACCAGGCTTTACTAAATTCGCCCACGCGCTTCCTGTTCTCGCACTGATAGATCCTGGACGTAAATTCTCATCACGTTGTAGACTATCTACCCAACGAGACTTAATCCCAGACTCCCCACCAATTTTACCCTCATCTACTAACTTTTTAAATTGAGCTTTTTGAGCCGTCGTTAACCTTCCGTGGAAGGTTGCTGATCTAGCAGCAGCATTCATTTTATGCTGGTCTACGCCCTCGCCCGAGACGAAGTTCTTCGGATCACCCGCCACCATTTTGCCGCCCCGTTTCATCGGGTTAGCCTCACCCCAACTCAAATGAGTCCTCTGCTTCCTCGGCACAAACACCCATTTTCCCTTAGATCTGGCAGGAGGTTTAGGAACAGCGGTAGGAGCAGGTTTAGGCATAGTTCTTTTAGCCGTTGTCCACTTAGTTATTTCACGTTTAGGTTTAGCCACTACCTTAGGCGCAGTCTTTTTAGATTCCGTTTCGAACGCTTTAAGTTCTCTCTTTTCCACCTCTGGAGACCTGGGGGTAACGCTGCCAACTGAATCTACCGCAGCAGGTGCGCCCTTCACGGTCTTTAGCGTAGCAGGCGCTACCTTAACCTCTTTCTTCGGAAATACTTTGCTAGAGATCCTATTTAGCTTAGCGCGAATATGGCCGCCCTTCTTCGGTTCGGCCTTACTTAACTCTTCGAAGCTTAATTGTGCATCTGACCAAGACATAATCTACTCCAGGTGTGATTTGTGCCACGCAACAGAGTTCATAGACTTAGCACAAGTCTCACATACGGTACCTTCTAAACTTTTCGATAAACGACCACATACGCCACATGACTTACCTACGTGGTCTACAGTGTAGTCCCCATAACCGTGAGTCTGAGCTAGACTCTTCTGAATCGGAGTAATCACTGGAAAAAGAGATTGTGATTTGCCCATCGCGCTAGGGTTAGGGTTGTTTCCTGTGATTACCTGGGTTTGATAATTTGGTCCCGTAGCCATCTTAGATAACGGCTCCGAATCCTCATCATCATCGACACCAGCAGGAGGATTCTTACCTTCTTCTAGTTCGTCAGGATCTTGATTTATAGATTTTGCAGATTTATCAGACTTATTCAACGTCCCATAAACTGATTTAAATAAATTACTCATCGTCATCTTCCTCAGTGTACCCGATGCTCTTTTCCACCGGTCTTACATTACGTCTAAAAGATTCGGGGGGCAAAGAATTAATAAACTCCTGTAATTCCTTAGGAGATACGTCTTCTCCAACTGCCTCACTCTCTTCTGTGGTTTCCTCACCTTCGGGAGTTTCTACCTGCTCTTCACTAACTTCAGCAGTCTCTTCTCCTTCAGGGGTTTCTACTTGCTCTTCGATCTTTTCAGCGGCTTCAGCGGGTATTCCCGTCTCTTTGGCCGCACCCTTAACTTCCTCAGGTGTTGCACCCATTTGTTGAGCAACGGCAGCTAACTCTTCATTTGAAGGGGTACCCTCTCCTTCAGGTGGTGCTCCTTCAGGTGGTGCTCCTTCAGGTGGTGCTCCTTCAGGTGGTGCTCCTTCAGGTGGTGCTCCTTCAGGTGGTGCTCCTTCAGGTGGTGCTTCTCCCCCTAACTGCTGTTGTTGCATCGCAACCTGTTGTTGCTGCATATCCATCTGCTGTTTCTGAGCCTCTTCCTGTTGCTTAACTTGCTTCTCTTGTTGCTTCTCTTGTTTCTTCTGAGAAACCATCTGCTGTTTCTGAGCAATCATTTGTTGTTTGTGCTGCTCTTTCTGAATCTTCATCTGCTCTTCTTGAGCCTTTTTCTGATCCTTAAGAGTTTGAGCTTCAACTTTCCAAGCGTGCTCCATTTGAAGTTTCTGCAGATAAACAGGATTCATAACAATATCACCATCATCTATCGGAGGTAGATCCTCATCTTTACGAACCTCATTAATAGTTCGGAAAAACTGCACCTGACTTTGGTGAAGTTCAATGCGCTCTCGTTCCGTAAGCTCATCCAACCCAACAAAGTCTAGATAGAAGTGGTCATCTATATGATCAATTACGTTTTTATTAAGAGACGATGCATAGAAACGTAGTAAAGGACGAAGACCCCTATCTTTCGAAGCTTTAAGTTTCCACTCGTTGTTCGAATCGAACATGGGCTGTTGCATACCGCCCGGTGTTAGATAAAAACCAATCTCTTCCGGGGCAATTAAGTAGCAAGCACAAATTACTTTGATTAAGTATTCAAGCCACCGACTGAACTCCATGTCCAAGTTGGAGCCCTGCATATTAAGATATTGGACTTCTTCACTCTGCAAAATAGGAGTGCGCCATGCATTAGCAGCGCCAGACACATTTGCAACCCACTCTCTACGAAACGCTTCAAGTTGTTCAGGGGCGATGTTATCCCCTCGAATATTCAGTAACCCTTTGGGGGCAGCGCCCTGCTTAAAGAAGTTACGGTTGTATTCCTCAGCCCACAATTGAGACGTAATAACATTAACCAACTGCTCTAACTCTGAAAGACCGTAACCGTTAACACGGATATCGGTACGAGGATTAGAAATACAGAAAGCCAACTCGTCCTGCGTAAAGGCCCGAACAATAGATCCGTTCCAAATCTGGCAATAAGCAGCATCGCCCAGTTTGTCTTTTAGAATACTCGGGAACTGAGTAAGGTTTGCGCTCCCATACTCCTCTAAAAACTGTTTTTCACCGCTACTCTTATGCTTGTCAAAGTACTTCATAGACTTAGCGTCAATTGCAGCAGCAATACGCATAGTCGAAGCATCTACAGCCACAAACTCGAACGGAACCCCTCGCCTATCAGGAACAACCTCAAAGCATAACTGGTCAAATATCATCCGATCTCGAATGACCTTGCGAGTAAAAAGCTCAAAATCATCTCGTTTGCGAGAAACGTATTTGTTCTTTTTAGGACTTCCGCAGTTCGCCATAAACAACTCTAACTCAAGAATAAACTTTTTCTCTGAATCAGTGAGTTTATGGTCTTTATCTTTATGCTTAATCTCAAAACCAATATTTCGGTTGCGTCTATAAGGTACGGCAAAGGTAGCCACTTGGTTAACGCGAGTATTAATGATTGCTGCGATGACACCTAACTGATTGGAAATCAGCCGAAGTGTGTCGTAAGTCACGTTACTTCGACGATCTTTATAACCCAACGAGTAAACTAAACTCATTGGATCCCACATCATCGCTTTCGGGGGTCCCTTAACAGGAGACCCATCTATAGGACCCGCCTTATTGATGGCGTAGGTCTCCTCCATAGAAGGTATAAGTACTTTGCCGAAAGCTTTTTCTAATAAACTCATATTCTTTATGCTTCTCTAAATGATTCAGCTTGATACCTACGAGGTCTAGCAACGCGAGTTCGTTGCTTACCGGGACCCCGTAGTGGTTTCTTTTCTTGTACCACACCTGCGCTGCGTTGTTTAGCTTGTACTTTAGGAGCCTTATAGGGCTTTACCGTTCGTTTAGGAAGGGGTTTAGCCGTTTTAGACTCTTTAGATTTCGGCGCTTCAGAAATAATTAAACGCTCACCCTTAGGGGTTGAAGCATCTTTCGCAGATCCTCTTGCGGCTCTAGGTAACGAGGACTCTGAGGAGGTAGCTTCTTGTGGCGCATCTTCCCTCTCTTCAGTGGTTGTCGGAGTCGCTATCTTAATATTTAACTTAGGTCGATCCCTAACAATAAGGTCTTGAACCTTTCTAAGTTCTTTTTTAGATATCTCAAGGTGGTTAACAAGGTGCTTCGCATCTTTTCTAGAAAACCGAACCCCGTGGTTATTGAGTGCGGTTGAGAAGTATTTAACACCCTCTTTACTTAATCCGTATTTCTCAGGCTCTGCAGCCCACTTCCACGGGTAGGCAAAATCTACCATGTAGGGGTTAGTGTGTCGTCCACCTGCGCCACTTGCCCAAAACCCTCCCGCAGGCCAAATACCATCGCTACCAATCTCTGATCGGTTCGCCTTCATGTATTTACGAAGAGCGCCCTTTCCTTGGGTCTTGCCGATCTCTTTAACTTTATCCGCATGTTTATAAGAACCCTGAATCTTATTCTTTATGATCTCATAATCCTTAGGGTGGGCACGCTTAAAGTCTTCAGAAGCCGACTTCATACGATTAGCCAACTTATAACTAATCTTCATATTCCCGGCTGCATTGAACGGAACACCAAACATGCTCAATTCTTTCTTTTTAACAAGACGTGTCCAAGACTCACTATCGTTCGATTTAGGCGTTGCTGCGGGCGCTTCTTTTTTAGGAGCGGGAGCTTCTTTTTTAGGAGCGGGAGCTTCTTTGATAAACAGATTTTTAACTTTAGAAATCGCAGGCCCAACAACATCCCTAACGGATTTAGAATCCAATAAGCCTTTATGTAAATAATGTTTATGCATATTTACGACCGTGCCTCTTTTTATCCCGGAGATACTCTAAGAGATCATCCTGCATCCACCAAGGTACTTTATCTAAAGCACTCTTTAGGGACATCTTTCTATGGAGTACCCTATCTCCGTAGGTCTGTAAATAAGCCATGCTTTTAAGCAGCGACTTACCAAATTTACGCTCTTTAGCCTCTTCCTTTTTCTCTAAATGGATGGAGTCGGGAAGCTTTGCTGTGGCTTCCTTTATATTTGTAGGGAAAGGCGTGCTTAATTTCTGCTCATCAGCTTCTTGAATATCAGGAATAAACAAAGATTCCTTCTTAGAAGGCTTTAGCTTTAACTCAGCTTCTATACGACGCTTCGGTTGCAAGATACTCAACGGTCCTGAACTCTTCTGACGCTCCCTTAAAATGCGAGGCGTATCTTCCAGGCGAGCCATAGATCCGCCCAACTTACCTCGTCGTTCACCGCACAGATATTCTTTAGTCCCGCGAGAACTAACTGTAACAACGCACTTCTTCTCTTTCGCTAACGACGCAACAGGTTTTACGGAAGGAATACCTTTCACAACTAAACCCTCTCTTTAGCTTCAGCCCGAACTTCTTTCCAGGTTTCGGGTCGGTCACCGCTGTAACGATAACGCTCTCCTAGCTTAGCACGTCCTGATTTTGCAGAAGAAACGGCTCCCTGAGTTGTTTTCCCTTTAACACTACCCTTCGTGCTCCCTTTCGTAGAACCACCGGCTTTTACATACAAAGCGGGACCCTTCCTGCTCTCTGTACCTTCGGATACCATCTGGCGACTTATAGATTGCGTATCTTTTTTACCACCTGCAACACCTGGGACGCCACGGACTCCACGGAATTTCCGTTTAGGCTTAAGCCTCTTCCCTTTTCGGTATGACTCGTGACGCCGTAAAGAAGACGTGCTGCCTCCTGCGCGTGCGCCTTTAGTGCCGCCTTTAGTACCGCCTTTAATATAACGAGCAAGTGGCGTACCTCTAAACAGAGCAGTCGGGGAGCCTTTCGCCGCAGAAAGCTCTAAATTGGTAATTACTCTCTGGGCAGGAGTGATTTTTACACCCTGTCGAGCCATTTCAGAAGTACGGCCCAAAAATCTATGTGAGCCTGCGCCTTTCGTACTCGCAAACTTAAAATAATCACCCACAGCTTTTACAGCAGCCGATCCGTGCTTTCCTGAATTAAGAGACGCAATAGTTTTTATGGCATCGTCGGTAAAGTTACCTAACTGCTTCATAGGTTTTGTGTTGGCTAAACCCACTAGAAACTTTTCAACGTGGCGCGTGCCTTTGGCTATAGCGGCGGAATAATCCTTCGCCATCTTAACCCCATATAATTTACGAATAGGAGCCATTAACTGTTTTGATTTAAAGCCCACACTTGCAATCTTATGTGCAACCTTTGCGCCCCTAGCGGGGGGCCACAACAATAAAGCCCCTTCAGCGACATCCCAACCCGTAATGCCTTTATCTAAATCTTTGTCCTCTTTCTTCTTACGAGCCTTCTTTTTGTCATCTTTGTCATAAGTAGCACCTGCCGCAACGCCAGGAACATCTTTCCCAAAAGAATTATCAAAAGCAAAAGCTGCTCGATCTTCAGAATATGACTCTTTAGCTGATTTAAAAAGATCAGCAGAAAGATAAAGCGGTTCGTCATACGCTTTCGTCAAATCTGCTACTAAATTAAACATGTGTAAATGATCCACTATTTGCACCTCAAAATAAGCCACTGGCACAATACAAACAAAATATCACCACGTCATCAAATTAGCACGTAACATATAACCACAGACTCTTTTTAACTTTTTTATTGGGATCATGCTCTGACCCTTTAGGTACATAATTCCCATCAGGGCCTATCGCAAGTTCTTTCGTTTTAGGATCTCTAGCAAAGTATTTCGCCGCTACTTGAAAATCACCACCGGGCTCTTTAGATTTTTTAACTTTTGTACGGGGTTTACGTTTCTTAGTTTTTTGAGAAGGGTGCTTACCTGCTTCCGCTTGATCAAATGCTGCGTCAAATTCAGGACTCTCTGGGTCCATCCCAAGGGCTCTTGCAAAATTGCGTGCTGCGGCATCAACACCCATGCTACTGGTGAGAGCAGTCCGTAGTTCATCAGCATACTTTTTTTGATTCGCAAGGGGCAACGGATCGCGTTTCCTAGTCGATTGTTGTACCACAGCTTTAACCGGTGATTTTGTGGGTGTACTACGGACTTTCTTGGTCAGGGATGCGTGTTGCTTCTCAAGATTGTCATAGGCCCCGCCAATACTAGAGCGGAACTTCTTCTCAAACGAAGCAAGAGTTTCTTCTTTGGAAGGTAGTTTCTTAAACGCATCAATAAATGCTTGCTTCTGTTGGGTGGTAGGGGCATCTCCTAATTCCGTCCATGCCGATCTTGCTTGTCCCAGAGCACCTTTTATATCGTCAGGAGTTTGAGATGAGGGTGTCTTCGTCAACTTATTATATACGCCCCCCATATCCCCATACTCTTCAACCAACTCCGCAACATCTCTACTTCGCTTCTCAGTCTTCTGCTTTAAAGGATCCGGTAAAAATTCTTTTTCAGGGTGCTCAGAGTGAAGAGCTTTCCACCTTTCTACAAAGCCATCTTTAAAGATATTATGGGTATCAAGAGCTTTCTCAGCACGCCTAATTTGTTTCTTTAAATCCAATATTTTTTTGGTATCTGTTGTCTTAGGGTCATCTACCTCTTTCTGTAGCTTGGATATTTTCTCTGGGAGTAACGCCGCTGAACTTCCCAAGTGTTTCTCAATATTTTTTTCATGAGCCTGCATCTTGCGATAGTAATTATTTGTGCTGCCAAATTTATCAATGGGTTTGGCGTCAGGGCTCGCCCACACACCTCCTGATTTACTACGACGTACAGCAGGCCATGCAGGATCTTTCTTTTTAGGATCTTCTTTATATTTACCGGGCAACGTAACCGTTATCATGTGCGTATTTTCGTCACCTTCATCGTGTGCCCACTTACCAGCTTCATCTTTATGTGCCGGGGTAGCCTTTACATAAGCATCTATAACCATACCCGGTCGCAGCCTGTCCCTAACCTTATCTAAGGGAAGCTTATCTCCAAACAGACTGTCCGCCGTATCGCCATGCTCCAACACGTGGTCTAGGTGAGCCTGGGAAGAATACGCAGCTACCTCAATCTCTCGACGTGTACGAGCCTTACTGGGCCAATCGGGGTGGTCCTTCATAAGCTTATCTAAGTGCTTACCTAAACTCTTTGGAGTTGCAGCTTTAGTTTTAGTAGCGGGCTTCTTGCCAACATCTGCTTTTTGGGGACTTCGATACATTGTCTCGCTAAATTCGTAATCTTTATTGCGCCCTTTATTCGCAACAAAGCCGTGACGTTTGTACCACCGCCGTAATTTCGCTTTGCTACCCTTTCCGCCACCAATCGTTGGATCTGGAGTAAGAACAATCGTGTGCCCATGCTTATCTGCGTGCTGCTTTATCGCGTCCATGACCGCATCTCCGACACCTTCCCCCCGTTTTTCCTTGGGAACCACAACGCTATCCAGTGTTGTGATACCGCTATGGGAGGAATGCGAGGAATTGGTATGTCCTAATTGTAGCTTTACCCCATATTCCTTGCGTAGCTTATCTGCAAGTTGTTGGACACCTGCTTTGCCAGCAGCTGCTTTAGCCTTAGGTTTAGTTGGGGCTTTTTCTTCCGACTTCACCTTGAGTTGATTCCGCACTGCGATAGGTAAGTGCTCCATAATCCCTGGGTTCTCGTTAACCATGTCCCTTACAATTCGTGCGCCTGCATCTGGATGAATCCCAGCCACAACGGAGCCTAATACACTTGCCTTCTGGCGATCAGTAGTCTTTTTAGCAACCTCCTCCCTAGCTATGCCTATGTGTGCATCAAAATCTTCCGTAACCCTGGTAGTAAGCGTTGTTTCTTTAGTTTTTTCAGAAGCCTTAGCAGGAGTAGGTTTAGTGGTAGGGGATTTTTCTGAATTAGGATCGACACCCTCTTCAAAGAAAGCTACTGGACGACTACTCGCCGCTTTTTCTGCTATAGCATCAGCGTAAGTAGGATCGCCTTTAATATGTGCCCCTCCCAAACTACGCTCAATGACCCAATGACCGCCTACCCTCTGCCACAGAGTATATCGACTATCCGTATCCATCTCGCTAGGGTGAACTGCTTGAGAGTGCGGGCTTTCAATAGACACTTGAGATGATTTTTTTGGGACCCGCTCTTTGGTCTTGGCTTCGGGAGCTTTCCCTGAAGGTTTTAACCCTTCAATCCCTAACGCACTCCCTAATTTATTAAACGCAGACCTCTCTTTTGCGTCAACATCTTCTTCTGCAAATAAATCTCTCTGGGGCGATTTTAAATCTGAATACAGATTATTTATTAATTGTTTCGCCTCAGACGCGCCTAACTTAACCTCTTCACCCTCTTTGTTGGTAACGGTCCCTCCATGGGCTAGCTGTGCTAACGCACGCACCATAGGATCCTTAGTAAGGTGCAGTTCTCGCTTACCTACTTCCTCAGCAGTACCGAACAAATTTTGCTGTTGGTTATAAGAATCTACTAAACTACTTAAACTACCTTTCTGCCCGTGTTGGTTATAAATCACATTTAAATCTTCTAACGCTCTAGTAAACGCCTTCCCAACCTGAGGTCGTTCTTTATTTAAAATAAACAACGGAACTGCCAAAGACTCTAATCGCCCTTGTAAATTACCCTCTTCCTTGGTCATAGTTCCAAGCAGTTGAGATCCTTTCTTCCCACCCACATGACCTAGAATAGAGCTAGCTAAAAGCTTTCTGCCGCTATCATGAAGCTCCGATCCCTCATTATTTTTAGTATTACTTCGCCCTAAAGCATTAGTAGCCTCTTTATTAAAACTCTTAATGCTTGAAAGCAGGGCGTTTAAAGATTTGTCTCCATGCACTTCATGGTCATAGTTCTCAGTCAGTTGATGTAATGCTTGGGGGAGCTTTTTCGCAATATCTTCTGCTCTCTCAGATTTTGTTTGGGCAACACCCTCGTCAATGTTTGATCGGCGCGCCACATCCTCTAACTCATCATGCGAATGGTCAGTGATACGACGTACTAGAATAGGATTAGTAAACTTTTCAACTTCAGCAGGATTTAAACCAAACTCAGCAGCATTCTTAATCAAGTGCTCTCTTATTCGATTAGCAGATCCTTCACTCCCATGTTTTTTATCGTAGATAATTTTTTGAATTAAGGTGCGGCCATTACCGCTCAACACCATATTTCTACCATCTACATCATGGATTATAGGAGCACCTCCTGATGGATTGTTGGTGAGATTGTTGACTCGTTCAGGTTGGAAATTACCCACGGCATCGTTAATGTTCGCTACTTTTTCAGATCCCTCTTGATCGTATTGAGAGCGCGGTTGAAATCTCTCTTTGTAGTCAGGGTCTCTAGAGAATGCCTTCCCTTTCCGCTTAGGAAGATGGGAAGCTGTAACATCGCCCGCTTCCAGAACTTCATACTTAAAGAGGTGGTCACTGGCTTTCGTAGTCTCTCCAGACGGAGGGATATAAACCGTATCTGCTTTTCCTACGTGACCTTTTTTGGCTTTCTTATAAGTTACATCAGAGACCCTATCACTGGGCTCCATTGCATGATCTAATGCTTTTTGGGCAGTATCGTGGGTACTGTGTGAGATCGGACCATCCTCATCAAAATTAGACACCTGCCAACGTCCCTTCTCACCAGGACTTCTATGAATCAACTTTTTCTTATCAGGGTCGCCAGCACTGTGAAGCTCAATACCATCAATTTTAGATTCATCAGGGATAGTAGCTTTAACCCACCTAAACTCATCGCCTAAAACACCCCTTGTTATTTTGGGCACCAAACCCAACGACTTAATCTTAGCTGAGTGCTCTTCTACTTCCTTCATGTTTTCTTCTGCACTTTTGCCAGTGATCGGTGGCTTACCTTCAGCAACGGTCGCTGCTTCCTTAGAAATACGCCCCTCTTTTTTCAAAGTATTTACGTAGTCATCAGTAATGCCTTCTGGGGTGTGTACATGTTGGGCAACCACATCCTGTGACTCTGCTATCCTAACTCCCGGAACTAATTCTTGGGCTCGCTTCTGGATATAGGCTGCAGCGTCAGGATCACCATTCCTCATTAACGCTAATTGGTTTTTGTCTTCCCCTTTAGGGGCTTCCGATGGCTTACCTTCAGCAACGGGCGCTGCTTCCTTAGAAGGTTCTATACCATGTTCCTTTAATGTCTCAGGGGATACAGACACACCTCTATCCACCAAACGCTGTATATGCCTCCCTTGCTCAGACCCAGGTATTCCATGCTTCTTTCCTAATACGTCTTTTCGCGACACCTCCTGAATACCCTTCCACTCTTTCTCATGTTGGACGTGAGATAAGTGCCAACCGTCATGAGCTAGAAGTGGGCCATGCGCATCTCGCGGTGTCTTAAACTTATTAGCAAATTTACTAAGGTGTCTAGTGCCTGCATCATCAGCAGCTTCCTCAGACTCGTAAGTATCAGGCGAAGTAAATCGCTTATTCCCCACTTCTAATTGAACACGCCAATCCCCGTTGGGATCTTGTATTGGTTCTGCTGCGAAACCGCGTTTCGTAGCGGGTTCAGGTTTAGCAGCAGGTTCCGGGGCAGGTTTAGCAGCAGGTTCGGGAGCAGGTTCAGGTTTAGCTTTCTGCGAACTCTTTGGTTTATTTAAAGTCGCTACACCTTCCGGTGTAGGCACATAGGCAACGTGTACAGCCCCGTTATTAAACTCACTTACTACAGAATCGTAGCCTTTCGCACGCAGATCAGCATCAAACGCCTTCTTGTCAGCGGGGGATACTGCCTGCCACATACCCAGCGTATCCGACCACTCATTAGACGGGATTACTTTAGGGTTCTTAACGCTCAACTGAAATTCAGCAGTCTTTCCATACGTCTTGGCAAACAATTCATTCGATGCGAAAAAGGACGGCCCTGATAACTCATGGGGTTTTCCAACTCGGGCACCCCGAAACATTGGAATAGTATTTATAGCGTGCGTCTGTGGCGATTCAGGTTTGGCAGTAGATTCAGGAGTGCCTCTTAACTTCTCTATAAAATCTTTCAGTTTATAAGCGTTGGGAAGACCTTCACGCTGGGGGTCAGCGGCACCCTTTTTATACTCATAAAATATCTTACTATTTAAATGTTCATCAAAGACATGGGTTATATAACGAGGTTCTCCATTAATCTCTACCTTGTGTACGGAACTCTCTGCAGTGTCAGGATTCCCCTCAGCATCTACTGGGTAAAGATACCTACCATGCTTTGCAAACTGAGATTCAGGACCCTTCTTAGTTTTATCAGCGCCAAAGTAGCCCCACTCCATAAGGCTATTACCATCCCACCGTATATCTTTAAGCGGAACTTCGTGGGCTACGATATGCCAATCTTTTTCCCCGTAGGCATGTTGCTCAGCGTAAGCCTTGGACGGCGTAACCCAATTACCAGTTTCAAGGATACTCCCCGCTGACTTTGGCATTGCTCGATAAATAGTAATCTTTGCATCTGGATCACCTGACCCTGCTACAATCTTAGGCCAAAACTTTTTAACTTCACTAAGTTCCAGCGGAGTAGTGTACAACTCCGGGTGTTGAAGAATATCTTTTGGAAAATGATCTGTGGTTCCGATCTCGTGACCACTCGCTCCATCTTCTGCTGGCTGATGTTGCACCCGATAATCGTCAGATTCTTCAGACTCTGGTTCAGAAGAAGGGATGGTCTTAACCTTAGGCGTAATGCCGCCTGCTGCCTCTTTAACCTTATCTTTTATGGATAGATTTTTAACCGAACTCCACTCGTTCTTAGGTGTAAACCACTCAACCACGCCATCCGGTGTAATTCGATAGGTTTTATCAGAGCCTTCAATTTTTATACCGCCTGATAAATCCCCACTTTCAGCAGCAGGCGTCTCTTTGGTAACAACAGACTCCTGGCCATGCCACTCACCTGTCTTATGGTTTTTAACACCGTGAATCGTAATGGAGTCATCTGTTACTTCAGCATTAAAGTGATCGGGGTGCGCTTCGATGTCAGCTTTAAAGTTGTCGTATAAAGAAGATTTTCGCTTCTTTTCAATAACTCTAGATTGGGTTTGTATATCCTTACCAACCTGCGTAATCCTACGTTTAGTAGATCTAGACATCTCAACAGGAGCTTCTTCTGTACCTGTAGGTGCTTTTTCTTTACCAGGTCCTTTTGCCGCCATGGCAACGTCTGCTGGCTCTTCAACCTTAATATCTTCGGTAATGCTTACATCTTTGCCCTTCAAATCTTCCACAAGCTCAAGACTAGCTTTCATGCTGCGCTTGCTAGTGTCCACACCTTCAGGGGCATCCTGTCTAAGCTTCGTAAGCTCTTTAGCAGCACCACTGCCGTCAGCAGTTACATAAGGATCATTATAAGGAAGATTATCTTGGTACTTACGGTCTCTAACTTTAGTCTTTAACCCTCTAAGTACATTTGCAAAATCTTGATAACCACCTTCTCCAAATACCAACCGGGCTCTAAAGGCATTGAGGTTATTCTTTAACGCCTTATCATCTCCAGAGTCTGCCGCAGCCTTAATTGTATCTCGGTATTCATCTAGTAACTTTTTCTTACGCTCTGTAAATACCTGCTGCGCTGTGTGGAACCTCGCATGGTCTTCTTCATCGAGATAATTTTTATCCGCCTCATCAACTTGAGCAATCCAATGCGCCCATCGCTGTGGCATCGTATCTACATCACCATGTGAGTAGCCTAAAGGAATGCTCCACTCTTCTTTGAGAACTCCCTTATCTTTAAGATTCTGTACATGCTCTCCAAAGATCCCGTGCGCAATCTCTTTAGAGTGGGGTAAATCCTCAGTTACTAAATCAAACGATACACGGGCTCTCGGACGATGCGTCAAATGCTCTTCGGTTAATTCCTCAGGATTTGTAGGTAGCGGAGTGTCATCTTTAGCTTTCTTACTAGTCCGTGCTGCAACTTCTAAATCTCTATCTTTCTCAAAACGAGATTTTGCATCTGGATTTGTGTTTAAATCTTCATAGTAACTAGGGTGCCACGTTGGTTTTCTAGCGTTCCACCTAGACTCCCCAGTAGTACGCTTAGTAAGCTCTAAAGCAGAAATCTTACCCTCAACTAGCTTCCCATTTTCATCTAATTCTTCAGTGATATACTCACTTCGATTGGGGTGTTCTGAGTTTGGGCCTTCGTAATGTTTAATCATAAACGAAGTACCGTCTGTACGCCTAATCCCGGTTCCTACATTGTATTTGGGATTACCTTTAACCTCGAACTCGCCAGATAGTTGTTTGTCAGACTTATCTTTAAAATGTTTATCAACACTCTTTTTATGTTCACCTTTAAGCTCGTCCCTCTTACGCGCCTCTATCTTTTCATGCAAAGACATACCCTTAACTTTCTGGTCCATCTCCTCTTTAGTAGGCGGCTGATCAATATTTAATTCTTTTTTAATCTTGCCTAACTCTGCTGAATACTTAGCAAATCTCGCCTCATCTGGTACATGCTCTGCCGCTACCTTAGACCAGTTCCAATGGGTACCTACTCCAGAATTTGTAGAGGGTGTTGCTGCTGTACCCGCTTGGTGACTCAGATGAACTCGATCAATATCACGGTGATCAGTAGTAACGTGATCTCCAGACTCTTCTAACTTAAGAAACTCTTCTTTAGTCTTCGGTATGGGCGCATTGGCATTAATAAACTTAATTCCGTACTGCGGCTTTGTCTGATCATCACCGGGGTGAACACTGACAACGACTCCCCTTTGGCCGGTTACATCATCAACAATAACCTTACCTACATTCTGATCAGGGTGAACTCCATGCTTAAACGTCCTACTCTCGTTAACATCTTCGCTGTGCCACCAGGGTGTTTCCTTCTTAGCCGCAGCTTCTCTCTTCTCGCCTAATAACTTTTCAGCTTGAGTAGCTTCTGCTTCTTCTGTGGGAGCTTTAGCAGGTAATTCAGGGGCTACTGCTGTTTCCCTACCCCTATCAGCAGCATCAGCATCATGTTTCGTCGATTTGTTCTTATGGTGTTCGTACTTCTTTTCATACGCCGCAATCTGCTTCTCATAGCCCTTGAGAGTGCGCCCATAATCTTTGGTTACCGCACCTACTTCCTTCATGTAGTCCTTCCACTGTTGGTCTGCGGTGGAAAGCTTAGGACCGGTATACTTATCTCTGGCGCTTATCTGACCCACTTCTTTGCCGTGGGTGCGATTAAAGATCGCACGGGTCTTATTCTCTAATCCCGTCAGCGTGTTCCCTTTATGATGGGCCAACATCATAATGTCGTATCGGTCTTGGGGGTCTTCAAACCCATGAGCCTGCCTTAGTACGTCTCCAAACTCATAAAGGGTCTCTTTAGACCACTTACGCATATTTTGTTTTATCTTCTTTACCTCATCAGGATGTGCTGCATCGTGAGCCACTACATTAAGGGTGTGATCCATCACATCCATGTCTTCAGGCGCAGGAGTGGTTTGCTTGTGGTAGATACCGCTTCCAACATCAGCGGTCATCCGATGTTTACGCAAGGTCTGATCATAAACGTGACCGTACACCAGATCTTTTATATGACTCGGGAGTTCAGTGTCCTCTTTATACGCATTGCTGAGAGCTTCATAGTCTGCATGAAATTGCGTATGTTGTTTAGGAGACCAGTGACTGGTTGTGCCTACAGTCTTTGGAACATCTGAGTGCCCAAAGTTTTCACCACTAAGGTATTGATTGGTTTTATGTTTGTCTTTCTCAGAAACCTTGTGCTCGGCTTCAAGAGCCGCACGCCTCTCACCACGCTCTAGTGAGCCATGTATGTTATTCGCAACTGTGGGGATCCCTTGAGCCGCAGTGTTGTACAAACCTCTAACCGCTGTTGCGATGTCTTTAGACGCTAACGCAGCGCCCACATTAAACAAACCGCCCGAAGCATGTCGATGCTCTGGCTTCGTCATCTCCAAAGCCCACTGCTTTAACTTCTCAAACTTCTGCCGATCTGTAGATTGAGGAGGTAATGGCCTGAACACCTCTTTTAAATCTGGAGGTAGCTTCTCTATACCCCCTAAATCAGGAGGTGTAGGGGTTTTCTTAATAGGAGCACCCGGTACTGGCGCAGCGCCAGTTACATCTGTCTTAGTCTCTACTTCAGTAATTTTAGCAGGTAAGAATGTTCGCTCACCTTTAGGAGGCTTAGCGCCAGCCCACTCTCCCTCACCCGCCTCATCCGAAGCATGGGGGTGTTTGACACCTAATAGACGAACCCCTTTAACCTGCCCTTTGTCCGTCTCGTGGGGGATAAACTCAAAATTAAACTTATCACCATTATTAGTGATGTGTTTTACAATCTTCTCGTTGGTGATCTCTACAGGCTCTTGACGACCTTTAATCTCATCAAAAAATGCTTGGTGAGCATCGTTATACTTACTGAGGTGTTCGGCTGCTGCCTCATGACCCCCAACCCGACTAACCGCTTCGTGAGAGTTTAAACGACCGTGCCACTGCTTATCTCCATGATCTCTGTACCCGTGAAGGGTGACGGTCATATGACCCTCTGGCGTCTTGCTTACATCAAAGGAGTGATCGTGGGGATGTGCGAGGATATGATTAATTGCATCAGGATGGAACTCAGAATGGGAACCGCCTAAAGTAACAGCCCCTTGTCCAGATCTAATCTGTTCGTAAACAGGACCTAAGTTCCCATCTTTTTTAACTCTAGCTTGCTTCTGCTCATGCTCGGCAAGTAATGCGTCCAGCCCTTTCGATTTAGAACCATGGTGCTCATTTAAAAGAGAAGCTCCGTGATGACCCACCTGCGTAATTACATGATCGTCACCACCCTCGTGATAGTGATGAGGGTTGCTTTTAAACTTTGCTATAGCAGACTTCCACTGATTAACAGCCTCAGTGTGATCTTTATCAAAATGCTTTTCACCAAACTCAGAAGATTTAACATTTGTTTGTTGGTGCTCTTTCCAATTTTGACGAAGAGGCAATGTAGCTGCTTCTTTGTCAATCCCATGTTGCTCAGCAATATTAGGGGGAACAACCAATTGGTTATTTTGAACATCTTTATGATCCCACTCATGCAGAACATTACCCGTCATTGAATCTCTAAGAGACATCTTCTCGGGGTGGTTGTAGATATAAGCACAACCATTCGCAGTGGGTGTCTTTGTAACGTAAGTACCGCCCGTAGTTCCTTGACTACACGGACGATTGACCGTCTTTACCTCTTGTCCTGGTACTGTGGGCGTCTCAACCATCTTCGGTACTGGCGGCGCTGCTGGTGCCTGTGCTGATGTCTGCTCTGCTGGTGCCTGTGCTGATGTCTGCTCTGCTGACACTGGTTTGGTTGCTGGTGGTGTCTGTTCTGCTTCAGGTGCTGCTGTAGGTCCTGCTGCTGTAGGTCCTGCCGCTGTAGGTCCTGCTTCAGGCGTTGATGTGGGTCCTTGCTGTACCGCTATTGGTTTGGCAACAGGCCCTTCATCTTCAATAGAGTCTGTTTTTACTTCTGGAGTAGCAGTTACTTGAGCCTCTTTCCTCGCTAACTCTTGAGGAGTAGGTCCCATGCTCAAACTAGGGTTAGGACCCTTTGGTTGATTGCCCACTTCTGAAGCCCCTGCAGTAAATTCTTTTCCTGGCGTAACAACTGTAGGATTCCACCCCTTCTCCGCTTTTTCTAAATCCAAATAATGGCGCATAGACGCCTTGAGTGACTCAAAAGGTTGAGGGGGTTTAAGTGGTTGAGGGGGTTTGAGAGGAGCTACAGGCTTAACATCTTTAACCTTAAAAGAAACTTGGGTATTTTTAGGCTTAGGAACATTAACCGTGGGAAACGTCGGATTACGACGTTGCTTCTCTGACTGATAAACCAATCCACGTTTAGCAATACCTGCAACTTGACCGCCCCGCGCAGCAGGACCATCCGTACCCTTAGGATTTTTAGCTACATTAGGGGTCTTTTGAGAGGCAACTTCAGAGGTAGCCTCATCATCCTCAACCTTAGGTGGTGGAATAGATACTGGCGGTTTAACAGAGGCTACCGCCTTAAATAAACTGTCTTTTAAGTAAACCATAATACCTCATGACTTACCTATCGAGGTTTTACTTCTTTACCAGGAGCAACTTGTTTCGGTTGTCCCAAACCCAAACCCTCTCTCAACTTCTGAACTACAGGGCTCTTAGCTGTGGCGGAGGGGCGAGTTCTTTTGACGCCGCGCTTAAACGCAGCCCACACTTGATTTTTCTGGGCATCAGTAAAGTTATTAAATTCCTTCTGCGCACTGCTACGTCCAAACTTTACCGTTTGATTAGCACCCGCCTCACCACTAAGCTGCCCCCCGTAACCGCCCATCTTCTTTATAAAGGTAGCTACTTGAGTATTAGAAGGAGCGGCTTTCATAGAAGCAATCATTTCATCCCGCGCAGGAGAAGATTGCCCAACTATAGGTGCCTGGACTCCAGGTTGTTGGGGGGCGACCGTCTTAAACGTTCTTGATTGTACAGGCTTCAGCTTAGTTAATAGATTCTCCTGTTTACTGGTTGCGGGTTGGCCAGAAGCTTGTATAGCAGCCTTCAAGTCGGCCTTACTACCACTCGAATCAACGCGCCCTTTTTTTTCGCTCGCAACCTGTGCTGCTGCCTCTTTTACACCCTGACCTTTAGGAATAACTACACCTTTACGTAATCGACCATTAAATGGTTCCTCTACAAATACAGGTGCGCCCGTATTAAACGACTTAGCCATGTGCTCGGCGACTTGTCTGCGGGTAGTGTTTCCGCGAGAGATAATAGGTTCATTAATCGCTGCGGCTCGCGCAGGGTCTACAGTACTAGGTAATGACTTGTCCATTTTAGACTCCTCGTCTGTTTGGTTGTCCAATTCAGGGTATTTCTTATGCACAGCAGCCCGAACCTGAGCTTGTTCAGCAGGAGTGCCGTGTTGGGCTACCATAGCCAATGCGTTGCGTGCGTGAGATAGATCTGGGATGGGGTAGTTGCCCGATTCCGCTTTCTCTTCTTTGTCTTCGGCCTTCTTGGGAAGCGCAAACTGCTTTTCTTTTAGGTCTTCCCGATCTTCAGTAGAGAGAACACCTTTAAACATAGAATTTTCAACTGACTTAAACATAGATTTCTTAACCCCGTATTCATCATTAGCTATTGTTTTAAGTTCCATATCAGTCAGAACCTTATTATTGGGATCAGCCCTTAGCCCTTTATACGTCTTCGCGGCCTGCTTATTAACAAAAGGAGTAGCTTTAAATTTCGATGCCGATTCCAACGATGTTTTTGAAATATTTTTGGGTAAGACCTTGGCTGGATCACTTTTTGGCAAAACCGGCGCACCCTCTAGCCCGGTCACCAATTTACGCCGCTCTCGTCTAACGACGGGGGTGGGTTCTCTGACTGACACAGGGGTTTTGAGAGTCTTTAGATTTTTTGCCGCAGCATCTACCGCCTGTACAGCAACACCAAACTTACCACCCCACGGATCCTTTCCCTGCCGTTTGTCAATAACCTGCGCGGCTTTTCCGCTTCTTTTCATCTTAATTTTCTCAACGGGTGGTCCCTTACTCAAAGACTCTTCTACTGACTTAAACATAGATTTCTCCACTCGACTACGACCAGCCTTTGAGTAAGCGATAGCCATTCATTGATCATGGGAACGTTTCCCTTCATCCACACAACGACGGATATTTTCCGAAATTACCTTGTCGCTGGAGCCCTCTTGTAAAGGCATGAATTACTCTCCGATATCTTCCCCAATAGGTTGGGGGTTAGTACCCATAACGGCTGCACCCATATTTACAGTGTCTTGCACACCTCGGGCAATGTTTTTCTGGAGCGCAGTTCGGTCTCCAGGAGGGAGTACGCCTTGTGCTTGCTGCAACTGCTTACCGTAAGCCTCACGCTCTTCCGCTGTCTTGCGACGACGCTTCTTTAAATTGCGAATTTCCGTGCCGGGATTATGAGCAGCTATAAACTGCTCCATACCAGTCTCATTACTGATGGCTTCGGAGAGCTTTTTATCTTTGTGGTCATAGCTTTCAATGATCATGCACTCGACACTGTTCGAGTTTGAGCTAATCGCTACAGCATCGCCTTTAGAAATCTCTAAAAACTGACCCGGAGACAATTGACCGTTCGCTGAACGCTTCTTTCCACGAAGTTGATAAAACAAGATCCCTGAATTAACGATAACCGTCTGGTGCCCTGCTGTTGTTTCCTTCAAACCTGTTGAAGATTGAGGAGCCACAAACAACACATACACACGATATGCAGGATTCTCAGCAATAACAGACGCCTTACCGCCGTCTACACTTACTACCTTTTTAGGATCATAAGCTAACAAAGTACGCGCATTACGATCCCCTCTACTCCGTACAATTTCGGAATGAGAAATCTTACGACCTTTAAATCGTCGTGATTCTTTCTGACGTATACGCTTATCCGCTTGATCTGCTACAATAGACATTCTTCTTTACCTCTCTAAACGTTCTTTACACGTTCTATTAGAGCAGGCCCAGGTTGTTTTAGAATCTTTAGGATTCCAAAGCTTCTTCATCCAATGCCCACACCGTGGACACCTGATTTTGCATCAACCCAAAGCTTAGCTCCGCACAAAAGTCCAATTTGAAGTTTCGTGCAAAATCAAAAACAAGTCAATCATCTATAAAAAGACTGTTTTTAACCCACTCAACATCTCTTTCTAGGAGAGATTGCCTCGATAAGCCTAAATACAATAGATGTATCGCAATCATCGGATACTTCGATTAAATCTAGGGCTTCAGTACATCCAGAGCAGGTAAATACTTTCCACTTTTCCTGACAAGCAAACATCAAACAGTCGTCGTATTCAGAACACCCGAAATCACGAGAAACTTTTTGAAAATTAAACCTGTCTTTACTCCCGAACGGACCCCTGCGCAACTTGATCTGCTTGTTCCTCATTTTCTGTCTCAAAACGATTCCAAATTTTACTCAAAGAGGTCTGCAGAGTCTCTTCTGACACACCACATTGACGAGCAACAGCACAACTATACTCCAAAGCCCCAATAGCCGTAGTAATATAGTGACCACTCGAATTATCCGGTTCTATACCCATAAAATTAGATAGAGCTTTGTATAAGGGCTCCACATGATTAGCTTGGTCGGAATGATTAGCTTGATCGGACATTATTTAATACCTCTAACATTAATTAATTTAGAAAAGTAAACAACTTTACTCAAAAAGTAAACAGCAGACCGTGAAGAAGATTAATCTACGATTTTAATGAAGGTGTCGCGCTTAGTTTGGCGTCTACTGATGCCCTTGACCAGACTGTTGATGTTGCTCCACGACTTGCTCAATGATTTGTCTTTGGATTGAGTTCGTTCCTCGACATAAGCTTGCCAACGATCTCGTTCCTCATCTTCTTCACCGGATTTACTCTTTACTAAGCCAATATACGGGTTCCAACGACCTTTATCTCTCGATCTCACAGCGTCCTCCAACATATTTATACCTTACTTTGCCCCTTCATACGCACGCAAATACTTATTTCTGGCCCCTACATTACCCCCGGTACCCCCACCAGATATATATCTAGT